GTAAGGAAACACCAATATAGGTGCCCGCCCGGCGAGCGTAAATGCTTAACCTGGGGGCGCGGTGGGCTAACCCACCGCGCCCTACAAGGCCCCAGCCTACCAATTAAGCCGAATATTAAGCTTTTCAACGACCAACCCCACACCCTCAAGCTGATGACGAAGTTGCTCAGCCTTCGCAAGATCCTTAGCTTCAATAGCTCGGCTAATTTCAGCCTCACATTCACCAAACACAACCATAACGTCGTCATGGATTTTAATAACAGCCTGCTCAACATTGGAAATATCAGACATGGAAACCTCTCCTATTGCCACACATACTCTACATGCAACTTCAGCAGAAGTAAAGTCTAACCTGGTGGTGGGTAGCGGTGCAGGGCTCCAGCTACCGCGTTAGGGCTAAGGTTGAGGTGGCGAGCGGCCCCGCGTGGACCGAACTGCCTTACGGCCGCGTAGAGAGGCTCTAGGCGCTCCGGGGTCCACCGCGGTATGTGTGGGCGACGAATTTTACCGCTCCACAAACCTTTGAGAAACCAGTTGGATGACATTTTAGCGCACGCATTCGCGCTACGCCCCACATGAACTGCTGCTTGCGCATATGTCATCTTATGCGAACAGGCTTCCCGGAGCCGTTCTAGCTCTTCCGGGGTCCAACGCACATAAATGCGCGGCTTCCAACCATAAAGCCGCAAGCGTTCTTCACGCTTGCGTTGTTTCCAAGCTCGAATATAGGCATTGTTCTTAATGCGCCGACACTCATAGCAGCACCTAGCGCTGTACATGTTGTGGTCAGGATAGGTTTTCTCACAACTCTGGCAAAAATAGTTACCGATTAACGGCATTGCCTTACCGACATTGTATACCGGCTGTTCAAAACCTGATCGATGGTTTGCCCATTCGGCAACTTGCCTATTTCCATGAAATGAGAGGGTTGCGGCCGCATCAACCCACGGCCGCTTGGGGTCCGAACCCAGCCACACTTGCCGCTACTGAAGATAAAATTGGTGCAAAGCCTGGGTATTTTCCACTCATCATGATAACCAAGTATGGTTTCTCCATGATGAGTATACATCCATTCAGCAATCGGTTGGAATTCCATCACCTCACCAGTAATAGCTTCTCCGAGGCGCGGGTGATGGCAGTATACAGCCATCGGCCGGCGTCGCCCCGCGCTATGCTAGACTCGTCCACGATGTAAACCTTCTCCCATTCTGAGCCCTGCGCCTTATGCGTGGTCAGCGCATAGCCATAGGTGAACTCGTTCAGTCCGCCGCCGCCCCACCGCGGAGCGTCCTCGTAGCGGAAGGGTTCGCTATAGGCGAGCGTCTCTACCGGGCCAGTACCCTCATCGGAAGTGATTGTCAGCTCAACCGAATCAGCGTCGCCATGGCAACTGTTGACATACCAGATGGTGCCATTCAAGAAGCCATCCTCCCGGCTGTTCTTGAGGCAGACGAGCTTCTCGCCCTCAATGGGGTAGGTGCCGGCATAGCCGAGCCGCTGCCGCATAGCGCGGTTAGCCAATTGGCGCGTCGCATTACGGCCGACCAAGATCTGATCGTAGTCAAGCGTCTCGCCGCCTTGCAGCTCGGAGCGCGCGACGATGCGGCTTTCGCCGTAGCTGCCGGGCTCCAAGCGCTCGCCCTTGCGCACTTTGGTGGCGAGGTGCAGCACCGGATTGTCCAAGGCGTGGCGATGCACTTCGGTGAGCATCACCTGCGGTTTATCAACATTGAAGAAGCCCGCGCCCTTAACCGGAGGCAGCTGCGCCGGGTCGCCCAGCACCAGGATGGGCTTTCCGAAGCTGCGCAGGTCCGCGCCGAGCCGCGCGTCGACCATGGAGCACTCGTCGATCACTATAAGCGCTGCGTCGCGCGCCGCAGAGAACGGGTTGAGCTCCCAATTGGGCTTATTGCTGGCCTGCCGCGCCTCCTTAAGGTCGCGCTCGATGCGGGCGAGGTCGCGCGGGTCAATACCCTCCGGCCCGGCTTCCTGCATCAGCTCTGCCCTCTCATTCTCCAAGTCCAGGATGCGCTGCTGACTGGCCTTTTTCACATTATAGAGCAGCGAATGCAGGGTCTGAGCGCCACTACAGCCGCGCTTGCGCATCACGGACGCCGCCTTACCAGTGAACGCGGCGAAGATCACCTTGCCGTCAATGCCCTCGGTGAGGTGCAGCGCGATGGAGGTCTTACCGGTGCCGGCATAGCCATAGAGGTAGAACACATCGTCTTCCACGCCTTCATACCACTGCTTGAAGTCGACGAGGGCTTTGTCCTGTTGCGGAGACCATTTCATTTCTTCGCCCTCTCAATACGTCCGGTCCTGATAAGAAAATGCCGATAGGCGATTCCAACCTGACTGGTCTTAAGACCTAGTCGCCGGGCGGCCTCAGCGCGATCACCGTTGCATTCTTCTACAACACGTGCGACTTCTATCTGCCGAGCGGTCGGCGGCCTCTCGAAAAGGTTGGGGCCGTGGGTCATCTGGATTTCTCTTTATGGGGCTCATCGCGCCCTACCCACCCGCAATAGCCACGGCGGCCGGCCGGACGTTGCCAGAATGCGAGCTTTGAATCTGGGCCACGGCCAAGTTCCCAACCATTACCGGCAGGCTTGAAATTTTCAGCGGGCACTGGTGGGTCATAACGCTCATCGCAGAATTGCCCCACTATGCCCTCATTCGTACGAGCAGAGAACCCAACGATCCACATGGACTCGCCCCGTTCAATGAGGTCCGATCCCCACCGCCAGGCCATGCACATTGAGCCCAGGCAAAAGCGGCCGTTCATTTCTAGCGTTTCCCGCACCACGCCGCAACCTTGCGGGCCGCAACAGATCTTCGTCCGCGCCTCGTCTTCCGGGATCTCCACGATGTAAGTTATGACCGGCCAAGCGGTGGTCTTGAAGGTTTTCATACTTCTTCCTTACGAGAAAGTGCCGTTAGCGCAATATTGCCTGCATGACGCTCACACAAGAGCGCTCCATTGACATCCCAATACGCACTGAGTTTACACCGTTGCGGCTTCTGGAATGACTTATTCGCGTCCGCAAGACGAACATGCTGACACTGAGGTATTTGCCAATGATGCTTACAATGTGAATGGTCAAGGCGCACCACCGCAGGTAACTGGCCCAAGACGCCCTCCCAATAATTGAAGGGCGCTGCCCGCGGTCGAAGGCAGCGCCCCTAACAGGCTACGCAGTCTCTGGGTCCGTAGCCTTATAGGCTTAGAACGGGATCGCGTCGCCGTCGATCGTGGTCCCGCCCGCTTCTTGGGCGGCCGGCGCATCATAGTTCGGCTTGGCAATGCCATCCTTGCAAAGCTGGTAGAAGCCCGCGGCCTCGTTGAACAGCTCGCTGCCGGGCTCGATGCGGCACGCCTGAGCGTTGTCGCCGTCGAAGCCGATCACGAAGTTGTAGGACAGGCCGGCGTCGCGTTTCTCCAAGATCGTGTTCATCCGGAAGCGGTGCGCAAACATCGGCGGCTTGACAGCCTTGCCACTCGGGCCAGGAACTTGGATCGTATTCAGCCGTGTCATCCAATATTTGTACGGCTTAATCTTCGTCGACGTGAACGGGATGATCAGGTGCTCCCAAGTGCCGTCGGGCATGACGTGGATACCGTAGACGTAGAACGTCTCGATCAGGTCGTTACCGTTGTGCTCCAGCGCGCCGAAATCGTATTTCGCCTTAGCCGCTTCCACGATTGCGGAACCGGGCTCGTGCTGAGCGACGAAGCCGCCGCCGTTGCCGCCTTCATCGCGCTTCTTCCATTCGACGAAGATGTGCTGCCGCCAGCAGGGAATGAAGACGATACCGGGGTGATTCTTGGCCTTCTCGGCCGGGTAGGGGATCTGCGTCACGGTATTGAGCAGCATGCCGGGCCGCATCTCGTCGTTCTCAACGAGAATCTTGGAGGTCGGCTGCAGCACTGATAGGAATGGCGTCGCGAAATCATCGCGCCCCATATCCTCGAAACCCGCCCCTTCATAGCCGCCATAGTCAACCACGGCCGGAAGGTTAGCTTCGTCTTCCACCACAGCAACGGACTTGCCGCCGCGAGCGTTGGTCGTCTTACCTGATGTCATTAGTCGCCCTTTTTATCCGTAATTACGGCTCTACGCATACGATGTACGCCGAACAGCTTCATGTCGTCAGTGGAGAATTCCTCCCCATCAGCAAGCTGCTCGCGGACCCACTTACTAAGCGTTGCGTGGTGCACGGCCTTCTCATCCTCGATTTCCACCGTGATGCCCGGCCCCAACGCGCGCTTGATCGCGCCCACCACTTTATCAGCTAATTTATGCTGCCTTGTGGTAAAGGGAACGCTGATTGTCCGTTTTACCAGCGTCGCGAAGCCGCGCTTTTCCAGTTCCGCGCAACCCTCCTCCCGGTCCTCCTTCTTCAAGGAAGCGTGGATCTTTTCCTCAAGGCAGACCTTGCGGCCGCCCGCGAGGGTAAACTCATCCAGCTCCGCCTGATCCATGATTTCCGGGAGCTTCTTGCAGGCCAGCTCCTCGCTGATGCTCTTCACGGCCTTGGCGTAGCTTTCCAGCTGCTCGGCGAGCTCCTGAAAAGCGAACTGCGCCCGGATCATTAGCCGCAGTTTACGCAGGATGTCGTTTTCCAGCGTAGCCAGCACCATAAAGCAGCTGGCTTCCATGTAAGCCGTTGAAAAATCAAGCGGTTTGGACTTCTCCAGCTCCTCCAACCACCGCGCGCGGGAGGTCTGTAGCAACTGCTTGGCCGGGTCGCGTGGGACCGTGGGAGTTGCGCCCGTTTGTGCTGGCGGATCAGTGACTTCGGTCATTTGGCCTGTGGCTCCTTGGGATGGTAATACAGCTCATGGAGCATGTCGTCTATTTCCATGCCCGGCTCGAACCAATTATCTCCATTCTCGTGCTGAAACACGGCGTCGTCCGGATGTGGGCGAAGCACCAATGCCATAGCGGGCAACTCAAAGGAACAACCGTCTAGCGTAGAAAGCACGGAGAAGATGAGACCGTCGCACCGGCTTTTATGAGTCAACACCTCACCGGTGCGCGGGTCTATGTCGGGTAAGTCTGCCCAATACTTCGCCAAGGCCCGTAGGTGGTCGAGCAGCCGATCACGGACTTCTTCCTGGGTATAGGGGCGCGGCTTAGCCATCTTCAGCTCCAAAGGGGGTGGCAGCGACGAGATGCGGATTCGCCGCTGCCTAAAGACCTAATCCACGGGGGGAAGGACTAGGCCAATTCGTTACAATTCACTGTAATTACTCTACTGCAACCCGCTTTTTGACGCTCTGATTAAGGGGTTCGTAGCGAACAACTTTGCGCAAGCCCAGGGCGAGGATCAACGTCATGGAAGGTCCGCGCCGGCCGGCCATAAACTCATAAACATGCGACCGAAACACGCCGTGCTCTTCGCACCATTGACAGACGTTCTTCCCGGAAACCGTCAATTTCCGTTGCAGAAGCCGCTTAACCCCAAGCTCGTCCATCACTCCCTCGTCATGTAGCTGCTCAGCCGCGAGCGCATTCGGTCTCCGATCGCCGCGGCGGCGGTTTCCTGCTTGAACATCAAGCCGTCGAGGATGTCCTCCGCGATGGAGTTGCGGGCCACGATGTCGATATATTGCACGTGGTCCACGCCGCCCTGGCCAATACGGTGGCAGCGATCCTCGCTTTGCTCCCGATGAATAAGCCGCCAGCTGTTGCTGTAGTAAATGGCCGTCTTGGCCGCGGTGAGCGTGAGTCCTTCGCCGGCCGCGTCCGGCGTAGCTACAAAATAGGGCACGTGCCCGCCCTGGAAGGCGACCATCGCCGCGCGTCGGCCGTCCGCGTCGACCGTGCCGTCATAGCGCACGGCGGAGTTGCCGAGCAGCCCGCAGATCAGCTCTACGTCCTTGCGGAACCTGCACCAGATGATCGCCGGGTGCGATAAATCCTCAACCACCTCACGCAGCAACTTGAGGCTAGGCGGGTCGTCGTCGATTAGGTGCACCTGCTTGCTGTCGTCGGACACCAAATAGCCCAGGGCGATCTGCTGGAGGCGCAACTGGCGCACGATGGCGAGGTCCGCCGAGGTCATCAGGATGCGCGGGCCGTCGGGGTTATCCGGGTCGGGCGCGGAGTTCTCCTCGTAGAAGGTCATGAACTCTTTCTCCAGCCGGTCATAGTGCGCCCGCTGCTTCGGAGTCATGTCATAGTACATCCGCGTGTAGACTTTCGGTGGAAGGTCCACCATGTCCTCTTTCAACACGCGTGAGGAAATAGGCTTCAAGAGCCTGGCAAGCTCATCGAGGTTCTGATACAGCACTCGACCATCACGATCCTTGCGCTGTACTTCGACTTCACGGCCCATCGCGACCTTAATCTTCTTCCAGAGCCCGAAATTGTGCTTAAATGCTTGGAAATTACCTAAGCCGTTCTGCTTCCAATAGGTAGCGTTCATCCAATTGATGACGGAATAGGCGTCGAACGGCTTCTCCGTGACCGGCGTGCCCGTCATCGGCCGGCGGAAGGCGGCGAGCGCGCGGAGTTTCATCGCCTTCTTGGTGCGCACGGCGGTCGGGTTCTTGATGCGGCCGGCCTCGTCCATGACCCACAGGCACCGATAGGTGGTCAAGAAGCGTTGCGCCGCGGCGAAGCCCTTATCGGTGGCGAAGGCGTCGAAGCCCATGAACAGCCAACGCATACCGCCTTGATGCTTCATCAGCTTGTCCAGGTCTTTCTGGAAGCCTTTGGAACCAGCCTTGGACGTGCGCCAGATCAGCCGCGCCGACTTCTTGAGCAGCTCTAGCGGTAGGTGCTTCTGCACGCCCTCGCCGGGCACGTCCCAATTGACGTGAATGTCCGTCGGGGCCAGCACGAACACCGCGTCAATGCGCCCGGTCATGTATAACCAAGCAGCCGTATTGATAGCGAGCCAGGTTTTCCCAGTGCCCTGCTCCCAAAAGATGGCGTAATCGCGCCGGTCGCGCGTCGCCTCCCACACGGAGCGCTGCAATTCGTAAGGCTCCGTGCGGAAGGGGTACGTTAATTGCGTGTCCATTGCCTCAACCCCACAGCGCGACGAGATACGCGAAAGCTCTGGAATACACTACCGTGAGAGCCAGCACGCATATCGCAAGAAAGGCGAGGGTTATGTCCAGGAGCGAGTGTTCGGCCTCACTAATCTTCTCCTGGGCAATATAGAACGGCTCGTCCTCTGGGCCGGACCTCCGATCTTCGGGCGGCGCGGAGAGCGGGTTGCCGCCCGGCGCACCCCAATCCCACCCATAGGGTGCGCCCTTGGCGAAGAGCTCCTCCTTGGTGCACTTGCAAGGCCGTTCGCAGCCACATGGGAGAATCCTAGTCATGTTAAATCCTTCTGTTCGCCACATTTGGGGCAAATGTGAAACCATGTTCCAAACGATTTGGAAATTCGCCATCCCTTAGCGCGCAAGAAAGTAACAGCCTGTTGGAAAGTTCGATCTTTCGCATCCAATGAGCTGACACAATACTTCTCATTGCAGGTTACGAGAAAGTCGGCTCGGCCCTCACTGCACCTGCGGACGGTTTCAATCGTCACTTCTTCGGTCCTTTGGTTCCGCTCAGCCCGCCCGGCCGCGTCGGCTTGGGCGGCGTATCCGCGGGCTTCTCCTTGATAGGCGGTTTAGATGTTGTGGGGCGGATATTGCCACCGCGTACCATAGCCAATGCTCCTTATGGGAAACCTCCACTATGGGGAGCTGAACGGGGCAACAGCAATGCCCTACGCCGCGCGGTCAATTTTTAAGCACAGCACAACGCAAATTGCCCAGCTGGAGGCTGGGTTCGTGAGATAAAGTAGCGTGGGGGAGGGGTCGTCCAGCCTTACCTGCTGTTACGCCCCGAGCCTGGGCGGCCGGGCTAAGCGCGTAAGGCTCGGCCGTTCAAGTTCAGCGCTGCAGGTCAGACTTTTTCGAGATAACGGAAGTCTGCTGGTTCATTTTAAGGCTTGGGGTCGTCAACTTAAGCGCCGTAGCCATAAGCAACAGTGCTAGACCAGCGACGAGAGTGATACGGCCCCCAAAATTGAAACCCATCATAAGAGTTTGAGCAGCTCCATTAAACTCTTGATCCCGGTCATCAGGTCGCCGCCCCGCGCCACGTAAGCCATGGCCATGATGCCGCCCGCCCATTGGCCACCCGAAGTCGCGACTTGCTTTAAGAAGAAGCTCCACTTCATCGAGAGTGAAGGTGCGGCCGGCTCCGGGGAACGCGAAGGGCGCAGGGTCAGCCTCTGGAGTCTTAGGATCTCGCGTAGCATCTCCCCATGGAGAATTTGCGCTTCCCTCAGTCTGTCCAAGACTAGATGAAGGTGAATGGTCGCGTCCATTGACATAAGATGTACCGGGAGCGTGCATTGTTTACAATCCCAAGCCTTTCTGACGCGCAGATCTCATGACAACAGCCTACGGAACACCCGTAGGCCATATTTTGGGTCATGTCTTACCTCCACGCCCATTCAACTTTAGAAAGTTGGTAGAACCTTTTACTTCCTAACGCGCGCAACAATGTCGCGCACAACATCCCCAAGGCCCGGAGCTGAGCTGGCGAGCGCCGCCCGTTCTTGGGACTTACCAAATGCATAGATGCCGGCGATCGCCATAATTGGCCCGCCCATCATCAACACCTGAGGTGCCATATTCAGCAATGTGTAGTCCCGCGCCACCAAGATGAGATAAAGCGCCAGAAAACACGTCGTTCCTGAATACATTGTAGCAATCCACCCGGCCGCGGGCCGCCACATTGAGTAGAAGCCGCCGCGCCCATAATCCAGCTGCATCATCTCAACATGAGAGGTGATCTGCTGCCGTTGGGTAATGCTCTCTTCGGCCGCCGCCCTAAAAGCCGCCTCAGCGCGAGCGAGGTTCGCCGCAATTACGTTCGGGTCCGAAGACTTAATGGCTTCCTCCACCGATTCCTGAGTCGGTGACGTATTGAACACTTCCGCCAATACAGAAACGACGGCTCCGCCAAGCGGGCCGCCGAGTGCCATTCCGAGGGCCGGTGCGGCCTTGGCCAGTATGTCCTTAAGCTGACTCATGTTCATCCTCAAAAGTCACAATATCCGTGCCATGCAGCGGATTGAACGGACAATTGCGCCGCTCTTTGATCTGCCGCTCTACTTCCGCCTTAATGGCATGGAAGGCGCGATAAACCTGAGCGAAGCTATTGCCGTGGGTCTGAATGTCATTGTGGATGTTGCCCTCCTCATCCACGCAGATCAGGAAAGTCACCACAGGACTCTTAACGCTCAAGCTGCCCGCAACCATGAGAACAATCCTGACAGGAGGGAGGGTGCCGGCCGAACCAGCGCGGCGGCGGGCAAGGGGGTCTTGGCGGGCAGCGGCAAGGTCGTCACGGTGGCCGTCATGCTCAGGCCATCCGCCGAGGTCGTGAGCACAGTGCGCGCGGGGTCGGCCGCCATGCGCTTGGCAACCTGCTCCACGCCGTTGTCCGCGCGCTTGCCCCGGCCCAGGTCATCGCCGAGCAGCCGGCTCGACCAGCCGCCACCGAAGATCGGCCAGAGCAGTTTGCCGGTGTTGGTGTTGCGCGCCACCTTCATGAAGCCCAGCCGCAAGTCAATGTAGGCATCAATGATCTTGTCCGCAGGATAGTCGTCGGAGGCATCGAGGGTGGCGAAGCCAATATCGCCGTCTTCCCTCAGCCGCCGCGCGCCAGCTACCCGATTGATGGCCTGCTGTAACCATTTCTCGCCACGCCCGGTCCCGGAATTCACCGCAGCATCGAAAACCAGAAGGTCGATGCCTTTGGGCAACTGATCGCCGCAAACTTTATCCCAATAATTGGTCTTGTAACAGTCCTTTACCTCAGCATTGTCAATCATCGCCACGGAACGCGGAAGTAATCGCCGACTACGCCGATATCCATCATAGACCGCCTGAGTAACGCCCTTATTAGTCGCGCCCCCTGCATCGTCTTTATGGTTCACGTAACCACCTTCGTGACGAAGAATTTCTTTGAGGCAGGCAGGGAAGTTCTCAAGCATTTAGGGTGCCGCTAGCTGTTGCGAAGCTATTGTCAAGTCATTGCACAGCAGAATTATTACGATCTTCATATTCATGCTCTAGGCATGTTACGCAGATCAACAAAAATCCTGTGGTGAAGGGCACTTAAGAAGCTTTTTTATAGCTTAAAAGGCGGTTAGGATTTGCGTCCCGCAAGTTATGCGAAGTGCAATCCATGCAATCAAAACATCAATTCTTGCATCAAGAATGCAAGAAACCCGCTTGGGATCGATCCAAACGGGTTTCAAGGGTCATAACGCAATCGGTGGGATCACGTTTCATTCTAGAGAGGGAATTCTCTGATTTTCCATGGGGATCGAAACTCAGAGGGGTTGCTGCTTACTAGGATTGAGGGAGTGAGGGTCTTGGGGGACCAACCACTAGAACAAACGAAGCAAGCAGCTAAGGCGATTATTAACGCATGCTCCGGCGCAACGATGTGCCGAACAAGAAGGCTTACCAAGCTAAATGAACCATTGGGCACGCATTTTGCGCGCGATGAGCGCTGCACGCATGGCTTGGGGTAACGAATCGTTGTCCGTTGCCCCACCGCATTCTTTGGAAGGTAGGCGTACCCCGGAGCCTACGGTCCCCGCAGCATTTATCCGGCCGGCGCGAGCCCAAGGGCGCATCTGGCATCCCACGGACAAAAACACCTGGTACATCTACCAAGCCGTTGATCATCGGGTACAGCGAGACAAGGATCGTCATTTAGGGGCCTTCGTCACCGCGGAAGACATGGCCTATGATAAGTCCTCAGCCTATGCCCGCATCCGGCAACGGTCCACCGGCCGTCTAGAGTTCCTAGGGCCAGGCCAAGTCGGCGTGGCCCAACCCCTAGCACTGCGGTTGTTCTGGCTCTGGCACCTTGCCCAGACCAACGGAATGTTTACCGACAACCGCGGCCAGCACCATGATCTAAAGCCTTTTCACATCTTTTGCGGGGAGGTGTTCTGGGTTGGGGAAGAACCCGTCGTAATGTTCCATCGCGTTGACGGTATGCCTTTCCCGAGCGGGGGCGGCGACCTGCACACTTACGTGACGCGAATTGTTCTTCCGCAGCCACCATTAGCCCTCCAACAGACCTTCCACATTACGCCGGAGCTAAGCTCGTCGATGAAGGCACTCAACATGACGGGAGAGGGCTCATGAGCGGGGATACGACTGATCCTCGCCCAGAAACTGGGAATTATTCAACGGCCTTCGATTTCCTGAAGGCTATTCGGCTCCACGGGCCTTGGACGCTTACGTCCATCCACGATGGCACGCTGCGGTCAGAGACCTTTGGGCCGCGCACAATAACTGCGATGGGGCGGTGGGTCAGGGAACGCTCAGGCCGCGTCAACCTGTATTTCCACATCAATCCGACCTATGGCCATGCCACGAAGTCGAAGCTGGAACAGGTCTCGCACCTCGAGCGGCTCCACGTTGACATCGACCCGGACTACAACTCCCCAACCCATGTCGATGACCAACGCAGAGCCATTCTCGCTTTGCTACTAGACGAAGCGCGCCTCCAGAAAATTGGCCTTCCTGGCGGCCCTACTTCGATAGTGGATAGTGGCGGCGGATATTGGGCGTTCTGGGACTTAGTTGAGCCGTATTCATTGCGCGGGGCTACGCAACAAGACTGCCGCGACAACGCGCATCGCGCAGGCGGCCACAACAAATGGCTCGCCGAGATCATCAACAAAGAGCTTGAGCTCAAGGTCGCTGATGATTGCCATAACGTCGATCGCATCGCCCGGCTTCCCGGCACGCAAAATATCCCCACCGCCAAAAAGATCGCCAAAGGTCGTCGGCCCGAACTCGCTAACTGGCTGCGGCCACCCGAATGGCCTGAGTTGCAGTTCGCCCTGGAACGGAAATACACCCTCGACCTGTTCGGTTGGGTAGACACCGGCGACGCCGGCCCGTGCGCCGAGGCCGTGGAAGCGGTCCGGATCGAAGGCAATTGGACGCCCTTACCTCAAGGAGACGCCTGGGAAGCAGTACAAGAACTTGTGCGACGCTACCCAGAAGTGCGGCCGAAGACCACTGAACTGATCCTACTGGGTGGGTATCTCCATCCGGAGGGAGAAGACTTACCCACAAAGGCTGTAGACGGGCAAATGGTCATCGACCGTAATGCTCCGTTCCACCGCGTCAACCGCGCGCTCCAACAAGCCGGCGTGCCGCTGCCGGGTGTGGTTGCAGTTCTGTCTGACCCACGCTTCGCAGTTTCTGAGCACATGCGCTTCCCGGCGAATAGGGCAGGAAAGGTCTCCACCACCGAAGTACGGGGGGCCGAACTGATGCGGGGGGTGACAGGTCAGGTCAAGAAAGCTGCGGCCAAGTTAGCAAAAGAAGCATTTGATGCACGCAAGGCCGCGGAAGCGCTTGACGGCGCGACTGTACCCTCCGCGCCGCCTCCTACGGAGGGTGGGGAAGCTCCAAGTCACCCACCTGAGGCTACAAGTAGCTTCGGGAATGGTGCTACGCCGCCGCCCCCACCTCCGCCGGGCAGTGAGCCGCCTCAAGACGATGGCCCTCTGCCCAGAGAGATGCGCTTTGATCATGGTGCTGGTCCCAATGGGGTGCCCGGCCCGCCGCTCAAGACCGAGCGTAATATCCTCGTGGCGTTGCGCCGGCTCGGTGTTCGGCTCAGCTATAACCGTTTTGCTGACCAATTGCTGATAGACGGGCTTGAAGGTTTCGGTCCGGAGCTTAACGACGCCGCGGTGACGTCGCTATGGCTTACCATTGATCGTATCTTTGGTTTCAGACCCACAAAGAATTATTTCTACGACGTGATCACCAATGCCTGCCTTGCCAATACGTTTCATCCCGTTTTTGATTACCTGGGCAACCTCTCTTGGGATGGGATACCAAGGCTTAATGGTTGGTTGACCACGTATGGTGGTGCCAAGGATACGCCATACACCAATGCTGTCGGTAAGCTCATGCTCGTAGCGGCCGTGCGTCGCTTAAGGCGGCCGGGTGCAAAATTTGACGAAATGGCAGTATTGGAAGGAGCCCAGGGGACCAACAAGTCCACGGCGCTCAAGATACTAGCTGTTCGGGAGGAATGGTTTTTGGACGACTTGCCGCTCGGAGCCAGTTCGAAAGAAATGATCGAACAGATGACAGGAAAGTGGATCGTTGAGATTGCGGACCTGCATAAGAAGCACAAGCCTGATGTCAACAAAATCAAGGCTCAATTAAGCCGAACCGAAGACCGCGCCCGGCTTTCCTACGGTAAGCTCTCAGTCAGCGTCAAACGTCAATGCGTGTTCTTCGCCACCACCAATGAGAAAAAGTATCTGGAAGACCCTACCGGTGAGCGTCGTTTCTGGCCTGTGCTGACGCAACGCTTCGACCTTGAGGGCTTATTGGCAGACCGCGACCAGCTTTGGGCCGAAGCTGCCACCCTAGAGGCGCGCGGTGACAGCATCCGTATGGATCAGGTACTGTGGGCCGAGGCTGCTGCCGAACAATCTGAACGGTCGATCCTAGACCCATGGGTTGAGCATCTGGACGAATTGCTCGGTACTCTGCAAGGTAAGATCCTCAATTCAGACGTGTGGAGGTTAGTGGGGATCACAGCTGACAAACTCCGCCGCCACGACACTTTACGCATCTCCCAAGTGATGAAGCAACTCGGCTTCGATAATGCCTCGTTACGTTTCAAGGCGAATGGCGTGCACAAGAAAGCACGTGGCTATGTCAGGGGCAGCACATCTGAATTCAGAGAAGTGCAATTAATGGTTCGCATGAAGGATGACCGTACCTTCGTCATGTCCGAAAATGTTGCTGAAACAGACGACATCATTGAAACCCAGGCCCACTTCGAAGAAGAGATACCCTTCTAGCCCAGAAGGGGGTCACTGCTCAAATGCCCCGCCTCATCCGCGGGGCATTTTTATGGCTTTTGCGTTCCGGGTGCGCGGAACGGGACCGTGCGTTCCGTGAAAAACACTGGCTCCGTCACGTGTTGCACCACCTACGGAACGAAGGATCGCATAAATTCGCATTTTTCCACGGGGCATAATCCTACGGTGCCCAGGAGGCACTAGGGGCTCTTTTCTCTTATATTTCTATTCTTCCGTTCCGAGAGTTCCGGAGTTCCGATAAGGGGTTGCACCATGAATCCTGGCCCTTCTGGGCGGAACGGTGATCAGGAACGCTTCTGCGACCACCGTTCCGAAGGACGGGGACAGCGCACCCTTCTGGGTCGAATTACTCTGGATCATGATCACTCCCATCCCGACCCGATACAAAGGTTACATGTTCCGCTCACGCTTGGAGGCGCGGTGGGCTGTATTCTTCGATGCCTTGGGCGTACCATGGCTGTATGAGAAGGAAGGTTATGACTTGGGGGATGCTGGTTTGTATCTTCCAGACTTTTGGCTGGAGACCCCGGAGCTTGGCCTGCACCAAGATGGCATCTGGCTGGAGATCAAACCCACTCTTCTGACTGCCGAAGAAGAGCGCAAATGCAAGGCTCTGCAAGAGCTCACGGGCTATGAAGTGTTCGCTTTTGCGGGTAGTCCTGAGTTAGGGCGTTTTACCATAACCTCTTTTCACGAACACGGTATTGACCGAGATGTCCAATTAGCTCGGGATTATTACTGTTGCAACAAATACTGTCACGGGTGTTACGACTATGGCAGGGACATTTGCGGAGAGCTTGGCATGGGTCATGTCTGGAGCAATTGGATACAAGAAGACGATTGGGATAGCATCATCACCCATAATGAAATTAAAGCAGCGTTAGCTGCTGCGCGCTCAGCACGCTTCGAACACGGCCAAAGCGGGCCAACCTAGTTCCCGTTATGTTGCTTCTTGTTGCAAGGGACCCTGGTAAATGCAACCCATTCTCCGCCTCAACCCACTGACCGGGGCCGTGCTGCTGGGCCTGACATTGGCGCTGGCTGACTGCCCGGAGAGGCGCGACCGTACTGGTTCGGCGACATCCGAACAGAAGCAACGCATTTATGATGAGGTTAAAGGACGCAAGCGCTCCGCTCAGGGGCGCGGCTTTAATACAGGAGATGACTGATGCTGGTGCGCTCTAGACAACAGACTTTATCCGGTTGGCCTCTAGTTACCCTCGTCGTAACTGGCACCATATTGGCCCTTGCAACCGCCACCCTGTGGGCCACGCATGTTGTGCTTTGCATCAAGACGAGCGCCTGGGTGCTGCTGCTCTTCGGCATCATTGTGCCGCCCGTCGGCCTCATCCACGGCTTCGCCTTCTGGGCTGGGCTGCTATGAAAGTCAGCCTGATCCGCGGACCTATTCGCCACGGCAAGTTACCGCAGTGTTCCTCGCTGGTCAGCGATAACCAGCTCACCCTGCGGCTACAGGACTGGCGCACTCATCGCTACGGTAAGGCCAACAACCCCTATCACTGCCGCCATGGCGCGACCGTCCTCATCGACGGTAAGCCGTATTGCGCGCGCCATGCCGGGCAACTCGCCCTCGCTTATGTTCTACAGGAGAAGGCTAATGCCAAGAGCTAGAGACGACGTGGACATTTACGCAGTGCTTAAGGCCCAGCAATGGGAACGCGCCAAGGGAGAATTGCGCGCTCACGTAGCAATGGTGGGCAGTTGCCCTTCCACGGACGAGGCTGGTGGGAAGCAGCACGACCGTCTTGTTATTCGCGTTGAGGCGTTCATTAAGACTGTGGAAGATGACGGTCTTCAGGAGTAGGTGGGTAATGGGTTTCAAGTCGAACTGGGTCAGCAAGCGTCAACACTTTCCGAGGTGGAAGCAGCGTCAACGGCGCGAGGACGGCGTGACGCCCGTTGTTGTCACCCGCTCAACCAATAACGCCCGGTGGCACGCCATTGCTGGCTGGGCCGGTGTTGTATTCGGGCTGCTCGCCGCGGTTCTTCTCAGGTGGTGGTGGGGAGTGTAGCGTCTAGGAGAGCCTGCGCCCCACGAACAACGCATAAGAGCAACATGTAAGATTACTAGGAGAATTAAGCCATGACGCAGCATCCCCGTTACACCTCTGCATTGGTCGCTATCCAAGAGCGGGAAGCCGGCCGTGACACGCTGCGTCAATTAACCGCTATGGGTCGCATGGACCTGCCCAGGAAGCCCGAAGCCGCTCTCTCGATAGCCGCGCTACCCTCCAACCTTGCGGGCGCGAGTGAGGCTCTAAAGGACGCTCGAGCAAACCATTGCGCTGATGAGGGTATGCAGTGGGCCAAGAGCGATACCGCTCGGTGGGCTGATGAGCTGCAAAGCAAGGACCGCACTAACCGAGAACGCAAGGTGCCCGTGATCAACACGGTGGAGGTGCAGAAAGTCGAAACGCTGCTCAACACGGTTGAGATGAAAGAGGGCGTCCTGTGGACCGACCGCACCAAGGAGTATGCTGAGTGGAACGCGGCCAACGGTGGGCCCAGCAAGGAAGAGTATGCCAGCCGCCGCGCGGAGCATGGCCCGGCCATCGGCGAGATCGCCGCAGCGATGAACAGCGCGGCCACCGGTTGCGCGAAGACCTTCGAGGATTTCGGGACCATGAGCAAAGAGGTGCAGGAAGGCTGGCTGGAAGCCGCAGCGGAGTTGCTGGCCGGCTCGTTAAGTGCTCCGATGGACCTGACTGCAGGTAACATCTATCGTGCTTATTGGAGCAAGGTGTTCCCCAGGAAGGCGTTGCGAGCCTACGACGGCTTTGTGCCAGATGCCAAGAGCATCTGGCACAAAGCCGTCGTAGGCGGCCGGGCGGTAATCCGCGGTTCGGTGTTGGATACTAGCGCTAAGCCGGCCGCGTCGCGCACCATCGAGCAGCGCATCTTGGACGCATACAACGCCTTCCATGGCAATAGAAGTGTGTCCAAATATTTCTTGTTGGGCACGAGTACCAAGGAGTATTGGTTTCGCTTTGTACGCGAGATGGACCGTCTAAAGGGCCACAACCTAACGGCCGACTACATCGCGATCGCGGCGCGTTATCAGGCGGACTCTAAGCTCGATGATTGGACCGAGATCACCGAGGAAAAGCGTCAGCAATGGCTGGCCGCCTACAGGGCCGCGCTGTAATGGCCCGCGTCTCTCAACAAGCCACAGTCCCAGAGATCCACGAGCGCCGTCTGTGGGCGACTTTAGTGCGCCGCTATGAGGAACAAGGCTATCGGTTTTCTCCGACCATCCTCGATGAGCTGATGGCCTTGCGTCGCCGCTTATCTCGCGACTTACCCCGCAACCGGGCTAGTGTTATGCAGGCTAAGCTCGAAGCGTCCATCATCAATCGGCCCTTCAAGACCATCTGCATCTGCGGGCACGTGCACCCATGAGCGAACAATACAGCGTTATGGGCCAACGCCTCTGGGTCAAGGAAGTACGCAAGCCGCGCAAGCAATTCACCCATAGTCGCGGCGGTGCCAAGAACGTAGACAGCCGGCCCTCGCCGCGAGCAGTTATAGAACGCTGCTTCGAAGTCCTGCGCAAACGAATATGGGAAGCCAATGACACTGCTTAAAACACATATCGACAACGCCATTGTGCGTTGGGATACCACCAACCCGGAAATGCCCAGCAGCGGTCACATGCACGCTATTGTGCAAGCTGCTCAGCGAGACTTCATCAATCAATACGGCCAGGATCGCTTCGACCTGGAAGTGGTGCAAGACGGTGGCCGCTACATGATGTTGGGCATTAGCGACAGCTTCGAAGTCATGCACCGCAACCAAGTTCGGTTGCTGCGCCACGCGGGGCTGATCCCAATGGAGCCGACCGGATGACCCTCAACTTCAACGTCGCCGCCGCGGAGACCTGGAACTGGCTGACAAAGACTTTCCCCCGCGAGGTTTGCTTCTCCAAAGAGGAGCGCGGCCTACGCCTCCTCGAGGAAGCCCTAGAGCTGGCCCAAGCGACCGGCGTTAACGCTGAGAAAGCCCAGCAACTCCTTGCAGGCGTCTACGCTAGGCCGGCCGGCAACGTCACGGAAGAAGTGGGCGACGTGCTCAACACGCTGCTTGCCCTTTCGGCGCGCTACAAGATCGACCTTACTGGGCAACACGAGAAGACCCTCAAGCGCAACTGGGACAATAAAGCCGTCATTGCCCAGAAGTGGAACAAGAAGATCATCGTAGCTGATGATCTTAAGCATTTGCAAGTTCCATAATGAATCGTTATACTCTTCATGTATTCCATAAGCATCTCTTAAAAAATCTCGACAGTAGTACTTATGGAATACTACTACTTATGCGAGTATAGGGGTGCAACATGCAACAGATTGTCGCTGTTTCCCAGCGCTACTACAATCTTCCCAAGGATGTTCGCAACAAGATCATGCATCAGGCTGCTGAGGAATTCAGGCCTGTCTACGCGATTATGCCGTCAACTCTCTATGACGCTGCAGTAAAGTTCCGCATCTACGCCCTATCAGAGCAATACTACACGGAGCAGGTCGGTGATTGTCTATCGGGTCGAACGGGATGATGGCAACGGCCCTTATAGGATAGCGAAGGAGCACCCCGGTGGCTTAGTCACGTTGACCAGCTTCAAGGACGTGATCCACCCGGCCGGCGTAGACCCCGCGCGTCACCCGGTGAATGCCTGGGTGACGATGGAAGTGATCACCCAGGGCTCTCCGTGGATCTTCGGCTTCCGTACCCTGGCCGACCTGCGCCGTTGGTTCAACGCCGAGGAGCGCGCCCGGCTCGCCGCCCTGGGCTTCGGGATCTCCGCCTATTCTGTGCCAAATCATGAGCGTTGGGTGGATATCGACGTGGGTCAGCTCGCCTTTCATCGTAAGCATGCCACTCGTTGGAAGCGCATGGAGCTCAAATGGCCAAAGCATGCTCAGCAACACCGTGACATGTTGGAGGTTATCGAATGCCCGAAGAACTAGAGCCTGTTGAGAAGGCCCAGCCGCGTAGCATCCTCTCCCCGGAGGGCTGGGCCTGCAAGGACTGCTTCTACGCCTTCTTGCCTCATGCGGGCACCATTGAGTGCCGCCGCTTTCCGCCGGCCCCATACTTTCAGCCGAACGGGGGCGTCACCAACATCCGACCGCGCATCGGCCAATTCTATTGGTGCGGCGAATTTAAGGCCGCAGGATGACCCTCACCATCGAGGTCATAAGTCGGCTCGCTGCCCTAGCCCGCCAGCGCTGCATACAGCCCATCGAGGCGAATGGCGGCGTATACTACACCATGACCATTTCACGGTACGCCCTGGCCCAACTCGTCATGGAGGAGGCTAAGGCGCGGTGGAAGGAAGAATACCGCATCGAACGACTCCTGAGGAGGTGGGTATGACTGAAGACTGGACGCCGACGCACGCCCATAGGAAGGGCGGCCTCTACCGCTTTATTGGCTACGGCCGCAACACTGAAGATGGTGAGAGCGTTGCCATTTACGAGGACATCCTGGGCAACGTCTGGGTCCGGCCGCGGTGGATGTTCGACGACGGCCGCTTCGAACCGGTCGTTGCGGTGAGCATGGCGAAGGTTCCGACCGGCGCAAAAGCCTACGGCATTGTCAAGAACGGCGTGATTGAGCGGGTCTTCGTTGAGGCGAACACCGTGATCAATCCGCACCTCAATCACGAGGTTGAGGTGCGAACCTCGCCGGACTTCAAGATGTCGATTGGGCGGGTTTCCCCGGACGGGATTGAGATTGAGGATGCTCAGCTGCACGCGCTTCATCTTGACGCTTCTTTCGACGAGCCCGCAGCTGAGCCGCGCCCAGCGAGTCCTTCAAGTCCTCAAGGTCGTACGGATAGTTAAGCGGTCCGCGCGCCAGCTCAATGAGAAGGAGGAGCCGGGTGAGCTCCTCCTCATTCAATTGCACGGGCACTTTGTAGAGCTTGGCCATCACCACATCTCCCGCACGGAAGGCGTCGACACCCGCGCCGCGCCGCCCTTATTCAGCTTCTCCACGGTACGGTCAGCGTCCTTGCGCTTCTTGTAGCTCAACAGCACGTGGTTGCCACCCCGCACAAGATTCTTCGGGAAGGGCTCAGTGCTTTCCGTATCGAGGATAAAGAACCGGCGCGGGTGATTCGGTTCATGCACCCGCACCTCTGCGATTTTCACTTCGTAGCGTGCCACTCTTACACCCCCACGCCCATCTCAGTGGTCGCCCACTCCAGGATTTCCCGTGCGCGATTAAACAGCGCCGCGTTGCCGTGCCGTAGCACTTCAAGCTGGGCCAGCTTCTCGGGCACGTAGACGCGGGCGAACTTAGGATCACCGTTCGTTACAGAAGGAACATTATCCGAGATATCTACCAGCTTTATCGATGCTCCGCCGTAGGAGCTCCTGGAGAGGTGCTCGAGGTTGATAGCCGCCCGAGCGGCGCGGTTCCCGTCGCTGGGCTTAGCAGCGTCAGTGACCTCCAGGACGAGTCCTGCGACGGTTTTACCAAAGCGGTTCTCTATCTGCTCGAAAGTGGTGCCGCAATCCTCCATCGTATCGTGCAATACCGCGGCCGCAACCACTTCGCGCGGCAGGCCGAAGTTGGTCAGCACATAAGCGACGCGAATAGGATGCTGTATGTAGGGCTCGCCGGCATACTTACGGATTTGTCCAGCGTGGAGCTCTATCGCCCAGGCGATAGCGGCGAGGATATCAGCTTCCGTCGTTGGGCGTGTTGTCATGTCCCACTCGTCCCTTTTCATCTCTCGGTAGAATTCAACATCAAAGTTCTTATTGAGTTCGAAGACGGCTTCCCAGTCTACGGGGTCGCTCATTCAGCCTCCGTGGTTATCGCTTCGGTGGTCGCCTCAAACTCTTCCATACCGGGGTCCAAGGCGTCCTTGGGCAGTTCGCCGGCCGCGATCAGCTCGCGGGTCTCACGAATGGTGTAGAGCTTGCCGTCAACGAGCGGGCAGTTCTCCATAAACCAGGGCGTAACAAACCAAAGCTTCAACGCGCCTTCGCTCAGCTCGATCACGCCGAAATCTTCCTGGTCCTCGACGGGTCCGTAAATGTCGGTGAGCTCAAGCTCTTCATCAGCGAACCATTCGTTGATTACCTGCTGACCTTCCTCGCGGGTCTCCACGAGTTGCATAGCGCCCGGTTCGGTGACACACATTGCCAGAAACTTACCGCTCATTTTTACAGTCATTGAATTTCCCCTCAGTAGGCGCATTGCAGCAGAAAGTCGTCAGCCTCTTGCATTACTGCAATACGGCAGGCGTGGATAAACTGAAGCGCCTTGCGGGAACGACGCAGGTTCACCGGCCGGAAGGTCGGCTTAGCGTCCATTTCGGCCAGGGTCAGGTCCAGCACGTCTATGTCGTTGGTCAGGATTTCATTGATGTAGTAGTCCAGTGCAATAATGCGCTTGCTTTTCAGGCGCTGCAGCTGGAACCGACGCAGAGACAACTGATCTTGACCAGGCAGTTCTTTGCGAATTTTCATCTCGTCTCTCCCTCTCAACTGCAACAACTATACCTTTGCTCGCGGCAGAAGTAAAGTGCTATAATGCAACAACAGGCAGAGCGCAACCAGTATTTTTGGCGCTAACTGCTGAAACGCGATGAGCGATGAAAGGGAATACGACGATGACGGACAACTTTCCGGCCTTTGCCAAGGCGGTGCGCAAGCAGTTCGATATTCTAGCCCACGGGCCGCTGTTTCAGGTTACCGTCGACCGCGATACGGTCTGGCAGACTTACATGGATGCCTTCCCCGAAGGCACCAATCCGATCTTTCGGACCCGAGCCCAGCATGACTGCTCCTGCTGCCGCGCCTTCATTCGGTCCGCCGGCAACGTGGTTGCCGTCAAGGATGGCGTGCTGGTTACGATTTGGGACATTGGCGACCTGCCGCACCCCTATAACGTGGTCTCCGCGAAGATGGCCGACTTCATCCGCGCCCAGGTCGTCACGGACGTGTTTCTGACGCAATACAAGAAGCACGGCACCGAGAAGAACCTGGAGCTGGACGAGGCCACCGGCCGCACCATTATCTGGAACCATTTCTCCGTCGAGGTACCCAACGCCTATATCCGCACGCACAATCTTGCCGAGGCCCGCGGCGACGCGCGCACCAATCATGCGGTGCTGTTGCGCGGAGTGCGTGAGCTGACGCCGGCCGCAGTGACGCAGGTGTTGGAGCTGATCGCGGCGAACTCTCTTTACCGCGGCACGGAACACGTGCGCGCCGTGAAGGAGTTCCAGAAGATCCAGCAGCGTTTCAAGGGCATCAACGATCCCGAGAAGCAGGACTTGATGGCGTGGTCGCTACTCGTCGAGGCGGCGGCGGTGACGCGGTTCAGGAACACCGTGATTGGCACGCTGGTGCAGGACTTATCCAATGGCGTGGACCTGGAAGAGGCAGTTAAAGCCTTTGAGAAGAAGGTCGCACCGCAGAACTACAAGCGGCCCACCGCGCTGATCACCAAGGGTATGGTGGAAGCGGCCACGAAGACCATCGCTGAGCTGGGCCTGGAAGAGGCCCTAGAGCGCCGCCACGCCCGGTTCGCTGACGTGAGCGTCAACTCGGTGCTGTGGGTGGACGGCTCGGTGGTCGGCAAAATGAAGGACTCGGGCGGCCTGAAGGGGCTGCTGATGCAGGAAGTCAAGTCCGCGCCATTCGACTTGAAGCGCGCGGAGCAGGTCTCCGTCGGGGACTTCATCTCCAAGCTGCCGGCCTTCACCAACCTGCAGTTGTACTTGGAGGGCCGACACTCGGGCAACTTCGCCAGCCTTACCGCGCCGGTTCATCCGGAGGTGAAGCAGTTGTTCAAGTGGGGCAACGACTTCGCGTGGTCCTATGACGGCAACGTCACGGACAGCATCAAGGAGCGGGTGAAGCGCGCGGGCGGCCGGGTGGAGAACGTGGCGCTGCGGGTCAGCTTGGCGTGGTACAACCACGACGACCTTGACTTACATTGCGAAACGCCAAGCGGGCGCCACATTTCGTATATGAGCAAGGCAGGTACGCTCGACGTAGACATGAACGCCGGCTTTTCCCAATCCAGGGAGCCTGTGGAAAATATGCGTTGGGTCGACTTGCACTTAGATGGTGTTTATCAGTTCAAGGTCCATCAGTTCAGTAAGCGTGAGAGCATCGACGTAGGCTTTGAGATTGAGGTGGAAACTGCCCAGGGCATCACTTCATTGCGGTACGAAAAAGCAGTCGCCAGTAAGACTTACGTCAATGCTCTAGAAGTTGTGGTGGTGAACGGAGTAGCCGTTGTCAAAGCCAACCCTTTGATGAAAGTCGGCTATCGCTCCGTGGAGAAGTGGGGCGTGAAGACCCTAGAGTTGGCCAAGGTCAATTCGCTGATCCTCAGCCCCAACCATTGGGACGAGGACGCGGCGGTCGGCAACAAGCATTGGTTCTTCATCCTGGAGGGGTGCAAGAACCCCGAGCCGGCCCGCGGCATCTACAACGAGTTTCTCCACGGCCGGTTGGAGAAGCATAGAAAAGTCTTTGAGGTGCTGGGCGACAAGACGAAGTGCCCAGTCGCCGATGAGCAGCTTTCCGGGCTGGGCTTTAGCTCAACCCGGCAGGATACGGTGACGGTCCTGGCGACCGGCCCGGGAGTGAATAAGGTCTACACGATCAACTTTGACTAAGGAGCATGAACATGAACATTTTCGAACGCGCCACGCGCATCAAGTTGCGTTACCACACCCTCGTTGGTCCCATTGACCTGGAGATGCTGTGGGACCTGCCGTTGACGGCCAAGGGCGGCCGGCCCAGCCTGGACGACACCGCGCGCCGCGCGGCCCGCGACCTGCGTGAGACGGGCGAGGAGAGCTTCGTCGACACGACTCCCGACCCGCGCAAGGCGGAGCAGGAGCTGCGCCTGGAGATCGTCAAGCACGTGATCGCGGTGAAGATAGCCGACCGCGAGGCCGCGAAAAATCAGCTGGAACGCGCCCAGCAGAAGCAGAAGGTGCTTGGGGCGCTGGCTTCCAAGGAAGAGCAGGAGCTCGCCTCCAAGAGCATCGATGAGCTTAAGGCGGAGTTAGCCAAGTTCAGCTAATGGCCAGAGCCGCCCCAACGCGGCTGGGCTAAAAGAAGTTGGGCGGCGGTCGCACCCACCCTCAAAGTTGGAAGTTTCATACGGTATTGCGTAGAAACCGCGGCCGTCGCCTAAACGAAAGACGGTCCGTTCTGGGGAACGGACCGTCTTTTTCATTTGGGAAGCTGTCATTCGGAGAGAACAGCAGAGCCCGCCGCGGTAGGGCAGGACTAAGGTGGGGGAAGCGGGTCCGCTCATCACTTGGCGGCGATATTAAACAGACCCGCACATCCCGCAAACGCCAGGACGAGTTTCTGTACTGAATGAACCTTATCCAGGCAAGTAAAAATATGACAGAACCCGCTATTAGCCGCGAAGAAGCTGACAAACTGATCGCTCAGGGCAGTGATTTCCGCGTAACTCCCGAACGCATCACGGGAAATATTGTCTCCGTTGGGTATGTTGTCATGGGCACAACCACCCATGCTTTTCTGACCATGAAGAACAAGTTCGTTATTCATGGAGAGGCAGGTTGCCTTGATCCGGCTAACTTCAAGGAAGAAATCGGCCAGCGCTACGCTTATGATGATGCTTATCGGAAGTTATTCGCCCTGGAAGGGTACTACCTCGCTTCCAAGCGTCTAGAAGAGGAAGAGCTCGCCGCTTCGATCCGCGACTTCTAACCCTCAAGGACGCCCACCCATGGCTGATGGCCCGGCCCGTAAAGTTCGCGACTACCTCCCCACTTTCGAACCCGCCGAATTACTCATCTATGCCATATTAGGGGCCGCGGCCCTTCTTATGGCTTTCGCAGGGTCTGGGCTTTACGCCCAGACCGGTTCACTGAAGGATGCGCCGGCCGGCTTCCGTAAGGTCAAGTTGCCTTCCGGCCAGAGCTCGGATGATTACCTTCCTCCCTCGCTGAGGGAAGGTCGTTATCTTAGCGCGCCGCCGCTGCCGGAGGCTAAGCCTGAAGGCTACCGCAATATTCGGGAAGAAGAGCCGGAGCCCGACGAGATTGCGGAATTGCGCTTTGAGCGGCGCATCTTGCTGCTCAAGTGCGCCTCCTACTATTTTATCGCTGCCCGTGTGTATTTCGACGAGGCCCCAGAGTATCGCTCTCTGGGCAAAGCAGCTTTAAGAGAGGCTGAGGCCCTAAGGAGGACAAGACAAGAACAGGAAAGCATCTTCTTCGGAATATACGAGGAGTACACCCAGAGTCTAGAAACCGGTGTTGGCCTTTATGACCGATACCATGAAACATGCAATTCAGTGGTGCGGCCACTGTTGCAGTCCAAGAAGGAGTAAATCTTGGCTAAGGAAAAGCGTTGGCATTGTGAAATTTGTGCCAAGGACGGTTTGGTGAAGCCTTTCGTTTCTCAGAGTGCATTGGAAATGCACATGAATTCTAAGCATGTACGGCCGGGGGCTGTCATACGGAATGCGCCGCCGCGCTCAACCCTACACCTGAAGCCCAGCCCAGCGCCGGCCGCAGATTGGAAGGCCAGCGGAACGCGCCAAACTTCCGCTTGGGGAGGCGCTCCGCCACGCATCGCCACTATTCCCGTACCCAAGCCACGCACCGGGGCGCTGACATTCTTGGCGTACTTTGTATTGATGGCGCTCGTGGGCACGGCCGTCTACCTTTATTGGCCTACGGTGACGGAAGCTTGGGGGATATACCTCGCTGGCGACCCAACTGCGGTACACAAATAGAACAGAATTGCGCTCGTCTTGTCCCTACGCAAGGCTTTGAGCGCAGAGAGGTGGGGGTGGCAGGATCCCCACCTCTCCCCATTGTGGAGAACTGTGCGCCCGGCGTTTACGCACTGCGGCCAGAGCAGGTAACGTCGATCCCTCTGCTTTAAGGGGGAATTCATGATTATCAAGCTTACTGCGCTCACCGTCCTCGCTTCCATCACCACGTTCCAAAGCTCCAATAAGCCCGGTACACCGCGCGACCCGGTCACGTTGGTCAAGCCGACGCCGACTGTGCCAGCGAATCCTATTGCTAATTTGTTCACACCTCAGGCTGAGGCCAAGGCTCCGGAACAGGAGAAGCCGGTCGGCTACGAGGACAGCTATGTCATTGTAAAAGGGATAGACGGTAGGTTGGTGGTGCTGCCCACGATTATGCAAGAGTTCAAGTTGGTGGTCGGCCAGGAAATCGAAATTGAGATGATGTACCTGCTATTGGAACGGAACAGGAAGCTGTACTAGGATGACGTTGCCCCTACCCGATTTCAACGCGCGCCACTTCTATCCGCCGGGCGGCCCGATAGAGATGCAGTTCCACCGGGACTTGGCGGGGCTTAGCGCGGCGGAGCGGAAGGGGCTGCGTAAGCTCGGCACTATGCCGAATGGCCGGCCAGAAGTTCGGGAAATAAGGCCGGAAGTGGTGAACGGCGAAACTCGCCTAATGATGACCAACCGTGAGGTGTTCGACTACACCGATGCGCGGTCAAAGTGGCGCATCCTGCTGGATATTCGCGGCATCAAGGACGCTATTTCAGATGGCGCAGTGCTCTATCAGGTCGGCCATGTCACCCTAACTATGGACGCTTACTTGGAATTTCTTCGGGGCAGCAACCCAGAGCTGGGTCACCTCGCGCGTATTGATGAGAAGCGTCTAGAAACGCCGGGCATTTATGCGCGTTGGCCCAGCGGGGAGTACTTACTCATTGACGGCGTACACCGCTACATCAAGCGCTTCCGCCTAGGCAAGCCCACCTTTCGAGTGGTAATGCTTGAGCCGCACGTTTGGCAAGGGTTCATGTTGGATCTTTCCAAAACAGAGATTTACCTGCCGGACGGCACTGTAGCACCCTATGTTGGTATTGCTAACCGAGTCATAAAGGCCCGCAAATGAAGTCCCAGCCTGAGCGGCCCACCCTCACCATGCCCAAGAAAGAGCCGCGTTGGCGCTTCATCTCTGAAAAACTGGCGAGGGCCGCGTTTATCCTATTGCTGTGCGCCTTCTTCCAACTGCAAATATTCGAACTCAACGCAAGGATCGGTAAACTTTGCATCAAGGCGGGCGGTACGCCGGATATACGGTCGGGGTGCAATTTTACCGATACGCCGCAACCCGTCAAGGCGCGGCCGACGACGCCGCGGCGAGGAAATTGAACCATGATGTCTGCTATGACCTTTGAGGAAGCTTTTGACCAGGCCCTCAATGAGCTGTCCCATCGCTCTGAGCAGATGACGGCCGTAGAGTTTCAGGAATTGATTCAGGATCGTTCCCGAGAATTGATGGGCCTGCCTAAGATGGCACGTCTTAAGAGCGGCCAACGCCTGCGGCCGGAAGATTGGATGAGGTTACAAGTCGCTTGTAACAACTATCTCAGCGACTTTGAGCATGTTGCTATGTTGGGGGACGCTCGGCTCCGTGGCGAAAGTACCCTGATCGTCATGTTCCGGCTTAGTGCCCGGCCGGACATTAGTTATTCCATTGAGGTCTGGCTGAGCCCAATGAACTATACGGAGGCCGGCCAGCACGCCGCAGTGAACTTGTACGATGCCCTAACACCGAAGGTTGTTGAGCGCCTGATCGCGGGGAAGCCGCTGTGAAACGCATCGGACAAGCCAAGACTCTTCGCCGTCGGCTCTACCTGCTGACCTTACTTTCGGAAGGCTACACCCACCGACAGGTCGCCATCGCTATGGGTATGAGCAAGGATAATGTCGAGGCCGACACTAAGGCGCTGCGCATACGGTACGGAGCCAAGAATACGGTGCACTTGATCGCCCTCGCCTTTCGCCGCGGGTTACTGAGGGCTGAACTCAACGAAGTTGCGGCTTACGCCAACGGAGCGAAGATCGATGACATTGCAAGAAGCGTGCCGCATCCTGGCTGAGTTTCATACGCGCGACGATTCTCTTACCAAGTATGTTGTGGAAACAGTCGTCGGAGATTTCTACCATACGCCCTACACCCACGCTGAGTACATTGAGGCTTGGGGCGTAGTGCGCGACTTCGGCCAGACCGGCCAGAGCCCGCAATGAGCGAGCCGCGCAACTATATCCGCCGCATCCCGCAGGGCATGAAGGCATTCACCGTCAACATTACCCTAGTGCGATATGGCGGTAATGTCTGCGGGCTGGCCCTGCACCCCGGCATCATGATGCTGGAGGCTAACCCGCCTTTTGTCGCCGGGGCTTGCTGCGCCACGCTTCACATGACGCGCTTTGAGTACGATAGCAGCGAAGACGGCTTCGTCGTTGCGGGGATCGCCATCTACGTCAGTTGGTGGCGGCGGTCCGCGCCTGATTACTACCAGCGGCGCGAATATGGCGGACCGGGCGGGTGGCCCAGCCCGGAAGAGTGTAGCGTGCAGAAATACAATTGGCTCGGCTTCCGGCCGGCGCGGTGGAGATAACCAGTCGGTTACTCCGTTTCCGTTTCTATTCAAAGCGGAAACGATATAACCATGATACAAAATTCTCCTGCAAATTCGGAGGGTTGGGGAGTTTAAGGTGGCTCAGCGGGCGAAGCGCGATATAAAAACTTCCGTAAAAGCAGTGCAACCCAAGAAAACGGAAACGTCTAAAGTCCGCGGTCAGTCCGAAGCGTTTACACCCGCAGAGGTAGCGCTGATTGAGCATTTCCTTATCAATAGTAGGTGTCCGCTCGCGATGCGCGACTTTGCACTTTTTCGTCTCGCTATCGACACGATGCTCCGCGGCTCGGACCTGATCCGGCTTACGGTCGGCGACCTAACGCCGGGCAATTCGCGGCCCGAAGTGCTGACCAGTTTCTGGCTGAAGCAGAAGAAGACCGGTGCACCGATAAGGTGCGAGCTCACCCGGAAAACATGCGCCGCGTTGCACACCTACCTAATGCGACGCGAGTGCCTGGATCCAAAAGAGTTGTTGTTCGGCATTTCCGATCGCCAATATCGCAATATCATCAAGAAACTGGCGCTGATGATTCGCCTGGACCCACGACGCTATAGCGGGCACTCTACCCGGCGCACAAAGTCCAAGGAGATCTATGCCCAGACGAAGAACCTTGCTGCGGTGCGCGTGTTGCTCGGCCACAAGTCGCTCGGTGCGACGGCCGCTTATTTGGGCATCGACCAGGAAGACGCCGCGGCGATCGCCAGGAGCGTGGAAATATGAAGAAGGCTAAGACGATGCCCTGGAATACATGGCCTTATCGGGTGCTGCTTTACCTGGACAAGAATGGCCCGACCAAGGGCAGCACCATAATTGAAGAGTTGCTCAAGACGCCCACTTCTCCGATCAGTAAGCGCCTAGATGCGACCATTTACGGTGCGATAATCAACCTGACTTGCGGTGGCTACATCGATATCGGCGATGATCCGGCCGCCCGTACCCGCAAACGAACCTTCTTCATTAATGAGCAAGGGCGCAACCGCCTTGCCGAATTGTCACCCTTCTAGGAGTACTCGCCTTGGACCTGAAGACCTTCTTCACTGCTCGTCATCCGTGGTGGGACTATGTTGGGCTTGGAGCCCTCGCCCTCTCAGTAGCTATCGGGTTACTTTACCTGATGGGAATGTTCAGTATTGGCGACGAGCCCCAAGAGAAGCCCAGGGCGGTCATCGCTCCGACGCGGATAGTCCACGAAGAGGCGTTAACACCGCCCTTAGTGCGCGTCGTTGACCCCATGGTCCACCGCCTGGGCTTTATCGTGGTAACGCCGATAAACGGCCAGGCCCCGCTAATTTATGAAGCCGTTAAAGGCCCGGTGAAGATGAACAACTTGGTTGTGTTCTACACAAACAGCGAAGGAGCTGAGCGGCAATCCAACGGCACTTATTTTTACTCAAGCCAGCCAATAAAAGTCGAGGGCCGGCCGTTGATCGCAACACAAACCTCAGCGCAGTTCAGGACAAACTAATGTATAGGCGAATCGAACACTGCATGATTGCTGTGGCCGTTATTGCCATAGCACTTATCTTTATCATGGACCCTAGTGCTCCACTATTTCAATGAACAAGCTTTACCTCTATCACCGCCCTACGCAACATGTCATGTGCGTAGGGATACGTGGCTCCTTTGGTTGGCAGCTTCTGGAATCTCCCGTGGAGTTCTGTCGATCGCTGGGCAATATGTACCAGCGCGCGGCCAACGACCTCTACGCTGCGCCGGCCGGCCACCAGGACGACTTCATCCTGGTCATGGATGATGCGGCCGGGGCACCGTATGCTACGGATAAGCTCTATTGGGACGCCAATATGCAGATGCGACTGGAGCCGGCCTACGCCTTCGCCGCTGCGATAGCTGTGGAACCGGCCGGTGCGGGCTTGCAGCGCCTGTTGGAGCTCGTCACTGGCCGCGCACCAGTCGAGGACAAGGCCCAGCGGCGAGAGCTGAGGGCAATTGACGTGCTCCGTAAGGAGAACGAGGAATTGCGCGCCGGCATCGCGCACCTTATTGAGCTCATGGAGCTGCGCCGGCTGGGCGAGGAGATCTATCTCCAGGAAGTAGGCGATAAAGGCCCGCATCCGGAGCGCAGAGAGTGGCTTAAGCGCACCGCTATCATTTGGACCAAGGCCCGCGGCTGGGCCGAAGGTTTGGAGAAGCGCCTGGGAAACTGGAAAAAAGAGCAAGGGGCAGCTTAGTGCCAGGTTCGGCTTTTCTCAACATAGCGCCGGGCAAGTTCCGCTGAGGCCCAGTCGCGTTCCATGTGGCCGAAGTCGGTCATTCCGTTTTTCCAACCATGCCAGAACGAGCGTGATCGGTTGTCGCCGCAGCGCTCGTTTCTCATTCCATCGCGGTAGCCTTCCATGACCTCATCGCTATTCAGCGTTTCAAGGTCTTCGAGGGTAGCGACCGGGCGACGATGGTCAATATCCATCTCATTTCCTCGCAATGCATAAGGGCGGCCGAAGCCGCCCACTTACTTCTCGCCCTTCGGCTTATCACGCTGCTGCGACTTCCTCTTCTTCGAGAGATTGGTCGGCTTCGTCTTGTACCCCACTCCCGGGATTAAGCGTTTCTTCTCGCTCATTTTCTTCCACCAAGTTTAGCAGGTTACGCACCTCTTGGGCTGCACCTACCGCAGCATGGAGTTGGTTGAGAAGCTGCGTTTGTGCATTTTCCAAGACGCGCAGCCTAGCTTGAAGTTTCTCCTTCACGTGCGCTCTCCCTAACCGCCCAGGAACTGGCGCATCGCCTTACGGCCGCCAATCTTATTCTGGAAAGCTTCGAACTCAGCTTCGCTCATCGCCGCTACCATTTCCATGGTAACACCGTCGCCACTAGCGCCGCCCGAGCCGCTCAACGTAGCCGCAGCATTTCGCGCCGCGGCGAGGTTGGCAAGATGCTGCGCGCCCAATGCGGCCGGCGTAGCCGTAGCGGCCGGGGCCGCGGGCTGCGGAGCCGCCGGAGCGGGAGTAGGGGCCGGTGCAGCCGGAGCGGGGGCCGCGGCGGCGGGCACGGGGGCCGGCGTGGGAGCCCGGAAGCCACGCGCAACGGAGACGTTATAGATGAACTCCGCGGGCCGCCTCTTCTGCTTGTAAGCGGTCTGGACGAGCTCCTTTTCCTCGCTATTGATGATCTCCATCCGCTGCGCCGGGTTCTCATAGCCCATCAGGGTGAGCTCCATATTCCGGGCGTCGATCAAATGGCGATAGGCTTGGACGAATTCCGGCTTCTGCGCTACGAACGATTGCGCATCGCTCTTGTAGTGGGTCATCATATTGGCCTCGGTGACCTGGCCGCGAACCTCTTCGACCTGCCGGGTCGCATTGGTTTCCATTTGCTCGATGCGCTTATTGGCCTTTTCGATCTGTCGGCCCTGCCATGCCACGAAGCCAAAAATGTCCACCTGCGGGTCAGGGGGCGTATCCTCCGGCTCCGGTGCGGGGGCGGCCTCAGCCGCAGGAGCCGGCTTTTGAAGCTCCATGAGTGCGGAGAAGCGCCCTTCCATCGTAGCGACGGTCTGGCGCAGCTGGTTCAGTTCGCTGGCGGCGGTATCGGCGCGGTTGCGCTCCGCTTTGAACCGTTCGCGCGCCTTATGAAGCGCGGAATGCGGAACAAATCGACCTTTGTCGTCCCGCATCACGCCTTGCGAATCAACCGTAAGCGTGTCCAGGTCAACGTCTTCGTCAGCGCCGACGACGTCCGGATTAACGGCCGGCGCGGGGGCCGGCGTCGGCACCAAGGGTGAGGAATCGGGCGTAACCGGCGCACGGGTTTCTGCCGGGCGAGGAGGTTCCAACGGCGCGGGGGCCGGAGCAGGGGTAGGCGCTGGAGTGGGGGCCGGCTCCGCGGAGATCTTCAGGCCCGAAGTATCGTTGCCACGAGAGTTGAAATAGGCCAGCTCCTCAGGGCTAAGCTCTTCAGGCTCCCAGCCGGGGCTGCGAGCCTCAATGATTGTCGGTGCGTCTTCCTGGGCACCGAGAGCTTCCGGGGTCAGATTACCCGGTGCTTCGTCGGTATTGTTCAGTGGCATTAAAGTCCCTCAAGGGTTAAAAAGCCGGGGCGGGGTTGCCCGGCAACTCGCGCGGTAAGTTAAGCAGGCCCGCTGGTGCCGCGCCACCATCAGGGCCCAATTCCATTGGGATGTTCATCTTGCCACCTTCGGTCGGCAGCATGCCAAGCTGGCCGGGGCCGCTGAGTTGCATCCGCTCCGGCGGGGCACCAATCATCGGTTCGTCTTCCATGCCGCCGAGCAGGCCCAGGCCTCCGAAGTCGCCGAGGCCATACCCTGCGAGGGGATCTTCGTTCTTCTTGCCCTCAACGGTGATGTAGCGCGCCTTAGCCTTGTCCAGCATTGCCTGGGAGGCTTCCTGACCAGCGGAAGCGAGGTCCAGCACCGTCTGCGCCCGAACACCTTCGGTTTCCGCTTGGGTCTTGGCCATGCCAACCTGATCCAGCATGATCCCGAACTGTTCCCGGGCCGCGATGGCTTTGTCCTTCTCGCCGGCCGCAATCAGCTTGTCCAGCTCCGCTTTGGCGGCGGCCATAGCCATCTGCTGTTGCTGAGCTTTCTCCGGGTCCGGTTCTTTGAGCATCGTCTTGAGGCTTTCGACCAGCTTAGCTGGTAGCGGAGAATATTCCAGCAGCATCAATACGATCTCAGGAGTCAACATGTCCCGGATAGCCGGCAGCATCATCTGAATGATGCCCCATGACTTTTCTTTTTGGTTCGGAGAAGTCGGCGCATCATCGATGATGATGTCATAGTCGCCGGCCGTTTTATCCCGCAGCAGCTGAACAAATTCGAAGCCATCCGGCCCGGTGACACGGATCCAGCGGCCGTCGCTGAGATAATTCTGCATCATGTAGAGCCGCACCCGACCCACGCCCTTACGGAAGCGCCGCAGGCTATCGAAGAGGGTCGCGAGGATCGTCATAGCGGCCTGTTTCCGCTGGGCCTCTAGGATACCCGGCTGGGCCGCATCCCGCATGCCCAGCAGCTCCAGGTTGATGCCTACGACGTCGCGGATCGAGGTGATGGCGAATTGCAGAAGGTTCATGTAAGGCGCGGAGATACCGCCGCCCGGTTTTTGGATAATCTTGCCCTTCTGGATAGCTTCCTTGCGTACCCAGGTGATAGCGTCGGGCATTGCGTAAGTGTCTTCGGCTTCACGCTGGTCGGGGAAGGCGTCTTCTTCGGCGAGGATGCCGCCTTTGGCGGTGGCATTGAGAATGTGCAGCGATTGCGAGAGCCACTTATTGGCCCACATCTGTGGGTCTTTCATCAGCCTAACGAGGCCGAACCAAGTGCCCTCATTACGATCGCGCTCACCGGTGATCACTTGGAAGGTAAAGCGGTCAGCGACCGGAGCCGGCCTGACACCACCGAGAATGGAAGCGCCCAGGAAGGCTTGCTTGTACACGCGGCGACGGCACTCTAGCGCGATGAGCTCTTTACCCATCATGGCGTAACGCCGGGCCAACTTCTGATACTCGGGAACTGACAGCTCCAGAGGAGTGCCGTTGCCACTCATGGGGTCAACAACACGCCAATAGGTTTCCCGCTCCCACCACTGGCACTGCACGATGTGCACTTCAGTCTTGGGGTCGAAGTCAAATTTCAGGTTCTCCTCACGGAGGCGGCGGTCCTCTACAGGCTTCACCGGATCGGTGTTGATGCCCGCCGCGCGAGCCCAGGAGGCGTCTAGTTCAACGTCATGAATGTGGGGGAACAGTTCCCGGGCGTCGCTAAGGCTCATGCGGCGAACGCGCCATAAGCGCCGGGCGTCAGTCAGGTTCTTAGCGCGGGCGGAGTTGTCCCAATACATCTCCAGCGGATCAATGCGCTCTTCAATGTAGGAGCCTTCTGCGTCAAGCTCAAAATCAAGACGCTGTTCCGTCCAACCCATGCCGCAAATGCAAGTATCCTGAAAGGCGTCAGATTGTTCATCTTCGGCGTCGCAGTTATCCGCCATCCAGCGACTGCCTTCGGAAAGCAGCTCGTTGAACTCCGCCTGCTGGGCATTAGTGGCCTGCCGGGGCAGGTAGGCAATCTCATGGCGGCCATTGATCTCAATACCGGCCACAGACTTAATGATGGAAAGGGTGCGATTGAAAGTGATGGCGACCCGGCCGGCGTCAGTGAGCTCGCGCTCATCTTGCGGATCCCATTGACGGCAGGCAACGAAGTCAAACTCCTCTCGCGCGCCGCGCCGCCACTTATTTGAGTGTTGCGCGTCCATCTCAAACCACATGCGCAACGTCTTGTACAGCATGTCGTCGTTGAGTTGGGAGGGCGCGGAGGGGCGAATTTCCTCAATCGCTTCCCCAGTATGGGGCATGCCCGGTACACCCGTGCCCGTTAGTTTAGGGTGATTCCCGTCGTAGTGTTCTACAGAGTAGCCGACCATTGGATGCACCCTTCAAATTTTAGTCTTCAACGGAGAAGGTGAGGGTGACTTCGAATGTCTCACCGGAAGCGGGCGTATAAGCACCGGTGGCGGATAGCAGCGCATAGATTTTTCGATTGGCGGTCAATGCTTTAGTGAGGTCATAAGGTATGTCTCCCGTCGCCACCTTAGCGGCGCTGGCACTGCTAAGGCCTGCATTGGAGGACATATCGACGGCGATAGAGCCCAGGTAATCGCTGAGGCTTACCGCCGAGAAAGCACCGTTATCGCCGTTGTTGACGGTCGGCGAAGAGCCGAACAGGTGCACCAGGAAGGTGGCATTGGTTACGGAGGCCGCTCCTTTTAGGATGCGGGCATTCGTTACTCGGCCGCGCCCCCGACCCACCATACCGCAACGGAATTCTAGCGGGGTCACGGAGCCGGCCGTAACGCTATTCGCAACAAGGTCGCCGGCCGCATAGGCCGTGGTGTCAGCGGGACGAGTAAACGAGACAGGAGCAGAAACGCCAATCATGGAGCGGGTTCCGGAGTTAGGTTGGCCACCATGATCTCGGCGGCTTGTTTCAGGGCTTGCAGCAATGATGCATGGCCCGGAAGTACAATCTCCTGGGCCGTGGTGACGTTTTGAATAATGAGCTGGAAAGAGATGACTTGTTGGCTACCACCACCGCGATAGCTCATCCGTACATTGGCAACCTGCCCCACTGGGCGGAGCGCTTCAATGAGGGTATTGCGGACGTCAGCTATCCCCATCGCCGCCCTCCTTTTTCTTGCCGCGACTAGCAGCTTTCTGAAGCAGCAGCTTCATCATCTCTTCGGAGAATGTCTTGACCAGGGCCACTTTCGCCTTGACGTGAAGCTTGCCGCCAAGGTGGGCACGCCAGATTGCTTCCCATTCGTCGATCGCGTCTTGGGCGAGCTCCTCGATCTCATGCGTATTCCAGACCGAATAGCCGCGCGCCGCAGCTTCCGCTTGAAGCGGCTCTTGAATATGCGGCCGCAGCCAACCGTCAACAGCACGACCCATTTCCGCACCTAGTGCGGTAAAGCGGGCTGGGGTGAGATCCTTGGGGTCCGGTAGGGGTAATTCAAAGACGCGGCCGGCCGGCTTACCCTCAATGCCGATCAGTCCTAGAAGGACGTTGCGGCGATTGATTGTGCGCACGGAAACTCGGATTGCTTGTGCGCGCTCGGGGTAGCCTAGAGTTTCCGCCAGGCCCGCCTTAAAAGCTTCAAGCTTTTCACCCGTGACATACTTACGGTATGGAGATTGCATGATGGCGTCAAGTTCCTATAAGTGCAAGCTTTCATGTTCAGCTAGCACTTTACCACTTACGCGCTTGAAATCACGCAGAAATTTGCGTTGTTCCGGGTAAGAACTGTTGTATTACTCATGTAAGTCAAGTAAATTCGCAAATGGGCCAATCTTTTCGTCGGGAAAAGCCCTCTTTCATGTTCATCGCGTGGAATGTCAGGTCCGCTTGGGAACTCCCCCCAAGCGGGCTTTTCCATTTAGGCGGCCCAGCCGGAGCGGCGCTTAGGCTTGCTGCCGCGGTGACGGCCCGGATCAACCTTGCGGTCCAGGCCCGCGGCGAGGGTGAGCAGAAAGGCATCAGCGCGGTTCGGTGACCTAATGCCGCGCTTTTTCATATCCTTCTTGGATTCAACAACGATGCGGCCGTTGCTATGGAAATCATAGGTTGGTTGGCAAAGCTCAGCGATGGTTTTCTCATCATTGAAGATGACGTTGCGGTCCATGAACCACTTGCGACCCTTAAACCACAGTTCATCACGCAGCCGCATATAGAGGTCTTCCGCGGCCGGCGATTCGCCGACATTGATACCGGTCACAGGCAAGCGCAACTCGGCTAGCCGGTCGACCACGCCCGCGCCCAGGCCGATCACGTCGATCAGGATCTCTTGCGGCTTTTCATCAGGGCGAGTAGCTTCGTACTCAGCCTTAATCAGGCCGGCGACTTGCATCGTATCCTTCTGGTGCCACTCCCTGATTGGCTCCAGCAGCATATTGCCTTTACGCTTGCACAGCGCAGTGCTGTCGTCACCGTAGCGGGCCACGTCCAGTCCCCACACCGGGTAGACGTTGGGTACGGAGATTTCTCGGAAGCGTGCAGCTTCCATGAGTTCCAGCGGGATAACCGTCTCGTCATCAGCGGTCGGAAATTCGCCCAGGACGCGGACGCGGTATTTATTGGAGCCCTTACCGTAAGCTTGGATGATGTCTTCAATGTGACCGCGGGCGCGCGGGACATCTTCCGAGTTAACCACAAAGGTTTTCCACCGGCCGCGCAATTTATGGTGGGTGTCATAGAAGAAGCCCGACGCGCGGGTCGGGTTGGAAAACAGCAGCGCTTTAGCGCCGGGCGAGGAGAGTGAGCCTTGGGCGACTTCGAAGATAATGTCCGGGATGCCGGAAGCTTCGTCGATCAGGTAGAACGTCGCGGTTCCACGCAAGCCTTGAAGGGCTTCGGGGTTTTCTTTCGTTGCTGTCCGGCGCACGGCGAAAGCGCTTTCGGGAGCAACCTTGATAATAACCTTCTCGGACTGAACCTCTATCTGTTCACGGAGCGGTTCCGGAAGCCGCTTGTGCCATTTGGCTATTTCTGGCCAATTGTTGTCGCGGAGCTGGTTCTGGGAGTTGGCGGCAACGGGTATCTTAACGTCATCGTGAGTGAGCAACGCCCAGAGCACGATCCAGCTCATGAAAGCGCCCTTACCTACACCGTGACCGGACCGGATGGAAATACGGTCATGCAACGGTATTGCTCGAAGTACCTGCTCTTGCCAGAACTCCAGTTGCGGCTCGTTATTGGGATTCGGCGCTCCGACTGGAAGGACGCCCAATACACCGGTTGTGAAAATATACGGATCGTTTTTGGAGCGGAGCCAGGCAACTTGCCAGCTGGGCAGGGAACGGGTCTGGGCCGAACTCGCGAGGAGCGTGTCAGCCACCGATCATCCTCCGCAGCCGAGAAAGAACAGATGCGTCGGTGGGTTCGGGCGACGGAGATTCTTCGCAGGGTGCAGTGGAAGTAGGGGGCTCCAGGGCGCGGTCAGCCGCGGCGCGTAGGGAAGTCGGGTCCGGCTTGGGGAGCCGCTTCCCCTTGAGTGCCCGGTCCAAGGCACTTTCGGTATCAACCGGCCGGCCTCTGCCGCGGGCAACCTGTTCCACCGGGCAATCTGCGAGTTTAGCCTCATCAACGCGCTTGATCTGTTCGATCATTGGCTCGATGCGGTTGTGGCGTGACAGGGTAAAAGGCAGGAACTCGGTGGGGTCGTGGTTCTCGTAGAAGGCTTCCCGCATTGCCTTGCGGAGCTCCGGGGGCAACTTGTCATAAGCGGGCATCCAATTCCGGGCTCGCCAGATACGTGCCTCACTGGCCATCTTCCACCTCCACGGCCGTGCCTTCGATCATCGGCGCGAGTTGCCCCTGCGCCACCATGGCCCACATATTGCGGAAGGCGTCGGTGCCAGTGAGCTCCATATTGACGGCCGGGTTCCACTCGCTCTTACGCCGGGACCGCAACCACGCATTACACGCCCCCACGTCCGGGGGAATGTGTTTCAGCGTGGGCGTCACGACCAGCTGGTGGTTAATGACGCGCAAGTCAAACTCTGGATAGGTGTAGCCGACGGCACGTTGGTAGAGGGCTCGGATCACCCGTTCGTCGGGTAAGTCCTTACCCACGATCATAGCGCGGAAGAAATCCTCATAACGCGCTTGCCAGCCCCACATGGTGGAGAGCGATACGCCCAGGGCGGTGGCTACCTCGATGTCCGTGCCGCCGAGCTCGCAGATCGTGCGGGCGATGCGGGCGAACTCTTCGCGGTAGGTTCCGCCGGCTCCGCGCTTTTCGTCCGGAGTGAGCTCCGGAATCATTTCTCCGGGCGGCACAAGATCGAAGGCATTCATCAATGGAATGTCTTCGCGCGGCGCATCATGGGGATGCAAGCCGTCCGCAAGTTCCCCATTGACCTTCTCAGCAGTGATGCGTCGCTGCACGGTATGTTTATTGCCGCGGCGGCGTGCATTAGCCTTGGTGGTTTTGGGCTTTTTGGCTTTGCCTTTGGGAGGCGTGGTCCAGCCGGAACCAGTATTTTCTTCGTCGGACATAGGAAATCTGCGTGGTAACAGAGGGTTATCACGCAGAGTATGGGACGTCTCTAGTTCTGCTTCAAGTCAAATAACGACTATGACTCAGTAACTTGGAGAAAGGAGACTCGATCACCTTCGGCGAAACGAAGTTGCGTGTCGCCGCTAATGATGATTGATTCGTCCGTAGCATCGACAATGTCAGGTATATTTCTGGGGGTGTATTCGATATGTACGCGAATACCAGGATCGACTTGCACTAAGATCATTTCAGTCTTAGCCGGAGCGAAGTCAGCATCGGTGGCGACAGGCGTCGCCGTGTTGACAGTCAACTTAGCACGACCGCGCGGCGGATGACTGAGAACATAAACCGAATCGCTGTTCGGGCGATTCGTCCCACCCGGAGCGATAGCTAAGGAGTTGAGCCCAGGGAGGGCGAATACCCGAACAGCTGCCATGGCTAATAGCCCTTCTTACCGCTGGGAACCTTGGGGGGTTTCGGCGCTCCGGCCTTACCGCCACCACTGCCCATCTTTTTGCCGCCCATACCGGGCGGGCATGCCTTGCCAGTCATATTGACCCTCATCGAACAGAGAAATGCGCGCAAGGCAATATACGCTGCGCGCTTTACTGGGACGTGTGCAATTCCCTATTCAGCCGCCACAGAATAAGGGTAATTGTCTAGAGCACGCCATCCGGGCCGGGTGCGGGCGATACGCTCCGGCTCCGGAGGCTTAAGGCGCATGGCTTGCACGGCCTCCACCTTGGGCTGGGGACGTTCCCTGGCCGGCCGTTCAGGTAGGGGGATATACCGACCAAGCAGGGAAAGTTGCCCCTTTTTTAAGGCTCGCTCGGTAAGCCAGTTATCGAGGATTCGACGGGCATGCCAGGAGAGGAAGCTCGCCAGCCCGCTCACAAGGAGGGTCAGGCACCAGAAAAATCCAGCACCCAAGTTTACAGAGAAGTTACATTCCACTTACGCAGCCCTTTATTAGGGATTACCCCTAAAATAACGTGACTGCGTGCAAAGTTAAAGCACAGATTTTACGTGCTGATTACAGCCCGGCCGAGCGTCGTTATTTTCCAACACTTGGAGTATGGTTTTTCATCCCCAGGCTCAAGAATGACCAAGCCCTTATTCTGCAGGGCTAGAAATGTCGGGTTGTTGGCCGGTCGGCCCCATCCGATGCCCCCATAGAGATCCTCTAGGTAGCGACGTTGCTTAAAGCTGATAGCCGGCAAGGGCTCCGGAAACGGCTCTTCGGAGGGTGCGAGGCCGCGGCTAATCCCGGTCACGGCCCAGGCCCGCTGGGCAATATCCTTGTGGTCGAAGGCGAGGGTCCGGACTTCCCAATCGCGCACCCATTCCGCCCGCCTAGCATCATCGCCGCCGCGCACGTGGACGCGGTCGGGTACCACGCCATAGAAGGCCACCGAGATGGTCGGCCCGCGCGGGTCGCGGCCGGGCTCCGAAAACACCCGGAACATACGCAGCTCAAAGCCCTCTGGCCAAATGGCGTTGGTCTCTTCCTGCACTTCGCGGACCACGGCGTCTTCTACGGTCTCGTTTTCTTCCACCACGCCGCCAGGCAGGGCCCAGCCGCGACCGTCCTCACGTTCGATGAGCAGCAGGTCGCCGCGACCATTGAAGATCGCGGCGTCCACGCTTACGACTCGCTTGGGTATATCCATTAACTCAGCCAATAGCGGTTGGAGATCAGCTTCAGCGCCACCCGGCCTAGGTTGGGGTGCATGCGGGCCGGCTCCGCGACGATCACGACGCCTTCCTTCATATGGCCCTTCCCGGCGCTTTCGATCTCGCTGTCCGTTTCCCCTAGCGCCGCGATCAGCTCCCGATCAAAGGGGCCGACATAGAGCAGCGGCGCGCGGTGGATATTATGCTCAGTCAGCTTATTATAGAGCTTCTCCATGTCCCACCACTGGTCCTTTTCCAGGGCGGCGAAGCAGGCGAAGCGTGGGTTGGTCAAGCCGTAGCGCAGCTCCTGCACTGGGCCGTACACCTCCCCATAGAACGTCACGTCCGGGTGCTTCTTGCAGAACTCCAGGATGCCGGGCGCAAACTGCTCATCGTTCAGCAGCGAATGCGTCCATGCGCTGCGGCTGTCCGGCTTCAACCACCGGTTCCGCGAACCAATGTAAAGCTGGTTGTTGTGCCAGACCACGCGGGCGTTGCCGCCATGCAGCTTCTCCGTCACGAAGACGCGGTCGCCCGGCGCAAACATCAGGTTCTCGAACTTGCGCAGGTCTTCCAGGTCGAACTTCGGCATGTAGAGCTGCGGCCACTCTGCCTGAGGCAGCGAATCGTCCGCGCCGGCCTTCATGAACCGGATTGGCGGCTCGTAACGACGAATGCCCAGGGGCTCCATGACGTCGGAGCCGACCGGTAAGTCCTGAAGGTCTTCCGGGACCGGGATCAGCAGCCCAAAGCTAAGCTGGCCACGGAGCCGGATCGCCTTCATGCGGTGGTCGAGCTTACCTTCCTTGCCCTTAGCCAGGAAGGCGAAGGCCGGATGGGAGGTGCTCACAACGTAGTCCGGCTCCACGTAAACCGCCTTGTCGCCGGTCTTGAACTGGTCCTTGGCGACCACGCAGCTCCACCCGTTGATATGCACAATGCCGAGCCGGTCAGCGTTGTCGTGCGGGAGAACCTCTGGGATTTCCACAATATTGACGGAATGAGTGCTCATTTTTTCCTCTGCCTTGGGATCTTCTGCCAGGTTAGCCGGTAGTTGAGCGCCGCCAGCATACGGCGGATGGTGAATAGGGTTGGGCGCTTCGTCTCACCGGTGGCGAACCGGCGCACGGTCATATCCGCGAGGCCGGCCTTTTCAGCGAGGCTTTTCCAACTGCCGCTGCCGGTGCCCGCTTCCTTCCACACAACTCCGCGCAAGTCTTCTAAGTATTTCGCCTCATCATCTGCATCGACGCCTTCCGCTAGCGCACTATTTGCGCTGCGTTTCTGAACATCTGTGAGTTTTTTACTATCCTGTAACTGAATGACTTTTGCCTTAGACACATCCGCATCCTCCTGTTTCAGCCAAGATCATGCCTCTTCTTCAATGCAATGCGCTCTCCTCTTCAAACTTTCTGCACAAATGTTGCAGAATTGTTACACAAGGTACTTTACTTCTGCTGCCGGCAGAAGTATATTGGTTGTACTGAACGGGTGAAGCGCTTCCACCGTCACCATAATGAAGCGCCCGACTAGTGCCTCTCCCCGGTTACGGGGGCTCTACAAAAGGCGGTCTCAGCGGTTCTACTTCTAGCATTGCTACGGCGGGCGACCGGGACGAAACGGCCGCCTCCTCCAGCAATGGAGATTAGCAGACTTATTCTTCACATCCATTCGGCTAATAAGCCACGGGGAGACATGAACATGATGGCATCGAATAATATGCCAGTCGTACGGGCGTGCATGCTCGTGGCTGGTACGGTGGTGGGCGGCTATTGCGGCCTCAGCGCCTTTCGCAACGGACTGATGAGCGCTCCGGGACTTGACGGCTACCTTCTGGGTTCGGCCGGCGCGGCAGTGGCCTTCGGCTCCTGGTTTCTTATGCCCTACGCTGCTCACTTGAAGCAAGAGGGTGAGCGCGCAGCGGCCTGGGTGGTTCGCCTGGGTTGGTTGCTCTGCACCGTTTTCGTGCTGTGGAATGCGGTCGGCTACACGGCCACCCACCGCACCGAGAAGGTTGAGGGTGCAGACCTGAAAATTGAAGCTTACAAGCGGGCCGACCGTCAACTGAAAGGCGCTGAGGCCGAACTGGAAGCACTCAAGCAGAATAAGCGGTGGGAAGCCACTGCCGGCTGCTCCAACGCTACCGCAGCGAAGTCTAAAGAGTTCTGCGGACAGGTCGCGGTGACGAAGTCCAATATCTCCACCGCCCAGTACACCCTCAATCAGGGCCGGCCGGGTAGCGCGGACGCCCAGGCGGAGGCGATTGGTTTCGCCATTCAACTGCCGGCCGTTCTGGTCGGTAAGCTGACCCCGCTGCTCTGGGCCCTGGCCCTTGAGCTGGCGCAGACTTTCTTCTTCTACTGCGCTTTCCGGCCTAGCGGCCGCAAGGAAGCCGCTCCGGAGGTGGTCGTCACTGAAGCCCCGGCTAGCCAGCCGGTCGACCTTTCTCCGCTCCTGGCCCTGATTTCGGACGCCCAGGCGCAAATTAGCGCTGCCCGCACCGAATACGACCGGGCCGCTGAGCTGGTGCCCTTCTACCACTATCAGGCAATGCTGATTGAGGCCGCTGACCTGTTTGTGGACGAGCCGGAAGACGTGATCGGCTATACGGCTCCGGCCGTGACTGAGCCGGTTGTTATCGCCCCGGTCGCAACGCCGATCCCGCTGCCGGTGGCGAAAGCCAAGAAGGCAGAGCCGGTTGTTGCAACGAAGCGTAAGATGCGTGATAGCCACGGCCGCTTCGCCAAAAAGGCCAAGCTCGTCGCGGTCACGGAAAAGCCGCAAGTCAAGCCGCAGCTTTCTGCTGTCCCGTTGGGCGGTCAGCAAAATGTGGTGATCTTCGGTAGCGGACCCAAGAAGGACTAACGGGCAAATTGGAGGAGTCGTTCGCGCGGCTCCTCCTCTCTTGACGGACGCCGGGGTGGTTCCCGACGTCTCTTTAGGGAGGATGCGATGCAAGAATTTACACTCAAAGTGATTGTCCGCGCCGACTTTGGCGCGGCTCAGCCAGACCTCGCTGCTGTGGCAGAGAGTTTTAGGCAACATTTGTGCACTAAGGTGAGCAACTGCTTCGTCGATACGATTATCGTAGACTTTCCGGAGCTAAGCGACCCGCTCAAAAAGTATGGCATAGAGGTGCAACATGCGCCGTGAGATCGAAGACCTCAAAGGGCCTCGCGCCCTCGACCAGTGCTGCCCCGGCCACGATACGTGGCCCAATGACGTGTACCGCAACCGCCGCTCCATCCGCGCGCGGGCGCGCGACATCAAGAAGGAGCACCGTTACGTGCGCCGTATTTTGCGGGCCGTGATGCTCCGGGAGATTTTCGAATGACGCATCTTTGGGAAATCAAGCACCCCTACTATTGCAGCGAAACTAACTATCGTTGCGCTGGTAACAGGAATCACGAAGTTTGCTTCCCTTATGATAGTTGGGAAGACTTCTATGCTGCATGGGGCGATTCAGACCTGGACATGAACCTCGTCTTCCGTTGGGACTGGAAAAAGGCCGACCCCGCAGAAGACGAAGAGGACCGGTGGCCGCGGCGCGATACGCTGTACATCTTCTTTATGATGCAGCGTAAGGGAGATTACCGTTGGTGCGAAATTAGCATCAAGGATGAGGACGAAGATAATGTCCGTAAGTTCCTCAGCCAGCGGTGGAATCACCTCAAGCTGCTCTGGGAAGGTATTGCCGAATGAGCTGGAACCGCACCGTAAATATCAAGGATCTCCTCTCCGCAGAGGAGACGCCGGAAGCCATCAAAGCCGCCGCCGATGGGATCATCGAGCGGCTTCCTGATGCTCCGACGAAGCAGCTAGCGAAGGCCCGTGATATGGCCGACGCTGATCCTGAAACTGCACTGCTGGTCTTCAACGACGGACTTAACCGCGTTTATGACTGGGCAGATGCCAATCGTGTATGGCTGGGACTAAAATGATGCTACGCCACATCGCCCCTTGTAGCGAGTGCCCCTGGCGGCTCAGTGCACCCGCAGGCTGGCTGGGTGGGCATACCCCGGAGCTCTATGCCGACGCGGTGGCGAATAACGAGGTGCCCGCCTGCCACCGCCAGGATCACGGTCCGGAGAACCCGCGCACCGCAATGTGCGCGGGTGCCTTAGCGGTAGCGGCCAACGCCTGCATCCTTCCGCACAATACGGAAGGCGGCCCGGAGGCGCGCATCGCCGTCGGCCGGCGCGAAGATTGCTTCGGCCACCCGGCCAAGTTTTACGAGCACCACGCCGGTAAACCTTACGTTTCCTTTATGCTCAGGAAGCTCGCAGGGGCCTAAGACGATGTCCTACCAAAGCGCGTTATTTTGCCAGTTTTTCGCGGAAGAGCTCGCCCAGCCGGGCTCCCATCAAAGTCGCATTGTGCGCGCTTTGAAGCGCCTCTCGCCGACCTTAGTGGGCAAGGAGTTGCGCATTTATGCCAACTCGATATTGGATACAATCACCGTCAATGGCAGTGAGTTACGGCCGGATTGGCGGAAGCGTGTAGAGGAGGAGCATTGAGATGGCCCAGGGGCAAGACCGCTACTACGTGGACACTTTCGATAGAGATGGTGATATCTGCTATTCGGTTTACGACCGGACGGATTTTATCCGCACTGACCCTGTTTTTGATGGCAAGGGTAAAAAGACGGGCACCAAAGACAAGCATTGGCCCATCTGCATCGATGTGGGCGAGGAAGCAGCTCGCTTCATTTGCGCGAGGCTTAATGCATGACGACCCTGGAGGACGAGTTCGCTGTCGGGCAAATCCGCACGGACAAGAAGCGTAAGCCCACCGCCGCTTTCCTGATCACCCGCCTCTATGAGAAGCAATACCCCCAAGGTAATTCTGCCCTACGCGCGGAAGGCGTGATCTGCCTGGGAGGCGTGGAAAGTTCAGCGTCGCCCCGAGACTTAGACGTTCGCAGCATAAAAATGATGTTCCCGCACGTGCTGTTCAACCCGCCTATTATCGAGGACAACGAGGACAAGTAAATGGCCATTGAGGTCGCCACCGACGAAGAAATCCTCGAACTGATCGAGCACCTCCGCACCCGCAAAGTACGCATCTTGCCCAAAGACTGGAGGAAAGGGCGGCAATGCCCGCGGTGCGAACTTGATGCTGACCAGCCGAAGTGCTTCTACGACATGGGTTCTTCCTGCCCGCGGCTCGACCCGGACAATTACGACCCGTCGCCTTACGAGACGGTGCCTGATAAAACCTGCAAGGCCGCGGCCGATAACCTGGAAAGGATGCTAAATGAGCGAAGAAACAGCCCAGCCGGAGGCGGTGGAACCGGAAGCGACGGGTCCGAAATACCCGGACATTGAAGTGCAGCTGACCGGCGCGGATGGCAACGCCTTCAATATTATGGCGCTCGTCACCAAGGCGATGCGCCGGGCTGGCATTCCCACGGAGGAGCGCGACGCCTATCGCAATGAAGCGATGGCCGGCGACTACGATCAACTCCTGCAGACCACGATGCGGTGGGTCAAGGTATCTTGACCACCTAACGAGCTTCTCACGGCCGGTGATCAACGGCCGCTGAGTAAACCCTAGCGGCGGCGTGGTAGGTACACGCGTGCGGCACGTAAGCCAATGGCCCTGAAACTACGACGGCTGTAAAATCCTGAGCCTTCAGGTAGTAAGACCGCTTCTGAATTCAGGAGTTGGGGGACAATTTTCTCCTGACCTGCTAGGGGATTTTAATTGTATGGGTGGTGGCAGAACGGTCATGTGACGGATTGCAAATCCGGATAAGTGGGTTCAACTCCCATCCACCCTTCCAATGGCCTGGCATTCCAACCAAAAGGACATCTTTCATGACAGAGCAGCCTCCTGCGCTGCGGGCTTCCTCATTGGCCCTCCGCGCACTTTCTACCCTCGTGCTGTATTGCGTTTATGCGTTCCTCAATCACCTGCTCAATCCAGTGGCGACGCTCGCCGCGGGTAAGGCGGCCGGTGGCCAGCTCGCGGCCGACGATGTCAGTTACGTCACGTCCACCTACGGCATGAAGCTCGCGCCGCAGCTGGGCATCCCCTTCCTGGTCTTCCTACTGCTGGTCGTGTGGATTTGGTGGAAGCCCGGCAAAGCCTTGATCGCGGCGCTGACCACAGCGGCCCTGGTCCTGACCTTGGCAACGTCTGCCCAGCCGGCGAGCGCCTACTACGACAAGACCAATTATCCGGAGGTTTACTGGGTCGCGCCCAACGAGAGCGCCTTCTACCTGCCGGACGTCGGCGACAACAAGACGTCGCAAACGGAGTTCGGCTCGGAAGCCTACTACCGGGAGAACAAGATCGCTGTCAAGCGCTTCGACATCCCCCACACCAAGCTGGCCGGCTCCTCCTACACCTTCGACTTTTTCGTGCCGGCCGGACGGTTGATCATCGTTGATCGTGCGCCCTATGCTCGGGAATGGCGGAACAAAGGTGGCACGGGCGATGGCAATGAATCCTTGCAATGCCAATCGAAGGGCGGCCATGACATCACGGTGGAGATCTCCATTGCGGCGTCTGTGTTTGAGAAAGACGCGCCACGCTTTCTTTACCGGTTCGGCATCCGCCCGATTCAGGGCAACCGTGACGATCCGCAAGTGAAGTGGCAGTCCGTGTTCCAGGGCAAGAACCTCACCGAGGCCATGGATACGGTGGTCAAGGGTAAGCTGCAAAGCCTGCTCTGCAAATATTTCTCGGTGCGCACCGTGGATGAGATCAACGCTGATGCGGAAATCATCATCAACGGCGGCAAGGGCGCAGATGGCAAGGATATAATCGGAGCCGAGGACGAGGTGCGCGAGTACCTGATCAAGGAGTTCGGCATCACCCTCGACTATATCGGGTGGGGTTCGACCTTCGAATATGATCCGATTGTACAGAAAGCGCTAAATGACCGTTACGCCGCGGATAAAATTGCGCCGGTCATGGCGACCCTGGAACGGCTAGCCACTATCCGTGCACTTGAGGGGCTAAGTGATGGCCTGAAGGCTCACGGCCTGCCGTCGAATTTGGTCGTGCTGCCGGGCAATATCGCGGAGCTGGGCAAAATGCTTCTCCCTGCGCCCAGCCAGCCCGCCGCGACCTTCGTCCCCAACATCCCGGCCGCGCCTGCGCGCCCATAACGCACTGAATGCTCCTAGCCCGCCCAGCTTCAGCCGCGGCGGGCTTTTTTGTGCCCGAAATGCAAGACGAGCACTTAGTGGGTTTACTTCTGCCGGCGGCAATAGTAAAGTCCTGGAGTGGGCGGGAGAGAGCCTCTGTTGCTCTGGCCTTTGACCCCTTTACCGGAGACTGACCATGAAAGCAGGCATCACCCTCCAGCAGCTCGCTGAGCAGGTTTCGACGAATATTGCTTCCCGCAAGGACATCATTGCCCCGAGCAACCAGATGCACCTGCGCTACGACAACAGCCAAAATTCCCTCGTCCTGGGCATCAAGAGCCGCCCGGCCGAATACGCGATGACGGACCTCTTCCTCGAGCAGGTTGGCTCCCATGCTGGCGTGCCCGCGGTGTTCTTCAAGAAGCTGCAACGCGAAGACCCCAAGCTGCTCGCCCTTACCGTCAACCGCATCAATAAGCGTAAGCCGACCGCGCGCCTGATCCGCACCCTGGAGAAGGACGCCAACCGCACCGCCCGCGCTTATCTTTCCAACGCCTATCGCCCGCTCGACAACGAGGACTTCCTGGAGCAGCTGATGCCGGCTCTGGGTGCGATCGAGGGGCTCACTGTCACGGAATGCTCGCTGACCGAATCGCGGATGTATATTAAGGCCATCACCCCCAAGGTGCAGGGTGAGGTTAAGGTCGGCGATACGATGTATGCCGGGACGGTCGCCTCCAATTCCGAAGTCGGTGCTGGAGCGCTCTCTATCGCGCTGCTGGCCTATCGACTAGCTTGCCTCAACGGCATGATCCTGCCGGACGGTAAGTTCCGGGCGTTCCACCTCGGCAAGCGTCAGGCCGGCGACGAGGCCGCCTATGAGCTGCTGCGTGACGAGACGAAGGTCGCCGAGGACAAAGTGCTGTTGATGAAGGCGCGCGACGTAGCGGCCGGCATCTTCACCCAGGAGAACTTCGATAAGGTCCTGGGCCGGATGCGCGCCGCGACGGAAGTGCATATGGAGACCAAGCGCCCGGATAAGGCCGTGGAAGTGCTGGCCAAGCAGGTCGGGCTGAACGGTGAAGAGCAGGTCTCGGTGCTCACCCACCTACTGCAGGGCGGCGACCTTTCCCGTTGGGGCTTCGCCAATGCGGTAACGCGCATGGCCCAGGACGTGCCGAGCTACGACCGCTCGGTGCAGCTGGAGGCGCTCGGGGCGAAAGTGATGGAGCTGCCGGCGAAGGAATGGCGGGCGATGGAAGTCGCCGCCTGATCTTCCTGAGGAGTAATGGAGGCCCGCCGCGGGAAACTGCGGCGGGTTTTATTGTGCCCGAAATGCAAGACGATGATTCTTGCTGTCAATGCATTTGTTATACAATTTCAATGTAGCCTTCTTCTTACTCGTAGAAGATATTGATCTGGCCAGCGTCGAACGTGTTCGTGCCGCTTCGCGTGATACGAATCTGCGTCAGCTCGTCACTCAGATCCTTGCGGCCACCTCCGGTAATCACCTCTCTGCCGCCGGTAGAACCCGCAGCATGAGAGGCCACCCAGCTATTGCTCGTAATGCGGGTGATTGTCATGTGGCCGGAAAATGAATCGCCTGCGGCGGAGTTGCCATACCAGATAAACCCGGCTGTTGACGTGGCCACCGCCCCTCTGTTGCCAGTTTCTGACGTGTAGCCAGTCGTTTCTATTCCGCCGCTGTCGCCGAGTTGGATCAGGAAATTGTCCGTGCCGCTCAATGAGACGGAGTCGAATATAACGGTTATTCGCTTTATAGCGGCGGGCAGGCTGCTGAAATCAATTGCCGTTCCCGATGTCGCTGCCTGAACTGTCGAGGCGGTAATGCCACCTCCACCTGAGCCCAGCATTGTTTCCGTACCCGAGCTGTCAAGCGTATGCAGCCTAGTTGTACCCGCAACATCCTTGGCGTAAATGCGCAAATTATCAGCGGCCGGTGAAGATGGCGTGGCGATTTCCGCCGCCTGTAGGTAACTTGCACCGAGGGTTGGGTTGGTCAGCGTCTTATTGGTCAGCGTCTGCGTGCCACCCACCGTAACGGCGCTGGCTGTGTTGGTTCCCGCCGTGGTGACGCGCAAGTCGCCAGTTCCGACTGTCAGAATGCCTGCCGTATGTGTGGCAACCCAATCCCCGTTCTCGACGTTGAGGACAAACCCAGTGTTGACAAACAGGTTCTGCCAGCCAAGTGCTGTCGTCCCAAGAGATGACCCCCCGTCAGCCCCTGGCGAAAGCGCCGCGCCGGTAAGTTGCAGTTCGATCGCCGTGTTAACAGCCCAACCAAGTGTGTTCGCAGCGGGCAAATACATGCCATTACTGGGAACGGTCGAGTCAGATGGAATGAAGCTAGGAGCAGTGAACGGACCACCGGCCGCCGTCAGATTCCCGGCGCTATGGGTAAGCGTGTAGTTGCCGTTTACCCAGTTGAGGACGCCGCCCGTGGCGAGGAAGAGATCAGAGAAGGAGAGCGTGCCAGAGCCCAGCGCCGAACCGTCATTGGCGGTCGGCGTGAAACTGGTGTTCACCGTCGCGGCAGTGAGTTGTTTGTTGGTCAGCGTCTGCGTGCCGCCAACCGTCACCGCAGACGCCGCGTTGGTTCCCGCCGTCGTGACGCGAAGGTCGCCAGTGCCAACCGTCAGAATCCCTGCCGTATGAGTGGCGACCCAGTCCCCGTTTTCGACGTTGAGGACGAAGCCAGTGTTCCCGAATAGATTTTGCCATCCGAGCGCTGTCGTTCCCAGCGAAGACCCGCCATCGGCCCCCGGCGACAGCGCCGTGCCGGTGAGTTGCAACTCAATCGTCGTATTGACAGCCCAGCCGAGCGTGTTGGCGGCCGGGAGGTACATGCCATTGCTGGGCACGGTTGAGCCAGAGGGGATGAAGCTCGGAGCCGTGAATGGGCCGCCCGCCGCAGTAAGATTTCCCGCGCTATGGGTGAGCGTATAGTTGCCGTTGTTCCAATTGGCGACGCCCCCATTCGCTAGAAATAAATCGGAAAAAGCGAGCGTACCCGAACCGAGTGCGATGCCGTCATTGGCGGTCGGAGTCAGCGGCCCAGTATCGCCGAGCAGCAAGGTGGACGTCTGAAGATCACCGCTGGTCCCGTCAAAGCGCGGGATCATATTGTCGGTGCTGGCGGTCGGAAGACCAACAACCGCCTTGGCCTGGGCAGGAGTTAGATCGGTCGGATCACCGGTCCCCGCGCCGGCTGCGCGGCCTTTGAGGGTGGCCTGGGCCATATTGGCGAGGAATGTATTATCGACGCTATCCGCAATAATATTCCACTTCGCCTGCCCGGCTGTGGCGATATCGACATCGATCGTCGCTGTATCGGTAGCAACTCGTTCTGCGGTTAAAGTTCCATTAGCAGTTCCGACGATATAATCAGCACTAAGGGGTGGGACTAATAGTGTCAGTGAAGAGATTAGTGCACGCAAATACTCAATGGCCGCTTGAGTGTCGGTCGCTGGGATGTCGCTTTTCCGTAGAAAAGCGGTCTGTAGCGCCTCGCTGCGAGCATTGATGTCAGTTTTTATGAGCACGGGGACAGCCTTGTTAGTTTGGGCCAGATTGCCTTCAATGCTTCCGGCGTTTGTGCGCGCCTCATTCGCTCGCGCCAGCGTGGCCAAGATAAATCAACACGTCTGTGCTCGGCGAAATCGGCAAGCCTCGCCCTTTGGATGCGGCGCGCGGCAGCCATGTCAACGCAGATCGGGCCACCATTGTGCGACCGCCGCCAAGCGTTGCGGAACCAGCGGTCTGGCAACTCTTCCGGCGCGACAAGCTCGAAGGCGCTTCCAAGGTGGCCGCAATCGCGGTCGCGGATGATTTCGTAGGCTTCCGCTGTGGTGCAACCGCCTCTATCCATGGCGCGAACAAAGCGCCGCGCCGCGTGTTCGTGATGTCCCGCCGCCACAGACCTTTCGATTTGCTCATCGATGTCCAATCCTCGGCCGTCCCAATATCCGCCGCAGGCAAGCCAATCCATGCACTCGGGGGCAGGCGTGCAAATCGACACCGCGCCGTCCGGCCGGGTGAACAGGATCTGTTTCGCGATCACTGGCCCCCCGCCGCAATCATGCCAATCTGATCGGAATCGAAGAGGTTTGCCGACGAACTGTTGCAAGCAATTTGAATTTGCGTCGTCGTCTTAGCCCCAGATGCATTGATCGATGCCATGACGTCGCCCTGCGTGCTGGTGTCTTGGCAAGTCGCAACAACACCATAGGTCGTGGCGGCAAAAGCCGTTGAGAACGTGACGATTGTTTTGCCCTGACCGTCATCGGTCACCGAACTCACGCCGTAGCTTTCGCGGATTGACTGAGTTCCGGTTTGCTCGAAGTTCGCCCACGCCTTCGGGTGCGCGGGGTGGTGCATCTGCCGCCCCGGCGTCGAGGCGCGCGTGGTGTCTGTTGCCGTAACCTGCTCCGCCTGGGTGGCGATTTCGATTGTTCCAGAGACTGTATCGCTGGCCGCGCTCACACTTAACGCGCTACTTGAAAGAGTTAGAGGTGCCGCGACAGTAATGACACCGGAAACACCGCTGCCGTTCGTACCAAACAGGCGATTTGCCGTAGTGTCCGCCAAGTCGGCAACACTGGCGTCAACGTCCCAAGTATTGGACCCTGTTCGCCGAAGAATGCCCGTGCCCGAAAGCGCTTCAATTGCAACTAGGTCAGGCGCGGATGTAGCATTGAGGCTATCTCCAAATCGACCATGCACAATCCAAGCGTCATCCGTGGAATCATAGGTAAGGGTATAGATACCACCCAAGGAGAAGGCCGCCGTGGGGAGGTTCGTGCCCAAAACAGTGCGAATTTGTTTCGCACCCAGCGTGTCTACGTTCAAGGTCGGATCAAGGCCAGAGGCAACATTGATCCGCACCGTGATACTAAAGCCATCTGTAAGGGCGGTTAAAACCTGATTGGAACTAACCGCATATGCAGTGGAAGTACCGGTCGTAAGCAGATTGCCGGAATCGTCGTCACGCTTCTTGGCCACGGCCGCCATAAGCGCTCGCGCCGAATCATTGACGCTGGAAGGGGCCTGACCTTCTGCGAAATTAATCGTAGAATCGACGTTAGAGTTTGTGGCCGCAGTCTGAGACCATTTCCAAAGGGTCATCTCAGCACTCCCGGACCACCGAGTTGCGGACGGTTCGCAATCATGGCTTGTAGGCCACGCATGTCCACCTGTGGCCGCGGCATCAGGCCCATGGGGGGAGCGCCGGGCTGGCCGGCGAGGGGATTGGTGGGGTCAGGTTGACCACCATCATTCATCATCTTGGAGAAGTCGAAGCCGCCGCCCTCGCCACCACCGAAGAGGCTAGAGAGCAACCCGCCACTGCCGGAGAGCTGAGAGCCCAGGCCGGCTGCGCCGCCCGCCGCGGCTCCGGCCCCCGCGCCACCGCCGAATAGAGAAGCCAGAAAAGGTAGCACGGCCATTTCCTTCTGAGGTTGAGCGGCGGCCGGAGCCGAATTGGGAGATCCGGCCGCGCTAGCGATTGCATCTTTTGGGATAGGGGGAGGTGATGAGCTCTGCGCCATCGCGTCCGCGGCTTCCCTGGGCAGAGGAGCGCCTGTTACCGGCTTCCAGCCCATCTTCCGGTCCGCCCAGGCGTCGACGTCCGCGGCCTTCCAATTGGCCAGGAAGGGGTTGGCCTCTACGACGGCTGGGCCCAGTACCTCCGCGGCTGGCTTATCCGGGTTCTGGAGCAGCTTAACTGCGCCCGAGGGGCCGGCGAAGTGGGCGAGGTAGATATTGCCCTCGTTCGGCTCAAAGCCCTTGGAGGCGAGGAAGCGCCCGTTCTCTTCGCCGTAACGCCGGGTCATCTCGGCGTTGAGCGTAGGGTCGGTGCGTAGCGCCAACACGGCCGCCGAGTCGCGGCCTTGCATGAGGTCAGGCCGGTAGCGAGAGATCATGTTCAGCCAAGTTGAGCTGAGAAATTGCCCAGGACCGTAGGCGGAGGAGCGCGGGTTCTTCTCGTAGCGCTGGCCACCGCTTTCGGCATTGATAATTTTGTTCTCAACTGCCATGTTAGCTGTGGCTTTCTCCGCATTTCATGCGGCGTGGTCTCATGTCTACTTGCCACTCTCGGGCATTATTGTGTATTCGTTCGTAGAAATCATCAAAGAATTGGAGACTTAGCATGACAATTACGTATTCGCCTGAAGTAAAAGCCTTGCTGAAAGCTTCTGGCATGACGGATGCACAGGTTAAGACTTCCGAAGTGAAGGCGGCGCAGGCGCAAAATCAGGCCCGCCAGCAAGTCAGCGACCCGCTGGCGGAGCAGGAGGAGCTTTCCCCCCGCTTTATCGAAAATGCTCTGGACCTGCCTAAAGCGCATTGAAATCTACCTCCGGCAGCTCGGTCAGGTAGATGTCTGTGCAGGGATCACCGTGCTTGTTGGTCCCTTCTTCCCGGTAAGTGATCAGGAACTGGCGTTCCGTTGGGAACAGCACCTCATCTTCAGAGGCATGGCCGGACAAAAACTTAATGTTGCGACCACTCTTCGATTCAATGATGAATTTCACGTTGCCGTTGAAAGCGTTACCGGGGCTATAAGACGTTGACCAAAATGCCTTATTGGTGAGTACGCGACCGGGCAGTAAGCGTGCCAGTTCATCGGAGTGTACTACCTGACCCCGCCATGCGGTGCCTGTGTAGGGCTTGATCTTCTGCAACCCGCTTTCGATCAGGTCCGCAAAATTCATGTCTCTCAGCCACTCATTGCTGAGCTTTTTCTCCGCTTCCCACGGCGTACCAGTGCGTAACGTGTTGTTTACGCCTCGGAAGGAAGAGCCCGTGTAGGCATTTATGGCCCCATATTCTTCCGGGGTCAGATTGATGCCGTGAGTTTTATTGATGTCTGCGACTGTGGTTTTCCACTCTTTCACAGTGTAGTCGCTGCTGCTCGTCACCTCCCTAACGGCGTCGCTGCGTCGTTTTTGATCTGTGCGCAACCCTAGAAAAAATCGGTTGAATTTGTTGGCGAGGTTGCCCTTCCGCTGCAGCGCGTAGTCCAGAAAGGCATCAAGGTTGTTCGGCCGGCCCTTGAAACGACGTTCCGCATAGGGCTTGATCAGCCCCAAGAAGTTGTCGTCCGAGAGTTTGTTTTGCAAAATATCGACAGCTTCGTTGGCGGCCTTGAAGAAGATACTGTCAAATTTGACAGTATCGTTTTGATTCTCAAGTTCAGATATTTGAAACTCAGTGGCAAATTTACTTTTCTTGAGTTCATCAACTTGGCCTTGAGAATACTCACCCTCAGCTGGATGTAAACTTTGAGCCTTTACACCAAAATTATAGAGGTTAGTGCGTAAATTATATTGAGTTCTACTGACCAGATCAGACCAAAAATTACCCGAATCAGTTTGCGTTTCTGCTTTTTGGGTTAGGGCTGCATATCGGTCATTAATGAGGTTGTTGATGCTGACGCGCCAACCCACCAGTACAGTGGAGTCTATGCTTTGTTCCAGTTCAGGAAGGATGTCGTTGTTCCAAAGTAATTCCCCTTTGGCTTTTTCAAACTTTTCAGCTTGCCGAATCAGTAGCTTCCGAGCTTCCGGGTTTCTGAGATTCCGGGCCATGCTGCGGAGCAGGTCGCCCAGATAGCCGTTGGCAGCAACATGAACCTTATCGCGGTATTCTTGCGTGATCGGTTCCCAGGGCTGCACGACCTGCGGCGCGATGAGGCCAACGATGGCATCATCGCTCAATTTGATGTGGTCATAGCCTTTGTCGCGTAGCGCGGTAGCATATTTTTCCGCTTCTTGACTGTAGCCATGAGTTTCTAGGAAGGAGCCCGCATGAAGGTGGGTCTTTCCGAGGATCTCCTGCGCTTCCTTTAGGGTGATGCCATTCTGCGGCAGGAACCACGTCTTGGCCAAGACCGGGATAAATTGATTGTACGAAGCGCCTATGCGGGCCTGCTTATTATCCTTGGACGCAAAGAAAGACCGGCCTTTTTGCTCACCGGCAATCCACCATTCCTGCGGCTCAAGTTTGAGTTTTTCCTCAGCGTCCTGTAGAAATTCCTCTTCTATGGAGGACAGCCTGGCATTCAAGGCCATATGCATATCCTGAGCATCTTCATACTCAGCATCATTGGTAGCATCAGTCAGTAACCGAACTTCCGACTTCAGTCCATTTTGAAAATTAACAAGCCAAGATTGCGCTTTCTCAGCCTCAGGAGCAATTTCTGCTAATTTTGCACGCAGCTCTCCTAACTGTTTCTTAACAGCTTCAGTATCTCCGTCGGGGCCGAGAATGTCCTTCGTTGCCTTGGTCAGCTTGCCGGCCACCAGCGCGCGCCACATCTTATTGTAGATTGGCTCCTCCTCGCCGTATTGCGAGTTAGGGTGGTAGTCAACGTCGAGCTTGTCCTTGCCGAAATATTTGAAGGCTTGGCCCTTATCGATGCCGACCAGCGAGCCGTCACCCATGATCAGGAACTGGCGGCGGTGACCATCATGATTGGAGATCAGCCAATCCACCACGTGTTCGCGCATGATCGATTGGACCTCCGCACCGGTGAGGTCCTCAATCGCTACGTCGCCCAGGTCGCCGCCGTTAGGCAGCATCTCCTGCATCGAGCCGGTCCGGCCGTTGAGCTCCTGGAGCCAGATTTTAGGGGCTTTGGGGTTGACCAGGGCGGAGATGTGGCCGCCCGCGACTTCGCCGTAGGCAACGAACTCGTCGCCCTTCTTGACCGGCTTGAACAGGTACTCCTTGCCCTCTTCGTCGGTCCAGATTTCCTTCGGCTTGGTGCCGCCGCCCGCATTCTTGGCGAAGGTGTATTCTCGCTGCGGCGCGGGGATCATGTCTTCGAAGCTGAGCGTGGGCTTGAATTCAGGCTTAGGCTCTTCGACGGTGCCGTCGCCTTCCGAAGTATCGATGGTCTCCGCAAATTTACTGAAGTCTTTCGCTAAGTCGGAGCTGCCGTTTTGCTGAGCGACGTTGTGCAGCCATTTGACCAGCTCCGTTTTGAACTCAGCAGTCTTGGAAACGACCGGGAAAGCACCTTTGTCCTTGAAGGCCGCTTCGTAGAGCGTCTGAATTTGCTCCTGGATATGCTTTTTGCCCTTATAGGACACCGCAACGAACTTATTCAGGGCGCTCGTGACGTGCTTGTAGGTCTTGGGTGCGGGCGCGGCGGCGCTCTCGAAGGTGCCGCCCTCGATAGCATTCAGCTGCTCATAGATTTTCTGGAGCTGGTTCAGCTCGGGCTCACTCAGCGAACCTACTCCAGTGAGGGGGACTGCACCTGCCGCTTCGCTAATTTTCAGATTAGCGATCTTGGCTATTTCCGCATTAACCGGCTGGTCCATTTCCCAGGCGCTTTGCGCGTCTGACTTGGCCCCCTTGAAGGCGTTGGTGGCGATCTCATAGGCGAGCCCGCTCGCGGGGTCGGCTATGGCGTGTCCCGTGGGATTGGCGGGTTTCTTCGCCGGGGTTGGCTCGGCCTCAGCCGACGGTGAGTAATAACCAGTGTCACCGGCTTTCTTCAGCGCCTTGGAGCCGGCATATAGCCCGTTAATCATCTTCAGCAGCTTACTTTTCAGCTCTGCATCAGGGGTCTCAATGGCGATTACAGCGAGGTTTTTGCTGGTCTCGTCCAATTTGATGTAATTGACAGCATGGGGCAGCTTCTTGTTCGTTGCGTTGAGCGCTTGAACGAAAGCAGCCTGCACGTCTGGGCCTAGCTCATTGGCGTAGTTATTCGCCTCGGCGAGGGTCTTGAAGGCGGGATCTTCCGCGGTGGCAAGAGTCTTGCTCTTACCAGCTTCCAGAACGTCGATGGCCTTTTGGATCGCTGCCTTCGCCCCAGGCTTAAGCGTTTTAGCGGTTTCCTTTAAGCCCTCCACCACCGCGGCATAAAATGTTGGCGTTTTGTTTTTGACATCAGCCAATGTCACTTGGGCGGCACCGTAATTCTTCGCCCCTTGCCAATACCAATCGGCATGGTCGAAGTAATCCTTCATGATCTTTTCGGCCGCTTCTAGGGGGTCTTCCGCAGGCTTAGCGGCCTCTGGCTCGGTAGGCTTTACACCCCCCAGGATATCAATGGCTTTGCCAAAAGCCACTTGAAACTCCGGAGCAAATGCAGGTGCAAGACTGCTCAGGTGCTCAGCAATGGCTGTTTTAAAGGCAGGTGTTTGGTTCTTAACGTCTGATGACTTGACCTTAGCTGCAGCATTATTTTTGGCTTCCTGGAACCAATAATAGTCGCCAAAGGCGGCCATGATGATTTTTCCGGCCGCCTCTACTGCGGCCGGCTCCGGCTCGGGCAGCGACTTGTGCCCGTATAGCATCCCGGCAATATCGTTGAGGACCGTGTCTGACTTGAAGTCAGCCGCTGTAATCGGCTCATCTTGGTTCTCAAGATGGTCAATAAGGGCGTCGGCGACCTGTGCAGGGTCGAGCTTGGCGCTATCCGTTCCCTTGAAAGCTCCTTTGACGAGGTCATAGAGAGCGAAATAGGCATCAGTGTCTTGAGTCTTGGCGTATTCCAAGGCTTGGTCGACGGTGATGGAAGTCTGCGCTGTAGTGGGCTCAGGCGGGCTCTTTTGCCCCTCCAGCATCGCCACAATATCTTGCAGGACGGCCAGCTGCAGGGGGTCTTCGGAAATGTCTATGCCGCTGGTCTCTGGGTCCGCCAACAATTCCTCAATGGCTATCGCCAAGAGCTTTGGGTCGGTGTCCGCGCCCTCATTCCACCTCATAAGGTTGTCGATGGTCACGCCTGCGCCGGGGTGCTGGGCGTCAGCGTATTCGGAGGCTTGCTGAACCGTGAAGGGCTTTGAGGTCTTCTTCTCGCCGACAGCAACAAGCTGATCCAGCGTCTTATTGATCTCAGCCTTGAAGGCGGCCTTATTTTTCTCAGCCAGTTTATGGCCGTAGGACGTGGTGACCGTGGTTCCCGATTGGGCCGCGGGCTTCTGGATCGAACCGGGCAGCAGTAACTGCGCCGCGGCGAGCAGCTGATCGCTGGCTTGCTTGTTCTTTGAGCCCTCAGCCCAGGTGGACCAGACGTTAGCGACCGTGATGATACTGAACAGAAATTTCTTCTTGAGGGGCTCCGAGCTCTTCGCAGCCTCCTTCAAAAGCTTAGTGGCCGTCTCGTGGGCGAAGCCCGTCAATGAATCGACGGCGTAATACGGGTTGAGGTACTTGGCCGTGGCCCAATCCGCGTCGTTTAGAGCGTCGATCTCTTTTTTGGTGTAGTCCGTCGCTGGCTTCGGCCCGGCCGGCTTCGCTGGTCCAGTTTCTGTGAGTGGGGCCTTTGCTAAAACAGGTTGTCCAGAGCCCGGCATCAATCCTGCCGCAGCAGCCGTAAGGTATATTCCTGCTTCTTTGGGGCCAGATCCTTCTTTCTGCAGGTAATCTTGGCCCATCTTCATCATGTTCTTGATGAAGATTTTCTTGAAAGTCAGGTCGTAGAGTTCATTTTTAGTGCCGCCGATATTCTTCTCATTCATCCACTTTGTAGTTTCAGTCAATGAATTTTGAAGAACGGTTTTACTAATTTCATAAGAAACGGTGCCGGGGATGTTTTCAATGGCAAATAACGGCTTAGAATACTTGGCCGTGGCCCACTCTTCTGTAGTTGACTTATTGAGGTACTCAAGATCTTTCGGCAGCTCTGGGGCAGGTTCTCCCGTCCTAGCTTCTCCCTTGCCCCATTTCCCGAACAGCGCATAAAGCGGCTTCTGGGTAAAAGCGTGCTTGACCGTATCCGGGGTCCAGGTGATGTACTGAGAACCCTTCACTTTCTGATCAGTAATGCCCTCCGCGACCAGGCCTTTGTAGCCTTCCGCCTTGGCTTGATCGACCGCCTTCTGCAGCTTCGCGCCGTCGTCGCGGGTCCACTCATAGGGGCCCAGCAGCCAGCTGCCGAACTTCACCCGCTTAAAGCCGGTCACGTCCATATCCGCCGGGATCACCCGACGCGCAGAATTATAGGGCAGTGAATAGGGTGGGTTCTCTAATGATTCCGGGTATTTACCGCCCGCAAATTCGTTAGCGAGCTCAGGGTTTTCGGTGAAGTAGGCGTCGCCGCCATGTTCCGATTTGGACGTGTCGAAGCGTTCGAAGTCCGGCCGCACCGTGCCATGATACACGCGCACGACGCCTTCCGGGAGCTTAACGCCCTGCCGAGCCTGATCAATCGGCCCCGCCTCCGCGCCGGTCACGGGCTGGGCATATGCGCCATTCTTAATGTTGTCCAGCACATCCTGGATGGGGGCCATCGCTTGTGCATCGAGCGCACCGTGGCTATACTGTTCCAGCATGTGGGCGACGGCTTCCTGAGCCATGGCCTCATCAAAGTCCGGTCGGCCCTCGTTGAACTCAGCATAAAGCTCACGAATGGTGCCGTTCGGCTCGTAGTCTTTTGCGTATGGGTCACGGGTCGCCTGCGCAAAGGATTGATACCTTTGGCCCAGGATATCGAGGTCCGTCGCATGGCCAAGAAGCCGATTCCAGTCACGGGCGGGCAGGTGCCCCTCTCGGCGGAGGGCATGAAGAATCTCATGCCACAATACGCCCCCAAGACGATCGGAGCCGCTTTGACTCGGATCCAACGGAAGAAGGAAAAGGCCGTGAGCGGCCCCGCCGCCAGCGGGCATGTAAAAGGCCCGGACGTCGGTTAGCTCTTCCCAGGTGCCTTGCACCATCTGCTCTGCGCCGGCCGCGGTCCGGAACACCGCGTTGATCAGCGGCTTACCGTTTTCGGTAACGCCGGACGGCCGAACTTCCACGAGCACGTTCGCCGGGATATTCTCCGGGATCATACTGCCCAGGGCGTTGATCGCGCGGAAATAAGGCTCAGTCAGCGCGTCGGGCAGCTGCACCGTACGGCCGGCGTTCAGTAGCAGCTTGCTTTGCTGCTCAACCTGATCCGCGTTCAGTTGCGGCGAGATTTCGATTGCGCGGGTGACGTCGCCGGGCTTGCCACCTACGGCTTTGAAGGGCTGCTCGGGGAGGGTGGGTTTTTCGGCTTTCGGAGCTTCCGATTGCTTCTGAGCTTCAATTGCTTTGGGGTACGGAAGCGGATTAAAGGCTTTTTCGTACAGCTTAAACGGGTGATTTTGCAATCGGAAGTCAGGCGTCGCGTAGTGGGGAAAGGCTATATCAATGTTGTAGCCCACAGGCCGACCTTCGAAGACAACCTCCTGGATCTTACCTTCCGCAAGCTGTTGACCCAAGTCGACATTGCCGCCGATATTTTTGGTGACAAATTTGGCGAGTTTTTCGTAACGCTTGGGATCAAGTGTTTGAGCTGTTAGGGGCCGATACTGGTATTGATTTGTGATTTCACTCCAAGGACGCCATGCGGGCCGGGCAGCAGCTGCCACCGGAGTCGCTGCTGCTTGAGGTGGGCTGGCTAACTGCCCCACGCTTTTAGGCAAGCCAGTTGAGGCGACGGCCGCCGCTCCTGCAGCCGCTCCCAGGCCCTTAAGGAAGCCACGGCGGGTCATGTCTGGTCCGGCGGCCTTACCCTTCACCGCGGCATCTTGCACTGCAGTCTTCGCATTCGGCCCGAAGGCGACCGTCACATCCTCCTGCATACCGCCGCCATAACTCACGTCCGGCAACACGGCGTGGTCGAAGCCGGCCTTCTTCAGCGATTGCGTCAGCAATTTGACAGCTTGGTCGCCGTGCAGCTCTTTGTCGAACCATGAAGCGGGCGTGCTGGAGGCCGTATCAATGCCGGCCGCGGTCGCCGCGCGCTCAACTGCGTCCATCGGCGCGACGGCCTGCAGCGGAACAGAGAGGCGTTGGCGGTCAGCGCCTTCAATACCGCGCTCCTTCGCCATTGTGACATAGGTGTCAGCGAAGTTCGGGTTCTTGGTAAGGTAGACCACCCCGTCGCTCTGGCCGCCCTTGTAGGAGCCGCCATGGTAATATTCGTCCTTGCCGAGCTCTTTACCCTTCAACGCCGCGTCATAACTGCCCGCATCGAAGAAGCTCGTGCCGGGCGGCGGCGTGATCGGCGCGGAGGCGGACGAGGAGCCCGCAGGAGCCGTGGGGGGCAAGTCCGGCGCTACGGTAGCCGCGGCCGGCCCCTCGGGGCTCGGCAAGGCCGCTACGGGAGCATTAAGCGCACGCTGGCCACCATCAACGGAATACTCGCCATTTTCGTCCGGGATCAAGTCAATAAAGCTCAGCGATTCGCCGGGCTTCATCTCCATCGGCCCCGCGAAAGGCGCTTCGACGGAGGGGTTGACTTCCTCGACGCCGGGGACCGGCTTACCGGCGAAGGCCCCGCCCGCACCGCCGCCAAGGACCGCGCCGATCGCCGCGGATTCGGCCACGCCCTCGCCGAGCGGACGATTCGGGTCCGTGGTCTGGCCTGTAATGGCGTTCTGGGCAAGCTGGCTGGCCGCTTCCTGAGCACCTTCCTCCAGCGCACCCTCAAAGGCTCCGGCCACCCGCGCACCAATGCGCGTCGTGGGGGCGGCCACTCGAGCGAAGGTAGAGACGATGGGCAGCGCTTCCGTCGTGCCGACCGCGGCATAGCCGAAGGTCTTTAGGATACGGTCGAGCTCGCTGACCTGCGCCGTATCGCCGGCCGCCTTGGCCGCCTCTTGGGCTTTCTTGAGTTCCGCAGTGGCTTCCTCAAAGCCTTGGGAGCCGGAGGCCGAAGCGCCCATCGCGGTGACCACGGCCGCCACGGCTTTCGGCCCGGCCTTCAGTAGCGCAGTGACTGCGCCGCCGCCATAGAACGCTCCGAGTTGGCCCAGGCCGTTGGCGAGCTTCTGGGAGAAATCCTCCTGGCGGGCCGCGTCGCCGGGGAACAGCTGATTCACTTTCAGCTTGGCGTCCTGCGCCCACTTCAGCAGCGTATTGTCGTCGACCTTCTCATCGCCGAGGTAGCCTTTGACGATGCCCGCGAACTCCGGGATACCCAGAACCGCGCCGGAGAAGCCTTGCACAGCGTTTTCCGCGCCGGCCCGCAGGCCGGTCTTCAGCGGCAGCGGCGCGGTGCCAGCCCGCATTTCGTTAAGCTTGGCGAGGTCCGGCAGCGTAGAGCGCGTCGCATTCAGTTGCGATTGCAAAGCGCGCTGCGCCACCGGGCTCGGCGAGGCAGCGATCAAGCCTTCCAGGTTCTTGATGCGCTGCTGACCAGTTTCGTAAGCAGCGAACTGGTCGTCCAGCCACTTCTTCTGGTCGTCCGGCTTCAGCGTGCCCCAGCTTTCGCCCATCAGCCCAAGGTTGGGCTTCTTGGGCTCCTTAACGTCCGCGGCGAACGCCTTGAAGGGGTCATAGTTCTCCGCGGCCACTGGGGAAAAGGGAACCCGCGGGTTTAGGGCGGGTTCCAAGTTTGGCGCTGCCCAGGAAGGCTGCACCGTAGGCTGCGAGGGTGTAGGCTGGGGAGAGAAGTTGACGGGCTCTAGGCGTGGGGTCCACCCGCCCGGCGCTACGACGGGTTGGGGTTGGGTTAGCAGGTTCGGATTAAAGAGCAGCTCATCCCAATTGAACATCTATGCCCCGTCAGTCAGGTTATTCGCTTTGATGTAGGCGGCGAGCCGCGCATTAACGGCGTCCTCCTGAGCCCCGCGTGCGATAGCCTCCTGAGCCATGCGCTGAGCCTCCTGGAGGCCCTGAAGCGCTGCGCCGCGGCCGGTGGGGGCGGACTTACGCTCCGGCAGAGGGGGCGTGGAGGGCGTCGGAGCAGGCGCAGGTTGGGCGGGCGCGGCTTCCCGAGCGCCTTGCGAGGCAATGCCAGTGCGGACCATTAGCTTATCGAAGCTCCTCAGGGCGTCCATCATGGGGGTCGAACCAACCTGCTTCAGGCCGGCCATCATCTGCGTCACGTTCGGGCTCAGTAGCTGTTGCGCGACGCGCTCGGCTACGCGGCGATTAATGTGGCGATTACCCATCACTAGGATCGCGCCGAGGATGGCGGAGGGTTCGGTCTCGTAAGCGTGATAGCCGGAAGCGCCAATAAGGCCCAGCTCGACGAGCTGTCGGGCCGTAGTGCTGTTGCCTTGCGCCTTACGCAGCAGGTCTAGTACGCCCTCGACGCGCAGAAAGGCTTCCATCGACCGCGCCCGGTTAGGGCCGAGGGCAATCGTGAAGCGTTCCCGAGCGTCCGGGGAATTGTTGATGGAGTTCAACAAGGAGCGGCGGTCGCCTACTCTGCGAGCCTGCTGCATAAACCGGCTGGCGAAGCCTTCCGCGAACAGGTCGCGCTCCTGTGGGGTCATGGAAGCCAGCGCCTTACGGGTAGCCTCCGAATTGAACCGGCCATTGACGTAATTTTCACCTGCTTCCAGGGCGTCGGACGCCTTGAAGAAGGTTTGGGCCGTGCCGCGCGCCTTAGCAAAGTCCGGAACCATGCGGTCCAATTCAGCGACGAGCGGCCGGCGCAGATTGTCAATATCCATGGCGGCGGACTTCGCGCCCTGCCGCTTAAAGGTGCTCACCTGGTCGTCCAGGTGGCGCTTGACCATGTCCCAATATTCCAGCGTAAAGCCATTGGGACCGCGCAAACCCGTCGTCTTGCCGGCCGCCGCCCGATTTTGCATAATGCCCGCCGCGGCACGCATCGCCGATTCCATAGCCGGCGCTTCCTGCAGCTTGGTCAGCACCGGGCTCATCATGCCCGTAGCGCCCTGGCCATAAGCAGCATCATACAATGGCTTACGCGCGCCTCGTGCGGCCGTCTCCAGGGCCTCGCGAGTCGCAAAGGCATTCGGGCCGCCCGGTTGCCCAGGGCGCTGTACAAGGTCGCGGATGAAGGTTTCCATCCGGCCAGCTTGACCCTCAAGGCGATCGTCGGCGAGGTTTTCAATCGCCGCGCGGGCCGAAGGAGATTGGTTGGCGGCGCTGCGGGCTAGCGCGCGGGTATTCTCGCCGCCGAGGTCCACAACGCGCGGGTCTTGCCCGGCCCGGCCCGCCTGCCGCACTTCCGCCGCGTTCAACGGTACGCCGCGCGGATTGGTACGGTCGGCCGTTAGCGCTGCTTGTACGTCGCGGGTGGCCTGGGCCTCTGGATTGACAGCGGAGCGGATCCGGTTGAAGGGGTAGTTGAAAGCGGCCTTCGCGATCGTGCCAACCGTTTTCACCACGGGCTCGACGATGCCCGGAATGGCTGCTCCGACCGCGCCGGAGACCGCGGCACGAACCGGATCAATGCCCTGCTCAGAGCCGGCCGCGGTCGCCATAGCGTCCTGCGCCACGGAGCCGGCCGCCATACCGCCCGCGCCCATAGCGGTGCGTGCCGCAATACCTCCGCCAGCGCCGGCCACTCCCATAAAAGGTAAGGTAGCCAGCGTCTGAGTGCCGAGCTCGTCAACGTCGCGCACAGAGAAGCCGGGCTTGTTGAGATAGGCCCATTCCTTCATGCCCGGCGCGCGTAGCATCAAATTGCCCTTAGCGTCGCGCTGCTCTTCCAGGCCGGGGATGTTCTTCCTGAGGATATCTAGTTGACCGGCTTCCGTCGGCGCAATCGCGGACCGCATCGTTGCGCCTGGGTCAGCCGTCGGCAGCTCACCGTTCGGTCCCTTGGGTTGACCGAGCTGCGCCTGCATAAACTCCGGCGCATCCTTGTAGGCCGGGTCTTGGCGGCTTTCACCAGTAAAGGCGTCCTTGACCCGCGCCATGAAACCCATCTTAGGGGCCGGTACGATGATCTCATCGCCCCACTGATTCAGCTTGGGGGCGGCGGGCGCTGGCGTAGAGGCCGGCGCGGCAGCTTGGGCTGGCACGATGATCTCATCGCCCCACTGATTGGTGGCCATGCTTTATCTCTTCGGCTTTTGGGCTTGATTGCCTTCGGCGTCGTAGTAAATGGAGCCGGGGGATAGGGCGTCATACTCAGCCCGCGTATTAATGGTCGGACCCTTGGGTGCTACAGTTTCTCCACCAGCGCTAGAGCCTGTGTTAGCTGAAGTGGGGTTGGAAAAGTTAACGTCGCCCGGAGAAGGTCCAAAGTTAGTGCGAGGATCTTGGCCATCTTCGCCAACATAATCCTTCCAATTGCCAATATTGGAACGGTTAACCTTGAGTGTTCCATCCGGGTTCTTAGTAATGATTGGGTTTGCATTGACGTAACCTTCCCAAGCATCTTCAGCCCCTTCCAAGGAATTTTCATGAACCTTGAGATATTTCTCGAAGAACTTGGCACGTTCTTTAACCCGCAGCGCCGCTGCTTCCATGCCCGCGATCACCGGCTGGGCTGCTGTGTCGCCCATCTCCAGGCCCGGAACAGCCCCCGCGAACATACCCATTTCTCTGTCGGTGATCGCGCCTTTGGTCTTTTCGGTGAAGCCTAGCTGCAAGTTGAGGGCCGTGGAATTAATGGCCCGGCCGCGGCTCATGCCCGTAACGTCACCCGCCCAAGCAATCCCCTGGGAGACGCCCATCGGAAAGCCTTCATAACTGGTGTCCTCGCGTAGCGTCTTGAGCGTGGACAAATTAGAGAGCATCTCGTCCGCCGCCTGGGCATTAGTTTTCATGCCCTCAACGCGCTTAATATTGGCGCGGCCCTGCGCATTAGAGAGTGCAGTAGTGGAGCCGCCCTTCTTGGAGCCACCAATATATTCAATGTTAGCCGGACCCTTTTCGTTGTAGAAGAACTTGCGTGGCTGGCCATCCTCGCCGTAGTCCTCGCCGAGCTTGCGTTCTCCACCTCCGAACAGCCCAGGGAGGATGGCTTTGAGCACCTCCGGGTTGCTCACCGCCGCTTGCGCGGTGTCAGCGTCGATGCCGCGGCTCATCAGGGCACGAATGGTCTGGTTCCGTTGCTGGCCTTGTTGTTCCAAGCCCTCCACCGCAGCCATGCCGCCGCCTATAGCGGGTAAAATCGCGTCGGAGGTGCCCAGCCCGCGCAGAAAAGCAGAAATTTGCTGGCCCGTCGTTGGCGGCGCGGCGCGCGGCATGGCCACTGGTGCTGCGGCCGGCGTCGGTTTAGCGGCCGTCGGAGCGAATTGACGCATCGGGCTAAAAGGCGGTGGGGCGGCTGGCATCGGCGCGGAAGGGCCGGGTGGCGGCGTGCCCGGAGCCGGGCTCAGCATATCACCCTTCGCCTGAGTGGACTGTTGAGCCCTGATTTGCGCCATTTGCTGCGGGGAGTAGGATTCGGGCGGCGGGTTCCTGGCCGAGAGCATGAACTGTTCAGCCGCGCTTTGCGGAGCCGGTTGGCCGCCCGCCGTCGCCTGTTCCATCGTCGCCATCAACAAGTTCCGCAACTCCGGGTCCATCCCGAAGGCGTTCGTGGCGTTGGAGTAAATCTGATCGAGCGCGGGCATACGGCCCCCTCCCTTAAGCGGCGGACCGCATAAACATCTCGTCTTCTAGCATCGGGCGCGGTATTGGTGGCGGTAACGCGCCTTGCGCCATAGCACCCGGCATTGGTCCGGCCGGTAAGCCAGGAGCCCCTGGACCTTGCGGACCCGGTCCTTGAGCCATGCCGGGCGGCAGGCCCTGCGGAGCCGGCGCTTGCATTTGCAGCTCAGGCGGCAACATGCCGGGCATCATGGAGCTCAACGCTCCACCCATTCCGGGACCAGCGCCGTCCGCCATCATGTCCGCGGAACGCTGAGTGGCAAGGTCCATATCCACATATTTGACATTGCCATCGTCGGTCCCGGCCTGCGGAGCTGAATACTCGCTCACCGCTTCTGGGCTGAGCTCCTCAACATCCTGAGCGCGTACGCCGATGCGAACTGTGGGGTCGCCCTTATAGTTGAACCGCACCATTGGCGTACCATCAGCCATCATGCCGATTTCCCGGATATTCTCCTTAAGCCGCTCATCGGAAAGCAGCTTCGCGCCGACATTAGCACCGACGGTCGAGGATTTCCCGGAACTAGACTGCTGCTGACCCAGCTGCGCCACCGGCAGTAGCAAGTTGCCCAGCATACCCATCCGCTCAAAGGGTGCATTAGCTGTGAGCTGTTCCAGGTTATAAATGCCCTGCGGACCCCATAGATTGGCATCATTCGCAGCTTGGGAGATCGGTAATGCACCAGCGCGGGCCTGCAAAGCGGCAGTATCTAGTCCCTGCATACCCTGAGCAGTGGTATTTGAGGCACCATAGAGGGTATTGGCTGCGCCGAGCGCCCGGTCTTGTTCCTGGCTATACAGCTGAGCCAGGATCGGCGACATTGCCCCCGCGACGCCCGCCCCTACTGTTTTCTGGTTCATGCCGGACAAGTCGCGGCCGGCCCCCGCGAACTGGGCATTAATCCGCTGCTGGACGCTATCACCGACTGTTGTCAACATGTCGTTGATATAGGGATTTTCCTTAAAATCCAGGAACTTACCGTCAGCGTAAGGAGTCAGTCGCTTCTGTAGATCAGCATAGCCCTGGCCCATCATGCCCGATTGACTACCCGGTCCCGCAAAAGTGTCATTAGCAAGCTGGCCGATTTGCCCGGCGAAAGGGTTGCCCTGAGCGTAGATATTTTTAACTTCGCTCGCCGCAGCGCTCTGGTCGCCAGTCATTGGTTGCGTCGACAAATCCCCGACCTGCCCGAGGTAGTCCTCAAGGTATGGGATCGTCGGGGACCAAGGGTCTGATTCCGACTTGGACTTTTGCTTCGTAGAAGACATTCCGAGTGAAGCGCTCATAGCGATACCTTTCAGGCCGCGATTTTCTTTTCGAACAGGAGCGCGCGACCGTCCTCTGACTTACCAATGATGTCCAGGTCTTCGATCAGCGACCGATAAGCGGCGCGGCCGAAGAAGCGCACCGATTTGCACTTATTCGCGAGCGCAAAATCAGTGACAATCCTCTCAAAATCCTGGGTCCAAGCAGGAAGCCGTTCGCCGCTCAGCCCGTAGATGGTGGCGAAGTTCAACTCACTGTCCTCGTCATAGCGGAGGTCCGTGACCCAAATGCCCAGGGGGCGAAAGGGCTCCGTCTCAAAGGCAACGCCGAGCCAACATTGGTTGTTGGCAAGGTCTTCGACCAATTGGTCAAGTGTCAGATCAGCAGCCTTGAGGCCGCGGAGCAAAAAGTAGCCGAATGCCTTAATAACATCGCCAATTTGGTCGGACGGTACCCATCCGACCTCTGTCGGCCTAGCCCAAAGCAACATAGCCAAAATTCCTCAGATTTGCACTGGAACTATGGGTGATCGTAAATTCACCCAGGGCACGGGCACTGATGTACAAACCGCCCGCTCCAATCTCCGTGGCAGCGTGGTTGTTGAGCGGGGTCAGTAGTGGAATAGACTGTGGGCCAGAGTTAGGAGAGCGCACTACGGTCGTAGTTGCTGGCGCAACCTCAAGCGTAAATTCTCCGAAGCAGTTATTGCGGCCGGCGTACAGATCCTGGATGGATTGTACTAGCTTGATGGGGCTGGTTTCGCCCTGCGTGGGATAGTTGCCGCTCATGACTTACCGCCCGCCTTTGCTTCAGGAATTGCTCCCTTGGCATACGTCCAAGATGATCCTTCCGGAATTCGCAGCTTTATTCGAAGATAGCGGGCCTCTACAAGTTGCGGACACATCCCATCTTCGTTAATTTCTGTTTCATCAGAATAGGTTACAGACGAATTTAGGTTAAATCGTTGACCTATACTAGAAAAAACACTGGGTGAGTCAGTCAGAGGCCAAATTCCATTAACGTCCAGCACTTGACCGGGCACAGAATACTCTGCTGTTTCTAGAGTAGCTTCACTAAAATCTCCACTGAAGAAGGCAACTTTATGATCACCGTCCATAATAGAAAGGGCCGGAAGCGTAGAGGTTGAGACCTCATCCAAGCTAAACGGCAGGGCATCCAATGAACCGGAAATCATGTCTAGGTTTTCTAGTGTTAGGCCCGGCTTGGCCAACGAAGCCATGAATTCACCAGAAATCTCAGCAGGCGTCCAACGATTGAGCGCCCAGTCGAAAAGCAGCGCTTTGTTAAAGCGGCCTGTTATGCTCCCATTTTGAGTTTTGTAGACCCAAAGCACTACGTTCGCTGCGGGATCCGCCACGCCGATCATCAATTGCGGGTTAGCGTCGTCCCACTCCGCATAAAAAGTACGGTCTACACGCTCCTTGCCAATAGGGGTCAGTAGGCCCGAAACGTCTGATTGGACGAAACCTTGAGGGGTCAGGAAGAACACCTTCTCGCCGGCCGCAACTAGGGAATAAGGGGCGTTGAGGCCACGGTCTTGCGCCACGCGGTTGATCTGAAAGACCAGCTCCGAACCAGGCACATAGGTCATGCGCCGGATCGCACCTTCCTGCAGGATCAGGCCATACTCGCCGCCCGCCACGCCACGGTTAATACCGCCATCCGCGAGGTCTTGGAAGTCCGAGAAATTGTCGCCGGCTGTCCAATTATCAATCTCATTGAGGCCGGACCACTGCACCCGGAAAGGTTGGCCCAGGAGGCCCGAAAGTACGACAAAGCGATTGACCACCGCAATATAGGCAGCTTGCGGTGGACTGCCAGCGAGGTCATCGAATGTTACGTCCGTGCTCAACGTAAAGGCCTGCACGATGTCATTGGCCTGAGTAGCCAGCACGATGTCATTGAATTGGACAAACTGCCATTGGGCCGTCGCTGTTAGCGTAGCATAAGTGCCCCCACCCGAAGAGACATCGTCCCACGAAAAGTCTGTGTTGTCCATGAGGTAGAGCTTGGTGGACGTCCCCGCGAAAATGGCCACCGAGCCATCAGTTCTGCGTGCATAGAAGTAACCGCGGCAAGCCGCAGGCAATGCTTGGGTGTAGGCTACCGGAAGATTAATGGGTCCGTAGCCATCAGACCGCGACTTGACATTGAGCAGTGAACTCGTGTAAGTGGCGTTGTGGTCAGAAACGTCCGGACGATATTCCCCGAAGGCAAGTGGCAGCGGTTGCGGGGAGGGCATCTTAGAACCTCATCGCTTTAACCCGGCCGGGGCCAGTCTTTACCTTGCGAGTGGTGCGAGTATTCAGCTGTTCGTAGGCTTCTGTCACGGCGGAAGCCATCACTTGAGCCTGCTCTAAGTCCTTGAGGATGTGGGTGTAAATTTCATATTTGGCACGGCTACGGATTAACCGTTCCGCTTTGTTCATCCAAGGGTTGCCGGTCTCGCCATCCGTCGCGGGCGCAGCCTGCTCTAGAACGGCACCAACGCGAACTGTCCAAACCTCATTGGGCACTGGGTAGAGCCAGAATTGCTCATCATACCAGGCATACCAGGCCGGCTGGCCCAGGAAGGTGTTGTTCGTGTTGGAATCTTCGATGAACGCCATCGTTTCCGGCAACAGCTGAAAGGGCTGATCGCCGACAACGATGAATAGGTAGTCCGTCTTAGAAATCAGGCCAATAAAGGCCGCGTCAGAAGAATCATAGTTAGGCTGTTCGTCAACGGTAAGGAAGATGTTCTCTCGGCTCTCGTTGAAAAACCACCGCTCGTGCTCGTAAGCACTAATAGCAGTGTTGATGTTATCTGCGATTTGAGTTGTCAGGTCGGAGCGCCGTAACTCGCTCGCAATTCGGGCCTTCATCGTCGCGAGCGTGGTCATGGGGTGCCCCTGAGCCAGAGGGAAGGGAGGTGTTGGGGCCGGAGCCCCAACCCTTTAAGCGTTGTTGTACACAGTACCACCACCGACCAGACCGAAGCTGTCAGCTTCGCCGGCCACGTAGCATTCGAAGAAGTGACCGCCCGTAAAGTCGAAGCCGTCTGTCACTGCACCCGCCGTATCGATAGACGAGAAGTAACAGTTGGTCACGCCGCCGGAATTCGCTGCACCATTGAAGTCCAAGAACAGTGCACCGTCCACGTTGGAGCGGAACAAGCTGTCCTTGATCCAAACATTGGTGGCGTTACCGGACGTTTCGATCACGCCGACAACCGCGGCCTGCGCGACGTCGAACTGGATCTGGCACCGATCGATAAGAATACGATCATGCGCCACGCCGGTAATGAACGAGTCGTTCTGAGCACTCTTGCCGATAACCTGACAACCGACGAAACTCAGGCCATCAGCGCCCGTGGCGAGCGTGACAAAGTCGATCGCATTCAAGATTGTCGAAGTGTCCGTAAACTGACAACCAATGAACAGAAGGTCATCGCCAGCGCCCGACACGCTGAACATCGTCACAACGTCCACAAAGTTGTTCACAAAGCGGAAGTTTTCGAAGCTGACTGAAGCTGCGCTGACAACAATTGTGGCTGCTGCCGCCGTCCAAGTCAGGGTCGGGCGTGAAGAACCCCGGCCCAGGCCGATAATGCGCACCCCGGCGATGTCCGCCGTGATAAAGCTGGCCGTAGAGACGTTCTCAGCATGACCTGGGAGAACATAAATACGGTCGCCTTTATTGGCCTCGCAGAGACCAATAGCTGCGTCGAGGGTGTTCAATGCGGTGTTGGGCGTCAGGCCATCGCCGTTCGCCGGGGCCGCACTGTTGACATAGAAAGTGTCGCCCGTAGTAAACTCCGAGCCGAGCACGTTCACGCCATTCGCTACGAACTCTCGGGCGTGGAACCGAAAGTTCTCATAGTTACGTTCGTTTCCGCCAACGCCGGTCACCATATCCTTAGCTCCTTATAGCTAGGGAGCAGTCCCCGTGAGGACTGCCACCGTTGTTAGCCGAGGCGGGGGAAATACTGGATGATGATCGACGCGTCGCCGTCAGCCGCTACCGGAGTATCCAGCACCAGCGTATAGATCAGCGGAGTGTCCACCGTCACCTTCAGCGTATCGCCCGACGTTTCATCCAGCACCACGAAGCCCAGAGCAGCATCCAGGTCGAGGGCGGACGCATACTTTGTGGTCGAACCAGTGATGCCAATATCCACCGTCGGGTTGCCGCCGGAGAACACAGTATTGACGTACACGCCGGAATTCGCGGCATCGATGATGGCACCGGCCGGCAGAATGCCGATGGTGCCCGTCAAAGCGCTCGTCTCCGTAAGGTCGTAGCGCAGGAAGTGGGTCTGGCGGGTATGGTACTCTTGGGCCGCCGAGCCTGCAGTATTGGTCGTCATTGTCTTGTCTCCTATTGACCTGCTAAGAGAGCAGGTCGTTCTCCGCTATCAGCTCGCCGCTGCCGCGTAGGTTGACACAACGACCACTCCGAAGTCCGCCGAATTGAAGACGGTCTTCTTCATGCCCCAGATGCTCCAGGCCGAAACCTCAAGCTTGCGCTTGTGGTCGAGCAACTCCTCATTCCAGCGATATTTGCTGGGACCGTAGTTGTTCTGGCCGAAGGCGATCACGCAAGCCTGAGCGCCGAGCAGAACTGCACGCCGGGTATTAGATACCGCGAGGCCAGTCGAGCTATTGACGCCGAGGGTCACGTCCTGCGAGGAGCGCAGGATCACGCCGTTGTACTCGCCCAGAGCGCCCGTATAGATGGGGTTGCCAGTCACCTGACCGCCCATCATGGCCGCTTTGGCAATGTCCATCCACTGACCGGAGGCCGAGTTGGTGCGCATGGACGTGACCTGATACGGATGAAGATACATCACGTATTTCGGCTGGCCACCAATGCGGATCGGACGCACCATATTGTTACCGACTTTGGCGTTTTCCACCGCCGCATCGATAAGGTCCAGGGTGAAGACGTCGCCCGAGGTCAGGCTCTGGTCGTTAGCCGCGGTGCCAGCCCAAATCTGCCGGCCGGTGCCGGCCGGTGCCGTCGCCGTATTCAGGCCAGTGTATTTCAGCCGGGTCTCAGCATTGTTGCCGCAAACCTGATTGAAGAAGCTGGCCGACTTACGGTCCGCCCACCACTCGCCGAGCGCGTCACGAGCCTGCTCGCGCAGGTCATACTGAACGCGCTGTGCGTCGATGGTGTTTTCGGACTTGACACCGACGATGTGGCCGAGCTCGTTGATGAGCAGGTTGTCAGAATAGTTGGAGAGCGATTCGCCGTTTCCTTCGGCGGTCTCACCTTCGGTCTTGCCTTCGCCGGTCAGGCGGGCACGAAGCGCGAACGTGATACGGTCACCAGCCCCCTTACGGGTCTCCGTCTTGAGCTGGATGATGCTGTCCTCGCCCTCGCCGATCAGCGGAGCGATGTCCAGGTATTCGCGTTCGGCAACTGCGAGGGACCGGCTCCACAGCTTGACCGCCAAGGCGTCATTGACGCCAAATGACGTAGTAGCCATTGTGGTAATTCCCGTGTGCTAAAGAGTGTATGTTCCCAATTTGTCAGCAGAACGCCTGCTTAGCGCGAACAAGATCTTTGTTAGCACACTAGATCTTGGTAGTGGGAACACTCTGACGGGGATGTTCAGCCGAAGCGTGATTAGCGCAATTCAGCAATAACTTAAATAAAAGCTTGTTACAACAACTATTTGCCAGATTTATTCGTATCTGCGCCGAGAATTTGGTGATCTACGCATGATATTGTCAGTGTACTGGTACATTTCACGCTCACGGAGCAATTCTTCGTCACTGGGAGCACGTACTGTTCCGCGGGGCTCTTCAGGTGGAAACGTGCCGAATAGTTCCTCCCGAGAAAGAGTACGTCGGCCAATTCGCTGATATTCATCCACGAACGTCATAGATGCTTCCATGCCCTGGAACTCACCATCAGGCGGAAACCGATTGGCTATTTTCAGCGCCGCCTTCTCCTGCAGCTCTAGGGCGAACTTCTGAGCCAGCATCACGTCGCCTTCCACGAGGTTGCCGGCCGGCAGGAAGCACAGCTTGGCCACGATCTTATCGCCTTCGCCCAACTGGCGGATGTTGATCTGGCGGCCATGCAGAATGCGGTAGCGGGTGCCGGTATCGCCGCCGATCACGTGGAAGTGCTCCCTAGCGTCGTATTCGGCCCGCTGGTCGACGGAAAGGTTTTCCCGCAGCAGCTTAAGGCCGCGAGCCTGGGCCTCCTTACGGGCCGCGCTGCCACCGTCTCCGGAGACATCCCAAGCCATGAAGTCTGCGCGACGCAGCTCCCGCATCCAATGCAAGCGCATTTCGGCTTCTTGCTGACGCAACCGTCGCTCACCGTCCTGCTGGCGGGTGCGAACTTCCGTAGCCGTTGAGCGCGAAAGGCGCATCGTTTCAGGGGGATAGTGGTGATGAAGTGGCCGGCGCGCTTGCTGGTGCTCGCGTAACCGATGAATGGCCTCCTCGCGCCTTGCGGCCGCTTGTGACAGAATATCACGGTCGGTGGTGCGCTCGACAATATAGTGGAACTGGCGGTCGGCTTCCTCGCAGGCGAGCTCAAGCCTTATGTCCTCAAGAGCTTCCGCAAACCAACGGTGCACCTCATAGGTGAGGGAGTGACTTCGAGGGTAGCGCTGACCCTGGTTCCGCTCCGTCTCTTCGACGAGCTGGTTCCAGTAGTGGGGTGAGGAAGGACGCCGGACAATCTGGTGGAAACTGAACCCGGATTCAAACGTGGCGCTAAGCCGAAATTCGCCGGGCCGCCCATCCTCATGATAAGCGTCAAGGCGTCGGAGTGGCGTGATGTCTGCGGTACGCCGCTCTCGCACCTCGTGTCGGTAGCCGTTTTGGGCGAGCTCCGTGACCTCATACTTGAACGCCTCACCTTCCGCGGAGTCGCGGTGCTCCACCGTCCGGAAGATCCGATCAGCCACCGATGAGCTGTCGATGAAGGATGATATCTCCTCCGGCGTCAAATTTCCGAGTAAGTTGTTTATTGCCACTACCATCACTCTTTACAGCGATATAGCCCTGGCCCATCAACTCATTGAAGCGTTCCATCGCCTTCTTGGTCGAGGCGCTACTTTTACCGCCACTGAAGTCCATGCGCGAGTCGCCAGTGCCGTCCATGACGATTAACTGAGGCATATTTGTGAAATCCTTGAGAGGAAAGTGGGAGCCCCCGAGTGCTGATAACATCGGCTTGGAAGGATAATAAAGGTTTCGCTTGTGAGCCCGTATCTCACCCAGGGGTCCCAGTTCATAGTTTAGGCCAGCTCGGCACGACGAGCTGTGCAGATATTAGTAGCTGCGGTTGCTGTAGGTGCCGTGAGCGACCTTAAGCGTCGTCGTCTGCTCAACGCTCGCGCAAATCAGCCCAAAAGCGTCCGCCAGGATCTTGGGCAGGCCTTGCAGCTTCACCAAGATTTTCAGCTCACCGCCCTTGGTACTGGCACGGAGGAAAGCCCTGACGGGCAATGGAACCTCGCCCTCGTAGACTGGCAAGGACAACGTCAGCTGCTCTGGCAGCTTCGTCGAGCCGCTGGAGTTGTCATCGGTGTCCTTGTAGCTCAGCACGATATTGCCGTTGGAGCGCTTGACGTTCGACTGGAACTCGATAGTGCGCTTCTCGGTGAAGTTCTCCACCAGCTCCAGCAATGTTGCGGCGTCCGGGGTGAAAATGTCGTCGACGTGCTCCTCGAGGAACTCAGCGAAGTCGACCTGACCCAGCTGCCGGCCGTTGATGGCATTCCAGTCCTTCCAAGCCTGAGAATGTTTCAGGTTGAGCTTGGCGATATGGGCCAGCTTGCCGACCGTGGTGGGGGTGTGGTAATCCATCACGGCGGTCAGTATGGCCTGCGACTGCGAGCCGAAGATGAGCGTCTGGTTGGTCTTGAAAGCGTTGACGTAATCGTGGAAGCTGTCCAGCATATCGAAGGACGGCGTCGCCTTGATCACCTCCGGTTCCTTGGCGGTCAGTTCGTGCAGCGAGTAACCATCCGGAAGGACGGCGACCCGGCTGGAGCCGTTCGGGTGATTCTTGAGGTCGAAACCCGCCGCGGAAAGAGCTTCGATCTTGCCCACGAGGCCGGGCAAGCCGGAGCTCAGCGCGGCATGCGCTTCGTCATTACCATAAGTCATGGAATGTCCTTAAATTACAAGAGAGTAGGTGCGGGAGAAAGCTTAGTTGGCCACGGCGATGCGTGGACCGGCTGCGACTTCTTCCTGCTTGGGCGACTGACGAGTCAGGTCGCCGTTCGGCCGGGCGAAGAACATTGACGTCTCCACCGCACGCTCCGGGGACTTCGCCGTCACCTTGGCGTCAACAAAAACCTTGTTGGAGCCGTTGGGCTTGATGGAGAACGTCAGAGTAAAGGTGCCCGGCTTTTCGACTTCTTGAACATTGCGGACCACTTCAGCAAGCTTTTCCGAAGCTTGCTCAAGCAACGCACCGGCGTCGATCTCGCCGAGAATTTCAGAGAGGGAACGTGCCATCCAGTAACTCCATAGGGGATTGATCTAGAAGAACTTCTTTAGCACGCCACTCTACCCTAATTCAAGTTGGTCGCGCTCTGGCCTAAGAGCGCTGACCCTCCGGAATATTAGGTTTTTTCTGCGGAGAAGCTTCCAACAGCGTATTGTCCAATTTCATGAAAATGTCGGTGAGATCTTCGATCAGCCGTTCCCGACTTACCGCAACAATGGTGCCGTCCGTCGGCGTGCGGCGAGTAAAGATGGCGTCGATGTAGCTGAGGACTTCCAATTTAGCTGCCACCCGACCCATGGGCCGGCGATCATCAGCCATCTCCGTCAATTCATAAGGCTCTTCGCCATTACGGCCGCGGCCCAGCGCCCGGCCGGCGATGTCCCCCGCACGATCCATCGCCGTGCGCAATGGATTTTCCGAGCTTTTATGGAGATCTGTTGCCATTTTCTGTGCGTCCCCCGTGTTTGTTAGGGTGCACAGTGTAGCCTCCCAGCACAATTTCTCACTGTGCTGGAGCAAGTTGATTTTCTCTTCGTAGGGAATTAGTTGCTGTTAGGCAACTACAGCAGCGGCAACATGTTGGTAACCACCATTTTGCAGTTTTTCCCAACTACGGCTGCGGTTGATTACCATTTTACCATCAACATGCTCCTGTAAGTCTATGCCATAGGCCCAAGCGAGGAACTCCAGGCAAATCAGCGAATCGCGCAAAATACCCATGGAGTGCGCCTGCGCCAATTCAGGAAATTTGCTGGGATTTTGAGCCTTGACCAACTCATCCAACACAGACGTAAAGCGCCGTTGAATCATCAGCGCTGCAATGCCCTTATTGACCTCTTCCGGATTAGTCATTTGACGAAGAGCCGGCCGATGATCAAGATTCTTGAGTCCCGCAACTTGCCACATCATAATGGCGCAGTCAGCAATCTCCTCGTGGATTGCTGCAAGCGGTGCGTCGTTAAGGACGGCGCAGACAAGTTCATTGACTTCCTTGCTCGCCCGCGTCGCCACAGAAAGTACTGAATGCAATCCAAACGTCTTCAGTGACCAATCCAATATTGTTTCCGGCGTCTCAGTCATCAATGTTCCCAATACCAAAGAAGTGAATCAGCTTTTTCCAAGCCGCATTCAATGCGATTGATCCAGTTACGGGTCATTCCCATCTCCGCGGCGACAACTCGTTGCGACTTACGTGCGCGCCACCGCATGACGCGGCACCACTCGTTCACCGTAAGACGCATCTTGCGGAACTCGCCGTCCTCTTTCTCCATATCCTGGTAACGGGAACGAGTGACGCCTAAGGCAGCTGCAGCAACGTGTTGATCGACGCCCTTTCTAAGCCGGGAAATGTGTAGCCGCTCTCCTTTAGAAAGCTCGACCAATCGGAGTTCACCGGAGGTGGGTCGCGAAGGTAACTGACGAGCTCGGATCTGCTTAAATTTGCCAACCAATGCTTTTCCGCTGCTGCCAGAATGTCGGCGCGCGTCGAGGTCTTTCCGAGCCTGAAGGCCGACCACATCCCCGGCAGCAGGATCCACTCCCTGCCCACCCTTAGCAGCACGCGTGCCTGACCGTTCATGCGACATCGCTCGATCAGGAAGAGCCGCTGTTGGGGCGTGAATTCGGGCAGTTTTATCGGCGTCTTTGGGCGTTTCGGCCAATTGTGCAACCATTTTAATTCGAGCCAACCTTCTATGTAATTAACGTCACCGGTCCCAGCCTTCGCGCCGTTCTCAACATAAATGGCGTGCAACGGCCTCAGGGCGCTGAGAACGGTGGTGCGGACATTGCCTTCATCCACTCTTCGAACTCCGCTAATGGGTAACTGTCAAAGGGGATAAGCGCTTCTGCGTACATCTGAGCCGCCTCCCGGTAAGACTTCTCCCACCGTTCGTTAAACCCGATGGCATTTGACTCCACGCTTACGACGCGCGAAATGCCAGACTGGATAATCGCTGAAGCGCAATTTGCGCATGTGCCCGGCCGTAGCGCGGGCGGCCAGACGTAAAGCGTGCACCCTATCGGCCGTTCCGCCGCGGCGAGTATGGCATTGAGCTCAGCGTGAACGACGCGCGCATACTTCCGTTCCCGGTCCTCGTAAAGCTCCGGAGCGTCGCTACACCCGCGCGGAAAACCGTTATAGCCCAATGAGAGTACCGTGTGGTCGCGCCGGGTAATCACCGCTCCCACGCGCGTTGAGGGATCTTGTGACCACATAGAAACCAGCCGCGCCATAGACAGCATGCGGAAGTCCCACTTCCGTTGGCGGGCCATCTCTTCGGGCGTTGGGGGTAGGGGCTTGATGTCAAGAAAGTTCATTTAATCTCACCCCAGTTAGGGCCAACCTCTACATCAACTCGGAACGGCACGCTCATCTGGACGACGTTCTGCATGATCTCAGCCATGGCCTCACCCTCAGCACGGTCTTTGATTGAGCCATCCAACTCATCATGTACCTGGAGTTGTAAATGGTGACCGGCCTTATCCACCTCTACCATTGCAGCTTTAACTTGGTCTCCTGAGCTACCTTGGATGAGCCTATTGAGTGCCTTGTAACTCCAGTCGTAATTGCCGTGGTCGTCCTTCGGAAAGCGGCAACGCCGGCCGAGAATAGTCTTGATGTAGCCACGTTGCTCGGCAACAGTCGAGCAGGCTTTGCTCAATTTCCGCACAAATGGCGCGTTGTTGTCGAACTGATCGATAACCGCTTGTCCTTCCGGGCCAGCCGCCTGTACTTTCCGGCCGCCGCCGCGGAGCGCGTCATAGCCCTCCTGGGAGTTCTCCGCGGACCACTTGCCCTTCAGCACCACCTTGACCGCGGTCTCGTAACCGAGGTCCATGCAGAGCTTGTAGCCGCCCTCACCATACATAATGCCAAGATACACGATCTTGGCTTCCTTGCGCTTCAGGCCGGTAATGGAGGCGACGAGGTCATAAACGTCGGTCTTGAGGTCTTCGTTGAAGCGCGCGACCATCGCCGCCGCGCCTTCCAGCTTCATCGCATTGGCGAAGTGCGCGCACCACCGCGGCTCCTGCTGCGAAAAGTCCATGCAGCCCCACTGCATACCCTCTTCCGGGATGTAGATGGCGCGCCACTCTTGGGCGAACTCATCCCGGGAAGGTTGCTGCTGCAAATTCGGGTTCTCACAGCTCATGCGCCCGAACCGCGCGCCGCGCAGCCCGCCGTCCTCCCGTTCGCCGAAGAGCTGGTTCAAGGTGGTGTGGATACGGCCGTTGACGGCATGGGTGCGCACCGACTGGGCAAAGGTGGTGCGGAGCTTATTGACCTTGCGCGCCCAGGCGATAGCGTTCAAGACCGGGTGGTCCGAACTGGAGAGCAGCGCCTTATCGATCTGCGGCGAAGCGGTCTTGGCCGTGCGCCCCACACTGATGCCGACCGCTTCCAGGGCCGGAGCCAGCGCGGTAGGCTTCCAAACGTCGCCCACCTCAATCATGTAGCCGGTTTCAAACCGGACGATGTCCAGGGCTTTGCGCTCCTCCTGGAGGGTCCAGTCCTCGATACGGGCCAGCCGGTCGAAGTCGATCCGCACGCCGCGGCGGCGCATCTTGACCAGCACCGGCAGCAACGCCGATTCAATATCCCAAATCCGGCCCAAATCCTGCTCAGCGATCTCCTTCTCCTGGCGCTCGAGGATGCGCAGGGGCAAGTGGGCATCGCCCTCGCCGTAAGGCCCCACGTAACGCGCTGGGAGCCGCCAGAGACCGCCCTTGGGGTCTACGTTAAACTCCGCGGCGGCCTGCCGAAGAAGCTCCTCATTTTTGCCGGGCATACCGTAGCGCTCAGCAATCGCACCGAGGCTATAGCTCATGTGCAGCTCATAGATCAGCGCCGCGGCGACCATCGTATCGCGGAACGCCCGCGCCCGCCGGAACACGATCGCCGGCTTACCGCGCCGCGCCTCCGCCAGCCAATCCAGGTCATAGCCGAGGTTTTGACCGACAATCTCCCCGTCAAAGTCCTTGGCTTGGTCGGCGAGGTATTGCCAGGCCTGATCCGGGTTGTCGACGTTATCGCCGCCGAGGTGCGCCACCGGCATGTAATAGGCCGGGCCATCGTCGATCGCGAAACTGTAACCGGCGATATGGGAGGTGCTCGGCCGGCGCACGCCCGGCCCGAGCTCCCGCAGGTCCGGATCCTTCGTCTCTACGTCGACCGCTACACGCTTCGCCCCTTTCCAGCTAGGGAGCATGCTGAGCGCCGGAGGTGACCAAACACTCTCCGGCGCGAAAAGGCTCAATTGAAGGGTGGAGCCCTTCTTAAGTTGCTGGGCTTTGCTGAGGGCCATTTTCTTCCTTGTCAATAATCACTTCGAGTGCACCAAGCACCCAGAACAGATCCACCCGGCTCCAATTGGAGCACAGCTTCCGAATAACCTCGCGCTCCATATCACCCATCCCATAAGTAGCAAAAAAGCGCTCCAGATCCTCTGGCAGAGCCTCACCGCGCGCCATGCGGCCGGCCTTGGACCGCATGTCAATCAACTTCTCTACGTAATGCTTGGCCTTCTTGAGGTCTTGCAGCCCCCCCTTGTCGCGCCACCGTGCAATATACTTCGTGGCGCAGCCTTCCAGGTAGCCGATGCTTCCGCGCTCAATCAGGTCCCAATGCTGAAGGTCTCCGCCTTTGGCGTAATGATTTCCGCCGACCTGGGGATGTTTTTCGTGAAAGTCAGTCAAGTTGATGTCCCCATAACTTCAAGCACATCCTCCAAAGAATAGCCGCAATAACTTTGGCTAAGCTTATAGACAATGGCCATTACTGGCCCAGGTACTGCGTCAGTTTTCAGAAACCACTCGGTAAGTAATCCGCAGATATTTTCAAAACCCTTATTACCAAGCGCAACTTGCTCCCGGCAGAACAATAAACACTCCAGCTTATCGCAAGCCCAGAGCCAACTGTGGTCGTTGAAGGGGAGGTGGTCCATGCGCACGAAGAGCTTATTGCGCATGAACTCCGCCTCGATCTTGTCGTGGCAGGTGCCGAATTCATGCTCGGAACGCAGGATAGGGCTGGGCACGTCACCGGTGACCTGCTCCGCCATATCGTGCCACATCGCTGCCCTCAGCAAATCGAGGCTCGGGTTGGGGTGCAGGATCAGAAGTAGCGACACCACCCCAAAGGAGTGGTGTCCGACCGTCTGTTCGCCGATAATCTGCTTGGTGTGCCAGCGCTTGACGTGGCCACCATTACGGGTGAGCGCTATCCGGCTCAGCATGCTTCGGAGTATTGCGTTGCTCTGCACGTCGGGTGAGCCAGTCGGTGCATCCTCTGCGCCAGTCGGCGGCTGCACATTTGGAGATAACTTCGTTGGCGAGGTCATGATCTCTCTTGCGGTATGCTGCGTGGGCGTCCCTAATTGGAACAGCGACTTTGGTGAAAAATGGGTCGTCTAGGCCATCAGCCTTACTGGAACCGCCCGCCAGGAAAATGGCTAACTCCGAATCCCAAGTAGCTTGGGGGGAATTGACGAGAGAGTGGAGCTGCAGGCCGGGTAAATCGCTGTACGGGTTCCAGCGATGCTCTCCAGGCTGCGTCATAGCGAACCGCAGGCTCTGCTGTTCGACCCTAGCCTTGCGGTCATTCATGACCGTCTTATAGAAACCTTCGTAGACATGGATGTTGAAGCTGTTTTGAGCATACCAGCCCATCGGAACTCCGATATGGGCCGCAAGATATTCATGCAAAAAGGCCATGTGCACTGCGTTGGCTCCGAACGCGCCGAGCAACGCATCGTTCGATCGACAATTCACTTGCATACACAAATGGCCGTCACGCACGTTAAGATAGATCTGCGTATTGCAGGGAGTATCTTTCCCACCCTTGTCCGCCATATCAGCATCAATGATTGGATCCCACATTGAGATTACGGTGCGTCGGTCGGACGGATTGTCCCTAAGCCGGCTAATAGCCCAGGAGAGCTGGTCTTTGTCAGCAAAATGATGGCGCCACCTATGGCCATAAGCTCCATGCAAAGTCTTACCGTCGTCACTATAAGTGCGTAGCTGCTTCGCGTAATGCGCTGGAAAATCAACATCATTCCTCCCGGCTAGCATCCAAAGTGATTCCTGGAAGTGAAAAAATGGGTTAGCGTCCCGCTCTTCCCAAAATATCACTCGTTCCCAAGGACGCTCATAGAGAGTCGTCAGCGGGTATGGGTACACGAAAACGGGGCCGTTGCGGCTTTCTTCAGAGATGCTAGTTTCGAGGAGGGTGAGTAGAAAGGCAGGCAGAGCTGCGTGTACGTTACGAATGGGTAGGGTTGTTGGCACGGTAGCGTTCCCATCGAATTTTAAGAGCTCGGGCAAGGGTTTCTCGTGACTGAGCCTTACGCTCCTCACTTTGAGGCTTTCCTTTATTTGCCCTATTACGAGCGATGGTCATCTGGCGAAACGCTTCTTTGCGTTCCTCGCTCATTGGGGGTTGGGCTGCAGCTGTGGCCTTAATCTGCGCCCGTCGTTCCTCACTTAGCGAGATGCCTTTTCTTGCCCTATTGCGCTCAGCGTTGCCCTCATTGAACTTCTTCATTCTTTCTGAAAGTTGTTGCTTTAGCTCAGGAGAGTGATTGGGCTTACGTCCCTTGAATTGACGAGAAATTAGCTCTCGACGCGGGTCATCGGGTGCCCACTTTTTACCGCGTTGTTGACTGCCCAAATGTGCCAACTGATCCTTGGTCATGATACGGCCGGGCACACCCTCCCCACCATCCGTAGCATTCACCAGAACGCCAGTTCCTAGATCTTGGCGGCCATATTTTGCAATGAGTTCCTTCTCATGAGTACACGCTTCATCCCAAGAAGATTGGTCAAAAACTATATAGAGAACTCGGCCACCCTCACGCTCAATCTTCGCGCGGATACGCTCAGCCCACTTATTCGCTTTCTTAGCCTTGTATCGGCTACAACGGCCCACGCCCGCATAGAAGGGAATGCCGTTTGGGCGCACGAGCAGGTAGGAATAGACCTTCCCACTACGCAAGTTCCGAGGCACGGTACTTCCTTTTGAGCTTTTGTCCGGCTAGGCCGCGAAGGTACTTACTCAGCTCACAAAAACCCCATTCCACCGTATGGAGCGTCCAACGGGGCCAAGCCTGCGGCCAATAGCGCTCCTCCCGGGAAGCATACAGGAACTCAGTCATAATGCCAGTCATTACCCGACGATCTGCTTGAGCATGGCGGCGGTAGACCTGCCCATCGCCGTGGAGTAGCATGCCAATGCCCAGGGAGCAGCCTGGGCCGGGGTTGGTCCAGGTATCCAGGTCTCGCGCGGCGCGGAGAATGTGAGTGTGGGTAAGGTCGACCACCACTTCATTGGCGGTAAATTGACCAATATAGGGGAAAGTGCAGAGCAGTTCCCACAGGCTTTCCTGAGTGCAGAAGCCCCAATCGTTATTACGGATCCAGTCCATGATGGAGGCTTCGCGCATTTTGGCCTCACTGAGCTGATACAGCACGCCGTCTATTTTATTTAGTTTCGGCGCTGTTTTTATCATGTAAGCCCCTGTAACCACAGGGAAATTAGCTTCTGCGCGTTCAGTAAGCAGTCGCCGCCATTCCGGGAAATTATAGTCTTCGTTGAGCAGGAAGGGCTTGAGAATCTCGCCGGTCTCAACGCGATTGAAGGCACGGAAAGCGATCGTGGCCATGACCACGCGCGGTTCCATGCTCAGCTCGTTGCGGATATTTTCCCGGAACCAAGTCGTGGTGCGGTCGTCCTCGCGGAACACGTTGCAGAACCGCCACATGGCCAGCACCGGGTCGGTGGTCCAGGGGGCCGGTTGCCCTAACCGCCGCCGCAGCATAATGTGGTAACGCTCACGGGAGAAATCGAAGAAGCGCTGCAGGTGCGCTTCCGTTACAATAGCGTGCTTATTGCGGGCCACGGGGCTCACCTCTTGGGGCATTCTTCCAAGGCTTTACGGATACCCCAACATTCATCTAGGCAGTGTGCCAACCGCTGCACGCGCTCTTCGTTATTTACCCGTCGCCATGTTCGCGCTGAATCAGACTCGGCACGGCACCCGGCTTGGCACAGTTTCAGTACGCCGCGACCATATTGGCAATCCACGCCGATCTCCGGCCCGTCGAGGCGCTGGGCATGACTGGGCCCAGCGCCGAGGAGAAGAAGCGCGAGGGCTAGCTTATTCGTCGACTTTGTCATAGGTCGCTTCAAAGATATCCGGCTTGCAAGGATAGATCTCGCCCTTCACGCCGCGAATGATGAAGTCGCCAAAATCCGCCGTCATCACCCCCTCAAGAGTTTTGATGGACATGGAAAAGCCTGAACCGCCAATAGCAAAGTGGTAGCTCGCACGACCTTCCACTTCAGCCTGCTGAAGCCAATCCGGTGCACGTTCGCCGCTCTTGGTTCCCCAAGCCTCAACTTCCACCGCCTTCTTGCGATATTTCGCCATTACGCCGCCACCGCCTCCTTACGCAGCTCCAGCAGCTCCAGGACGGTCGGAACGCATTCCGCCCGGCTAATGCGCCGCACCGGTACGCCGGCCGCCTCGAGCTTACTACACGCCCGTATAACCTCGCCGTGCCGACGCACGGTGTTGTTCGTATTGAACTCCGGAGGTTGGCCCTTCCGCGCGCGCCGGTCCCTGACAGACTGCACGCAGGTCTCCACCGTTTCGGTAAGCTCCAGGACGGTGAAATCCTTCTTACCGAGCCAGTCCCACAGCCCGAGCACCTGCTTGGTGTCATGGCTGAGCAATAGCCCTTCGAAGATCACGTGTTGACCTTCGCTGTAGCGAGTCCGGATCAGTTCTGTGATGAAAGCATAAGAAGGTAATGTGTCCAGTCCGCCGCAATCTGCGCCATAGTGGCCGAGCACCGCCACGTCCGGATGACCCTTGAACTGACACAGATAGAACAGTGGGTTCTTGCGCTTTTTGCCGAACACGGCCGGGTCGGCCAGGAAGGGGTCAACGCTATCAGCCCGCTCCATAATGGAGCGGACCGCTGTGGACTTACCGGAGCCGCTAGTGCCCCGTATATTTACCAATTGGGGCATTACGCCGCGGCCTCCTCAGGAGCACCGTCCGTGCTGGCGGTGGCCGCCGCCTGCAGGCCGGCGACTTGCGCGTCGCCCTTCTTGAGTTCCTGCCATTCGCGAGCGAAGCGCGTGGAAGCTTCCACGAGCTGACCCATAATGGTCATAAACTCCTGGGTTTCCGGCTTCTGGAACATCGGGTCGCCGATGCGGCCCAGGGGGGTGGTCAGGTAAGCGGCCAGCGGCCGGGCGCGCGCATAAACCGGGCCAAGCTCAGCGGCGAGGCCGTTTTCCTCCCACAGCGTTTCCAGCCGACCCATCTGGCCGCTGTCCATGTAGAGGATAATCTCCGCCCGCCGTAGCATGTCCACGGTCACAGACTTGGAACGATGCAATGAGAGGTCCAGACCCTCATTTTCCATCGCCCAGTCGCGCACCTTCTTCGGGGAAGGTTTGGACCTTTCGTCCGCGGGCTTGAAGCCTGCGCAATGAACATCCGTAAGACCTGCCCGTTTCATCACTGCAACGGCCATAGGTGAACGGCAGATTGCTCCGTGGCAAAGTACCAGAACTGTCATTCGTCGATTCCTCTTTCATGCTTCGAACAAAACGCAACGTAGCCGCTTAAGCCAACGCAGCATGTGGATTATTGCTCCGGCGCATTGATTATCGCGCTAAGCCGCGCGCGGTGCTTCTCCCAAGCGTCCTCCGGCGAGGAGTAAGCCTCACCGCGGCGCTGACACGCGCAAATCGCCGCGCACTGCCGCATGGTGATCTCCACCGCGCCGGCCGCCACTGCTCGACTGCGCTTACTCATGGCAATGTCGTAATGGTTGCCGCTCGGAACCTGCTGAAACCAGCGTCGCTTCACGCCAATCTGATCCGCCATGGCGTGCAGCTCCGCTTCCGTATCGGCGATCATGTGCGACATCTTCATGCCGCGGTAGCGCCCCATCGGCATGGCGTACATGTCGTCGACGTAAACGGTCATTTTGGCAACGAGTCGCGCAACATTGCCGCACGTTCCTTTGCCGCCCGGATATAATCCACGTCAAGGCTTTCGCCATGAAGGTTGACCAGCCGATCGACCAGAAATTCGATCAGGGTTGGCGTGTCATTGATAGCCGTGCCGCCGCGAATCGCGCGCGCCATTTCGGAGCCGCGCAACGTCTCCGGAGTGGGCTCCCAACGGCGGAGAAAGCCATCGGCGTCTTCGGCATAAAAGACCTGAGCCGCCATCATTCGAAATTCGCCTATTCTTGCGTTATTCACCATTTTAGTGATCTCTCCCAAGCTTCATCGTCAAAACTGTTTTCTTCTATCGCTTTGATATTCCTAGCGATCTGCTCTTGCTCCAGCGACCCGTCATGGCAGGTCGCCCGGTAGCGGATTTCCAGGGCATGGTCGTAGGGCGGGAACTCCGGGAAGCCGGCCAACACGCCCTGGAACGGCTTGTGTGGCTTGAAGGTCTGATAGGGGTCTAAGGCGGAGGGCCGCAGTCCCCAAGTTGGGCAAAGCGCGCACAGCAGGTAGTGCTCGCACCAATCGAAGCAGTGGCTGAGCTCGTTGATGTCCAGCGTGCCCGAAAAGTGGCGGAACTCGATTGTCTCAGTTTCTCGCAGCTGGCGGATATTGACTGCGGCGCGCGCCTGGGCATGCCACATCGGGTTGCCCTTACTGTCCACGGGCACCTCCGCGCGGAAAAACTCCTCCACGGTGTGCGCCTCGATCATCTTCGCTGTGCGCTGCGGGGTCAAGACCGTCTGGTGGGACCGCTTACGGCGCTTATAGCGGCGCAGCGCACCCTGCCAGGAGAGCTCCGTGCCGTAGTCGTCGCCATTCGGGTAGGGAATGGGCTCAATGATCGGAAGCACAATCGGAAGCCAATGCGCGTTGTAGAGTGCAAGGCGCTTCAGCGCGCGGAGATCTTCTTTGAGGCCTGGAACCCGGATATGCAAATGTAGGTTGCTGCGGTAATTCACACGAGCACTAAGGTCCCACTCCAGGATCTGCAGCAGGCACCCCATCTGGCCAGAGATTGAATTGGTGGCCGGCGTGTTGATCTCACCACCATAACCATAGAGGCGGCCCTTGGGGTCATTGGCGATGCCGTTGCTATTGACGATCGTGACATCGCGGTCGTCCCACTTATAGCCGGCCGGTAGCGGCTTGCGCCGGTCGATGTCGGCGAGCTCGTGCTCCGCGCCGTATGTCCAGCCCTCGTGGGAAAACGCCATCGCCTCAGCCTCAATTCGTTGCTTCAGCAATCTTATACGCGGCCCAGCCGGCCCCGGCCGTGCCGTTCTTGCTGCCTCCGCTAGCGACGAAGATGTTCGGCATTACCTCTTCGACCAGGCATGGATCTTTCAAGCCACGAATGTAAGGACGTAAACCAACAATCTCGGTAGCATCCTCAGGGGGCATGTTCACAAATTTAGCACAACGCTCACGAGAAGCCGCAATACGTTCCGGGGTCAGTGAGCTCTGCTTTAGCGCAGTGCCATCGCCCGCCCATGTTTCATACGGTGCCCGGTTCAGGGCCACCAATTGCCGGTATGGAGCCCACGGAGCGATGCGTGGGCGACCATCCTCAGGGTCTTCGGTTTTCCACGTAAATGCCACACCAGCCTGAGCTGTTAAGTTATTGATTGTGCATAACTTCGAGCTCCACACGCCAGCAGCCACCACCACGCTTCTGGCATGGATAATGCGACCATCGCTGCACCGAACCCAAGGAGATTCACCAACACCGACTTCCACAACTTCGGCCGGCTCAAAACGCCCTGCTTTGAGAATGGCACGTGGTGCAACCCAATAGACGGAAATGCTCTTGGTGAAGCCTGCAACTAGAATACGAGCCTCTAGCTCATGGAGGCCGTAAAGCTCGTCCAATACGGAGAAAGCTTGGGCCATTTCCTTCTTAGACATCTTGCCCAACCACTGGGGTCTTACAATGCAAGCTGCCGGAGCTGAGCCCGAGAGAGGCTTCTCCGCGTCCAGTATCAACACGCTTTGACCTTGGCGGCGCAACCACAATCCAATAGTGGTACCAAAGATGCCGGCTCCCACAACGATGGTATCAAAATTGGTCATTTGCTTCCTCGATGGGAACGACTTCCCAGCCGACCTTCTTTGCGTTGAGCTTCCGCTTGTTCCCTGACCCTCTGGCGCTCTGAATCACTCCAGGTTCGAGGGGGTACTTTGCCCTCAACTTGCATGGCAATCATGCGTTCAGATGCAGCTTGGCGTTGTTCTTTGGATAGTGGTTTGCGGTCAGCCGATAGTTTACGGCCACGCTCTGGAAGCCCTTCCCATGTCGCTGCACGCCACGTTGGTGTGCCAAGGCGACCTTCTTTATGTGCTCGCTTCGCCGCCTCAGAACAACGGAGACGACCTTCAGGGGTCATGCCTTTCGGGCGGCGTACCACTTTGCCTAGATTGAAGAGAAATTCAGTTTGTTCCGCGTGGAAGCTCTCCCGATCCAGGAGCTGCTCTTTTTCGCAAGTTTCTACAATTTCAAAGGCAAAATTACCTTCCCCGAACACATTCCAGGCAAATTGAAGCACTTTGTTAACACAGATATTTTCCTGGAGAGTTCTGCGATGGTGCTTAAGGCGTTGCTCAATATCCAGCGCACTTCCGATATATGCATATCCTGAAGTGCAACAGCGTATTCGATACACGCCGCATATCTTCTGGCGTTTCATGCGGCCACCTTCTTCTCGGCGGGCAACTTGGGCATCGCGGCGCGGAAGAAGCCGGCCACCTCACTGACTTCCGCCCAGGGCAGCAGCCCTTCCCGGATCTCCCGGATGTCATTGTAGAGCGGATAGTGCCCGTTCATGTGGGACTTCCACTTGCACAATATTGATTCGACTTCCTGAAGTCCAATTGGCCGGTCGCCCACCGGTGGAGCTGGGTAATTGGAGAAATGCTCTTCTAAAGCTTCAAAAACTGCTTTCACGGCTTCCGGTTTTACTGAAGCTGTTTCGGGAAAACCATTGCGTTGCCGTACAAGACGTTCCGCAGCTTTGACAGGATCTGTGTAGATGGTGACATCATCATAATTGAACTCGACCCGACGCAGTTGTAGCCGGTCAATCATGTCCGCCAGCTTGAAGGCAATCCACCCTCCGAAGCCGCGGTGGGTGCGGACTCGCTCAGAGATATCAGCGAAGGTAGTGGGGTGGCCACGCTCACCGTCGGCCGCATATTGCCATATCACGTAATCCAGGAAGTGCTCAGGCTCTCTGTGGTAGCGGTCCCAAAGCGCCTTGCAGCTGTCCACCGCCTGAGCCCCACGCCAGTGCCGGCGCTCATGCCCGCGCGGCCACCGCTCACCGACCGGCGAGGGCTCCTCGTTCCAGGCCGCTACCATCAGCGCCTTAAAGAACGCCTCGCCTTCGAACTCGCTAAGGTAGCTAGCCACGCCGCAATGGTAGAGGCAGCTATAGGCGAGGATCCACCGCGAGAGGTGTTCCTGGCTGAGAACGTCGCCCTCCATCATGGTGTAGAGCGCGCAATAGACCGGGTCGAGGTCATTGCTCTGGATCAGGATTTTGCCGAATTCTTCAATGCTCAGGCGCTGGTGATTTTGCATTATCGCTTCCGCAGATGGTTGGTAGGGCTTCTTCAAGCTGATCAAGGTCGATATAACTGGTGAGAACAGCGATGAGCTGGTGGCGCGGGAGGTGCGCCAGGGCCGTGTCAATTTGCAATACAGCCTCGCAGCGCCGTCTCAGGAGAGGCTCAAGACTGGCCAGGAAATCGCTCATTTTTACCTCATATATTCACGCATCTCAGCCAATATCTCCCGACCAACATAAACCTGTTCTTGTTCGCCCGCCTCTGGCCAAGGCTTGTATTGCAACCCCTTAAACGCGACGGCCATTCCAGCAGCGACGGCCTCCAGCACGGCGCGTTCCCGTTCCACAGTGATACCCATGCGCTCGCAAAACTCCGGCAGGTCGTCGGTCGGCCATTCCGTGGGAAGGCCCAGCAGGCGTCTTAACTCCGGGAAATTGTCCACGCCGTCGCCGAGCTTACGCTGGGTCTTCATGTGTTCGACCATGCCTCGATAGGCGAGGCCAGGGCTCTGCAATTCCACCAATGCCAGGTAGCAATACAGCCCGCGACGAATGCCGTTCACCCGCCGCCAGTGCTTGGAGCCATCTTCCTCGTTGCGGGTAATGAGCTCAAAACCGAGCGTAGTGAGGTCGAGCGCGCCGGTATCGCCCATAGGCATTGGTCGGCCCGCGGCGACTTCCTTGGCCCCCTCTACCGCGAAGCGCTCTAGCACCTTCGCCCGGCCGGCCGCGCGCCGGCCTGAGGACTTCGTGCCATAGTTCTCCATAAGCAGCACAAGGTTCCAAGTCGCGCCCTGTAGCAGGCCAATATCGCCGGCCAGGATAATGCGGCGTCGCCAAGCCTGATAGGCACTGACGCCGGCCATGATCAGTAGAGTGAGGCCCATAGCCGGCCAGAGCCAATCGGCAGTGGGGGTAAAGCGCTCGAAGAACAAGTGCACAATTAGGATTGATAGTAGGGCGAGAATAACGGCCTCCACAACTACACGGTATTCTCGCTTGCGTATCACATTTTCCTCGCTATTGTACTTCCCCCTCCCGTCATAATGACATGAGCCAACGTGACCTTCTCATAGAAAAGGTGGTGCCGAGCTAGGGGTATCAGCCATTTCAGGTTCGGAATAACCGATAGTTCATAAATGTTCTGTGGGTACTGCACCGATAAATAGCGCACACGCGCTAAGGGCTCATCCGTTTGCTGCCGCGCATCCAGGAATGCTGTACCATCGCGCGCCGCAAAGAAATGCAAGAAGTGGGCACCATATTCAACGCAGGCAAATTCAGACCACTCCACGTCCACGCCGGCTTCCTCAATGCACTCCCGCCCCATAGCGGCGACCGGAGCCTCGCCAGGATAAATCTTCCCACCAATGCCATTAAGATAGCCAACCTGCCAAGCCGGCCGCTTTTTCTCAATTAACAACAAACTCTCTCCGTCCTCAGAAAACAAAAAACCGACCACAAAGTGATCGGCTTTTGCTGGAATTATTTCCGAGGAGGTTACGCCGTTCTCTGGGCTCTCCACGCATTCCACTCCTTCGTATCCATCAGGAAGATAATCTTATTGTCGCCTTCGCCTTCCTCACGGAGGGCATAGCCGATATAGGTGTGCAGCAGCCTCACAAGGCCATAAGCACGCGGCTCCAAGCGATAGGGCTTGTCGCCGTTGCGCTTATCCCAATCCGCGATCAGCTCTTCCACCTTACCGAGCGTTGCACCGGCCTTAAGCAGGTCGCGAGCCTCAGCACGCAGTGTACCCGGCTTCAATGCCTTAAGTTCGTCGCGCGGCGGGTAGTTGAACACCTTCTGGCGCTTTTTACGCTCCGGCGTCGTGACGAAGCGCGCTTTGACCTCAGCCTGGATCCGCTCCAAGCGCTTCAGGGCGACTTCCCGAGAAGCGAAGCGCGTGACTGGCGTAGCATCAACCATCTTGGCCAGACGGTTATACTGCTCGACGAGATCTTTATTGGAAACTGGAGCCTTAACGGCTGTACGGGTAAGTTCCTGCAGCATTTTATTCCCTCCTAGTGGGTTAAGGAACCACCCTCAACCACCGCAGAAGCAACTTTACTGCTGCCGGGCGCAGAAGTCAAGTCCTAGATTGTGTATAAACCACATCCTCACGATTCGTAGTTGCCGAAAAGCCTCTGTCCGGTGGGGTCGTGACGGGCAAGGCGATCAGGCGGCGGCCATGACTCTTATGAGCCTGGAGAGTAAACCCCAGTTGCGGCAGCTTTTTCCGCAGACGATACGTCATAGCGGACACCACCCTCACGGCCGAATTGGGCTCTTCTGCTCCGACATTTACCCACATCGCGAAGATGATTGCGTCCAAACTGACCCATTGGCCGGGCTTGACCAACAAACGCGCCAGCAACGTATATTCTGAAGGGGAGAGTTGAACTGACCTCGAGCCTCGGATAGCGCGCTTAGTGAAGCGGTCTGCAGTCAAGCCCACCACAGGCAGTGATTGACCGCAGCAAGGGCAGTGGCTTGGATTGATATAAGCCGGGCTCATCCCGTACCCCGCATCAGGCGTTCCATATCTGCTAGGGTGATTTCCGTCACGATGACCTTCACCTGAGGGTTCGGCTCAGGCTGCGGTTTCGGCTTAGCCGCGATAAAGTCGTAATCCACGAGGATTTCCTTGGTCGCTTCCACAATCTTACGGGTATTGCGCACCAAAGTGATTTTCCGGCGCACCTCTTCCAATTTTTGGGTAAGAAGGCCCGCAATGAAATCCTGCTTGCCCGGCGTCTTACGCTTCCAGCGCTTGACTACGCGGCGTATCTTTTTCTCTGCGCTGCGAATTGCATTGATCTCGTCGTCGAGTTCCTTGAGCTTTTGTTCGCACATTTCTATGCAAATCGCTTGCAAATTGTCGAAAGGGGTGAGGTTGTCGTTAAACACAACATACTGCACAACAGAGTTCAGGAACATCAGAACTTTGTTCTGAAACTCTTCTTCCTCGCTGGCTTTCGGCTGCGTTTCTCCGGTCTCGTCGTAGTGCGCCCGCTTCGTTTCATCCTTCAGCACATTATAGGCGAGCTGCAATTGTTGAAACTTTTGCTCGGAGCCGCCTTTATCAGGATGATGTACTTTAGCCAGGCGCATATAAGCAGCTCGAATAGCAGTAATGGGGGCTTTCGGATCCACGCCAAGGATTTCGTATAGATTCATGAGCCCCGCCCTCCAGAATAAGCTAAGGGCCGGACGTAAGCCGGCCCCCGTAACACGCTTATACAGGGTGTTGCAGCTCAAAACTCTCCCCTACAGGGCCGCGCTTTGAACTTGCAGGTATATTGCGGCGTCAATGTGTAGGGATCACGGTCGCAGAGGTAGCGTTTATCCCCAGCACGTGCTGGATTAGCGTAGCTGCGGTCCCAGCGCGATTCGACGTCAGAGACCCAGCCCAGCCGGGCATCCCGTTCTGCGCGCGGCCGGCCGATCTTCTTCTGGCCATGGCCAATCACATAAGGCTTGCACATAGCGCCACGCGGCTCGTCATAGCGCTGACTAACTGCATAACGCCGCCGCTGGGAGGCGTAGCGAGCCCGCTCGTCGGCGAGGGCACGCGCTTCCCGCCGTAGCCGGTCCCGGCGCTCCGTACGTCCCTCGTGCCGCTCTGCGGCTTCGTAGCGCCGCTGAAGACGCCGGTCCCTAGCTCGGGACGCCCGGTAGCGATCTTCCGCCTCCAACTCACGGAGCCGGCGTGTGCGCATTTTACGCGACATGAGCGCCATCTCGCGCTGTTCCGCCTGATCGCGCTTCCACAGTTGGTAGTCGCGCTGCAACTGGCGCTCGTAGCTCATAGAAGCGGGCTTCGGGGCGTAATAGTTGATGTTGGGACGGTAGTCAGAAGGGCCATCAGCGTTCGCGGGGGAGGGAAGAAGGAAAACAGAAAGCAACGCGAGGATGTATTTCATGATTGCAGCCTTAGAGTTCGTTACACCTTTAGGAAGGTGCTCGTAACTCTAAGGCATCTCAGCTTAAAAAGCTCCCCCTAGCCTTCAGATTTATTTCTGTTCGGAAGAAGGAAGTTGAATTCCTGAGTAATCACCATCTCGCCGGTGAAGATCTGACCGCCATTATCAACGTCTTTGATCTTACCGCCACCGACTGTATTGTCCAGTGCATTCTCCAGCATTTGCCGACCAAAGTGAGTCAACACGCCAGTGATGGGGTCATACAGCCGCGCTTCAATAGCGTTCCGCACATCTACTCGGGACGATTCTCTCACAGGTGCACCTCCGGCCGCTCGTCCTCGTCCGTCCAGCCGTGGAGCACTTCCCAATCGGTGGCGAGCATATCCCGCTGGGAAGCCAACCAGCCCATCTGGATAGAGCCATCCGCCGTGCACATAGTGAGGCAGGGCTGCACCCGCGCATAGCCACCGCGCCGCTCCGCATATTCGCGGTTCGCGCCCGACCAAAACTTCTCCGCGGGTAGCGATTCGGAGCCGGGCGAGTAGGCGATCCACATATTGCGGCCGTTCCAGCCGGTCCGGCGCGCGCGGAAGCCGAGCTCCAGGGCCGCGATCACGTCGCCGAAGCGCAAGGCTGAGCTCGACGAGAGCGCTGCAGCAGTTTCCTGGTAGGGGAGATTCAGGACGCTCGGGCTCGCCGCGGCCGGCTCAGCATGCTTCTTGGCCTGCCCGACCTGATACGGCATCCAGGTGCAGTGGTCGCGCCCATAGGGGCGGGCCTCGCCTTCCTGGATCAACGGCACAAAGCTCGCGGAGTGCGCCTGACCAATATGGTCGAGGTAGCCGACGGCAATATGGGTTTCATCGTGCACGTTGGCGACGAGGGCCGCGCAAGGCTTATTGCTGTCGCCATTGGCGGGATAGTACCAAACGACCCGGCCGACGGTCGGTTCAATTCTCATGCTGTAAATCCTTGTCCTGAGGGTCTTAGCTTCTTGAAGAGTACGCCCGCGCGCGCCGCAGCGACCAGCGGCGGCCGGCCCACGCCCTTCACCGCGCGGATGGCGGGCAGGTTCGCCCAATTGTAGCGGGAGTTGTCCGGCCAAGCGACCGAAGAGCCGCCTTTGGGCTCGGGTATCTTGAGTTGCCGCTTATGGTGCACGTTTCTTCTGAGTGTCAATGTGAAATTCTCCCACGTGTTTTCTGAGTAAGTCAACGCGGCACTCTGGTGGCTTGTGCCCAGGGCAGAGCGCGACGAGGTGGCCGGCGCGGCGCACCACCTCCGCCCGAACCACGACGGGCGGAATGCCATAAGTGAAGACGATGATGTGGCCGGCCTTTACGACGCGGCCGTCCTCATCCTTGATCTCGGGCATTGTAGGAACCAATCAACGGTTCAATGGCCTGGAGAAGAGCCGCTTCTGTACGGCCACCCTTCTTGATATGCGCGCCATATTGGCGGGCCGTCTCCAGAACGTCGGCGGCCGTCACGGTAAAGGTATCGTTGATCCACTCATTCAGCTCTTTGAGCTTGGCTTCGTCCATTGCGGCCCCCTAGACGCAAAAAAGGCTCAGGTTGTTTAACCTGAGCCTTCGCATTGAGATGTGTCAGAACTTAGTCGAGGCCGACTTCCTTGCCGCCGACCTTGAACAGCAGGCCGCCCATAACTTCAAGCTTGCCGGGGTCAGCGTTCAGCTCGTCCCAGCAAGGATCGCTTGCGCCACTCTTACCGGACCAAGTCTTGTCGTCGAACACGGTATACCGGCCGGCGATGCGCAGATAGGCGTTGTCGCTGATGGAAGTCAGGCGCGATTCCAGGCCAACTTCGCCGAAGAAGCCAGAGAAGGTCTCCTCCTGGGTTGGGTTGCCGATGATGTTGATGTCAACATCAACTTCGCGGTAGCCACCCGCCACGTAAAGCAGGTTGTTGCTGTTCAGCAGCTTGCCGATGCGAATCGCGCCACCCCAACCGAACTGCTCCTCGACGGAAGCGACTTCGCCAACACCGCCGATATTGAAAGTGGTTTCGCTGCCGGACATACCGACAAAACCGTACACGCCGACCACAAACTGGCCAATTTGCTTGTCCGCACCGAGCTGCAGCTCACCGAACAGGCCCTCGCCACCGAGGCCATCGACCTTGCCCTTGTTATATCCGGGCGAACCATCGCCGTAGACATGGTCCAGGCTCAGCTCGGTATTGCTGATGCCATAACCGCCGAACGCGCCAAGCCAGATGCCGGTCCACGATTTCTCGGAAGCCGTCTCGATTTTGACTTCCTTGACGTTGGAACCGGCCTTGCGGTCATAGGCGTCGGCCGCGACGACCGCACTGCCGCTGAGCAGCAGTGCGGCAAAGCCGCCCAGAATTGAATTCTTCATGAGATTACTCTCTCCGTTGTATCAATCACCGCGCCACCCCCCATCAATGACGCGGCGCAGGCGTTAGGCGACCTTAATGCTGCGACTCACGAGTCGGTGTGCTGGATAGTGTTGGTTTTAGCGTGGCAATGGAGGCTTAGTTGCTAATCGGCAACGCAAAAGGTCGCCCCGAGGTACCAGGGCGACCTTAAGAGTTCGCAGGGCCAGAAGACCTACAGCGTAGATCTCACCCCTACCTCCGTCAAGCGCATTCCCTCTGGCCGTCCGGGCCAATGGTACAGGCCATTCCGCCCTCTTCGGCCGGCTCAGCCTTTCCCATCAGGATGCCCATCTTCTTCCCCGACGGCCGGAAGGTGGTGCAGCTCTTGCAGCCCGCCTGATAGCTCTGCAGGTAGATGTCCTGGAACTGCTCCCAGGTCACTTCCTTGCCGACATTGATAGTCTTGCTCACAGATTGGTCTACCGACTTACTAACCGCGGTCAATACGTCGATATGCTGCTGGAGAGAAACCTCTTCCATTTTCCGGCCCTTGACCCCTAACTGGCCATAGGCGTAGTCCGTCACCGCGGTCCGGACCGGCTCCGACGAACCGGGGAAGCGGATGAAGCGTTCGCCCTCGTGCTCGAAGACCGGCTCCAGGCCCGAGCTCACGTTATCCATGGTGAGAGAGATGGTGCCCGTGGGGGCGATGGAGATCAGGTGCGAGTTACGAATCCCGTGGCGTTCGATCAGCGCTTGGACATCACCATCGAGTTCCGCGAAGTGACGTGATTTTCGGAACTTAGCGAAGTCGAAGAGGGGGAAGGCACCACGCTCCTTAGCCAGCTTCGCGCTGGCGCGATACGCCTCGTTGCGCATCACCATGGTCACCCGCGCGGAAAACTCCACGAACTCCGGCGTGCCATACGCCCAACCTTGCGCTTCGCCCGCGTTGGCGAGGCCCGTGAAGCCCAGGCCGATACGGCGCTTGGACTTCATCTCCTGCTCTTGCATGTAGAGCGGATAAGTGGTCACGTCGATGACGTTGTCCATGGCCCGGACCGCGACCGGGATATCCTCCACGAACTGATCCCAATCAAACGAATAGACCCGGCCGGTGACGCCATTACCGCCGATCGCGATGTCGCTCAGCATCGCGGGCTTCAGGTACTTCGCCAGGTTGTGCGAGCCCAGCAGGCAGGAGCCGAAGGCCGGCAGCGGCACTTCACCGCAAGGGTTGGAGCCGATGATCTCTTCGCAGTAGCGCAGGTTGTTGTCCTGATTGATGCGGTCAATGAAGAACACGCCGGGATCGCCCCAATCCCAGGTGGAGCGCATCATCGTCTCCCACAGCTCCTCCGGGTCAACATGGCCATAAGACTGCCCGCCATGACGCAGCTCAAACGGCCGTTTGGCGGCGAGGCATTCCATAAATTCGTCGGTGACTTGCACGGACAGATTGAAGCGGGTCAGGTAGTTGGGGTTGCCCTGCTTACAGCGGATAAATTCCAGGATATCCGGATGGTCGATGCGCATCATCCCCATTTGCGCGCCGCGCCGCTCGCCGGAGCTGGAGATGGTGCCGCCCGCGGCGTCGAACATCTCAATGAAGCGCACCGGGCCGCAGCTATGCGAGCCGAGCTTCTTGATCAGCGCGCCGTTGGGCCGTAGCTGGGAGAAATTGTAGCCGATACCGCCGCCCATGCGGAGCGTGGCCATCGCTTCCGTGAGCCGCTTCATGATTGAGCCGTCGCCTTCCAGCAGGCTGTCCTCGATCACGCCGGAGTGGTAGCAGTTGAGCAGCGTGACGTTTTTCGCCGCGCCCGCGCCCGACCAGATGCGCCCGGCCGGCGACCAGCGCATGGCCCCCATCATCTCACGCAGCTCGCCGTAGTGAACAGAGCCATCCGAGATCGCGGAGGCAACGCGACCGGTGGCTTCTCGGTAGGATTCATGCCGACCGCGGTATTTGGCTGCATGAACCGCGTCGGCGGCCGGCGTAACCGGCCCGAACTTCATGTGTTCCATTTTTGTGGATATTCCCCGTATTTACGCTAGTGGTAGCGCTATTTTACCTTACGGGGGGCTAATTGTAGTGGGTAAATTCGCCGCGGTGGGCTATATTGCACACGTCACAACGTGATCACGTTGTGACGTGATGGGGGCCGAGAGGAGGAATCGAACCTCCGATTTCCAAGAGGGCTCGAACCTCCTCAGTAAGCGATCGCTTTCTAGACAGGAAAGCAAGCGATTGCTTACTGTTGCAACCCGCATCTCGGCATAGGGGGAGCGTTGGGGGCGGGAATCGAACCCGCGGCGCTATCGCAGGCCTCACGCAGTGTATCAGCCTGGAGATTTAAGACACCGGATGCGTCCGGCCGCTCTCCCACTGAGCTACCCCAACAAAAGGGGAGGGTACTAGGTTAGGATGCCTCCACCCCGTTCCCAACTCCTCCAACGCACGAGCTAGAGTGCACAACCGGCTCGCCGCCTAACCGGATGCTTGCGCAGGGCCGGAATGGGAATTGGTTTCCAGGGATGGGATCGAACCACCGACCAACGCATTAACAGTGCGCCGCTACTACCACTGAGCTACCTCGAAAGCAATAAAGGTGGGAAGACTTACGTCCTTACCCCAAAACGATGCAACCGTCAGGGGCAAAATCAGCTCACATAGGTCTAATCTTACGAGCACATCATAGTTGCACATATTTCGCTCGCCTGGATGCCTACCGCTTGTTGCCGAGGGGCTTTTCCCGGTTACTTGGTACCAGTTTTCCGGGGGTTTTGCCCTTCCCACCCAAGAAGAGCTTAGCTTATTCGACCTCAGTCGGCTCTCCCCGAACCTTTTCTGCGGAGGTATTCTTTCACCAAGGCATGGGCATTTTGCTTCTTCGTGCCCATTGCCTCAGCCGCTAGGCTATAGCTGCCCAACTTTTGGTACAAGGTATATGCCTCAGTCATGCGGCGCGTTGCCATCTTCAGAGGAAGCCCCGGACCTTGGGGGTGGGCAGGATTATAGCGGAAGCCGGCCGGCCAAATGAAGCTCAATCCCCGACGCAACACCTCTACGCCCAGGGCAGTCAGTTTATAGGCTCCCGAGGATTGCACGATCATGCCGTGCTGCTCGTAACTTGCGAGCCGCTGCGTCAACGACGCCCCGCGCCAGGGGCAAGTCGGTTCAAATTGAATGCGCGTCCGCCCGATAACGGGGCTCAGCCGCTTAAGAACATCAATATCAGTGGAGTCATAATAGGGAAGCTGCATGGAAAGCCTGTCAAATTGGTGGAGATGACGGGAATCGAACCCGCTTAATAAGCACACAACACCCAAGCCTTACGACAATTGTGCTGCCCCATCTGTTGCGCGTGCCGCTTACCGAAGAGATTCAGATGGACTTGCGTAGCCTATTGGCTTTTCACCTTACTGGTTCCACGCACCAGCGCCATGCCAATGGCGTCATCCCCATAAGGGAACGTGAGCGGCACGCCACGGACTAGAACCGGCGCGTCCGCAACTGTTGGCCTAGCGACACCCTCCCCGGCCTTGTCGGATCATGGGGGCCAGCGCGCTCCTTATCCGCTGGATTACCTAGTGGCCGCTCACGTTCATTGCTCGACCTGGTAGATGCCCAAATGAGTTAGCACCTGCCCGCATTAGCTACCTTACGGGCCTGGGAACTCTATACGTTTCCCATAGAGGGCTGGCGACAGTTTTTACCGAGCGCTCCGCCGTCCCCTTTCCCGTAAGGCAACACCAATATAGGTGCCCGCCCGGCGAGCGTAAATGCTTAACCTGGGGGCGCGGTGGGCTAACCCACCGCGCCCTACAAGGCCCCAGCCTACCAATTAAGCCGAATATTAAGCTTTTCAACGAACAAACCCACAC